TTGAAAGAGTATCACCAGTTAAAGTAATACCAGTTCCTGCGGTAAGATTTGTATCATCACCAATATCGATTGTATTTCTTGTTATTACTTGTCCACTTATTGTAATATAATCTGGTGTACCTGAAAGTGTTACATCGGTTGAGTTATCTGTTCCAGCAGCATCTACTCCTAAATTACTCCTTGCTCCTGCTGCGGTTGTTGCACCAGTACCACCTTTATTTACTGCTAAAGTACCAGTTGTTGAACCGATTGAAATTTGTGCTGAACCTGAAACAACACCACCAATTAGTTCAGCAGAGAGAGTATCTCCACTTAATATCATATTAACTTCATCAGTATCAGAAACTGCTAAGTTTGTATCAGATGAAATGTCAACAGAAGTTAAATATGAGGATGTTGCTGCGTTTAATGATGTATTTGCGTTACTTGCGGTAAATGCATTTAAGGAATCATTCTTATAATCTGAATCTACATTTAAAGTTCTTGTAGATGCAATTGTACCACCACCATTAAGACCAGTTCCTGCAGTAATTGAAACTGATGAGTGGTCTATGTGTTCATTTGCAACAAAACCAGTTGTTGAATCATGTGAGATTTGAGCAGAACCTGTTACTACTCCTACTCCACCAAATAAAGTTTCATCAGTTATAGAACCACCTAAAGAAACAGATGTTCCACTTATAGTAATAGCACTATTTGATAATTTACCATTTGCAATAGAACCAGCCAACTGAGAGTTTGTAATCGTACCACTTAAATTAGAAGTTGCGTAACCAGTTGCATCCGATAAATCAAATGCCGGTGTTGCATCAGTATCACCTAATGAGAAACTAATACCACCAATACTAATACTTGAATTTGCTAATTTAGAATTTGCTATTGAACCTGCTAAATCTGCATTTGTAATAGAACCTGATTGGATTCCACTACCACCAGTCACAGTTTCTAAAGATACTTGAGAAGAACCAGATATAGTTCCACTTGGTAAAATTGCTTGAACATTACCAGTTGTTACAGTACCTACTGTTGTAATTGCTGATTGTAAAAAGTGTTCTCCTGCAACAAAGTTTGTAGTTGCATCATGGTCTACTTGAGAAGAACCACTTATAACACTATCACTTACTGTAAATGTTATTGTTTCATCTGAACTTTGGTTAAGAGTAATTGAACCACCACCATCTAATCCAGCTCCTGCAGTAAGTGTAATTGTATTATTATTAGCAGATGTTAGACCAGTTAATCCACTACCATCTCCAATGAATGAACCAGTAAATGAACCAGAGTAATTTACTGCTGGTTGCACATTTTGGTTGACACCACTTGAGTTTAAAGTTAGTGTTTCAAGGGTACCATTGACAACTTGTAATGTTATCAAATTACCATTTTCATCTGATGGGAACCTTAGTGAACCTGATACTATGGGGTTATGTATAATCATTTTTAATTTCTTCCTTTATCTTATATAAATATAAACATTTTTTTATCTAACAACATATTAGAAAGTTTCTCCATCTACTTGGGATATAACTGTTGCTGCTGCAGTACCAGTCACATCTCCACTTAGTGATACTTGTGCAGAACCACTAAACACTCCTAATTCATTAACTTCATTTACAACAAGGTCATCTAAATTAGTAATCTGATTTGCATCTACTGAACCACTTACAATGTGTCCACCTTTTGCAACAACTATAAAACCACTATCGTTTGCTGATAATACTACTTGTGCAACATTTGGACTGGTTAAGTTTACTTCTGATGGTATAATCATACTATCACTTGAATCATAAACTGATACCATTATATTTTTACTATTAAAATTGTGAGTTACATTTATTGTATCGGTATTTGCAAATGATGCAGTAACAGTTGCATTTTCAGATATTTCTGCTGTAATATTAGAAAGACCAGAACCATCACCTTTAAAAGCACTTGCAGTTATTGAACCAGTTATATTTAAAGAACCACTTAAGGTACCTGAATGGTCAAGTGTTACAAATTCTTTTATGTTATCACCAACTGCTGAACCTGATTTTCTAAGAAATACTTTCCCATCATTAACATTTATTGCTAATTCACCAACAGATAAATTAGAAGTAGTAGGTTTCCCACTTGGAGTAGTACTTCTTTTTAATTTAATGATTTGTGCCATTTGGTGGTATCCTATTTATTTTTTAATTCTTCAACTTCTTTGGATAACTCTTTGATACCTTCTATTAATAGTGAAACAAGTTTTTCGTATTTTACTGCTTTATAACCACTTTCTCGTGTTTCAACCAATTCAGGTAAGATATTTTCAATCTCTTGAGCAATTACTCCATAATCTTTACCTTTATAAATATTTTGTTTTTCTTCGTCCCATACAAAACTATTACCAGAAATCTGATTTATTTTTTCTAATGGATTAGAAATTGGTTGTATATTATTTTTTAATCTTTCATCTGAAGATGCATATGCTACAACATCTTCTCCAACATTTAATGTTTTAGCAATACCAACACCACCATCTACAATTAAGGCACCTGTTGTTTTAGAAGTTGATTGTGCGGTTGCATCTATGTTAACTGCCGATGAGAATGATTTAAGACCTGTAAATGTTTGTGTACCACTTAGATGTGCAGTATTATTTGATAAGTAAGCATCATCTATAGCAGTTCCTTGCCAAGTACCAGTTGAAATAGTACCTAAAGTTGTAATGTTAGATGAACCAGCCCAAGTTGATAGTGCTGTGTTTTCAACATTTCCTAAACCAACATCACCTTTTGTTGTTGATTGTGCTCTTAATCCACTATATGTTCCATTTACTAATGCAATTTGTACTTCAGAACCTAGTGCTCCTGCTTTCCAATAATCATTTGTAGCATCCCAAAGTAAAGAACCACTTACAGTATTACCACCAGTCGCATCTTTTACATATATACCACCTGTTGTTGCAGAACCACCAAAGTTAAGTTCTAATATATTATCACCAATATTTACATTATTAGTAGAAGTATATGTAGTTGTTCCAGCTACATCTAAATCTCCACTAATAGTTACATTATTTGAGAATGTTTGGTTACCTGCGTGTGTTGAACCACTTAATACACCTTCAGCATCTAATTTTGTTTTTACTCTTGCATCTGTGTAGTAAAGATTTGATGAACCTTCAGATAAATCCTCTGTATCAAATCCACTAAGTGATACTTGAGATGAACCACTAATTACACCAGTACCACCAAATAATGTTTCATCAGTAATACTTCCACCTAATGAAACTGAAGTTCCACTAATTGTGATTGCAGAATTTGCTAATTTTGCATTTGCAATTGAACCAGCTAATTGTGAATTAGCAATATTTGTTATTTGAGATGAACCAGAAACTACTCCACCTATTAATTCAGCAGAGATAGTATCACCAGTTAAAATCATATTAACTTCTGATGTATCTGAAACTGCTAAGTTTGTTTGTGATGAAATATCAACAGTACCTGCAGCTGCACCTAAACTAATTTGACCTGAACCAGAAACTACTCCACCAATTGCGTGAGCAGTAATTGTATTAGTACTTCTTACTAAGTTAATAGTACTTGTATCGTTAAATGTTAATGGGTTTTCATGTGATTCTCCTTCAAGAGTATCTAATCTACCATCGATACTATTTGAATCAACGATGTATATTGGGCCACCCATACTACCATGTGCAGTACATTGATAATAAAGAGTTTCAGGTGCGTTCATTGGAACATCAAAGAATAATGTTGTTCCATTACCAGCATCTTGATTTGTTACACCATTGTTATATTGTGTACCTGCTGAACCATTTGCAGTTGATTGAATTCTAAATGGATGTCCACCTGAATTATTTGTAAATTTATATTGTTGTCCTCTTACTAAGTAAAGAGATGGGTCACTTGAACCTGTTAAATGACCAGGGCCTGTAAAGGTGTAATGAGATGAACCAACTGCACCTAATATCCATTCAGCAGTATAAGTTGATAATGATGCAGTTTCTGCGAATGAGGCAGAAGTTGCAACACCAGTTGCTGATGCTAGATTTATTTGTGATGAACCAGAAACAACTCCATTTGTAGCTGCTATTGAACCTTTTAAAGTTGTTGCTTCAACTTCAAGTATTCCATCTAAATATGTACCTGTTTTAAAAGATATGGTATCATCACCAACATTTGGATGAATAGTACTTGTTGCAACAACAGATGCAGTTATATCACCAGTTCCAAAGTTTACATCTTTATTTACTAAATGAGCTACGGTCTGAGATGAACCACTAACAATTCCAGCTGGTACTGAAGTTATATCACTATAATCTACTGAACCAGAAGATGTTAAATACGAACCAGTTGCAGATGCTAATTGGTCTAATCTTGTATTTTGAGTTGTGTTAGTTGTATCGTTTGATGCAGTATATGAGTTAAGTGATGTGATTACTGTTTGGTCATCATATGAACCAGTATTTGATTCAATTTGTCCAACTCTTTGTTCTAATGAAGAAGTTGTAGAGTGAATATTTGAAATATTAATAGCATTACTTGCAGTGTATGAGTTTAGTGAACCTAATCTATTATCCACACCTTCTACAAAGTGTGTTGAACCAGTATCTAATGTTATACTTCTGCTTACATTAATTGTTCCACCACCACTTAAACCTTGTCCACTACCAATTGTAATTGTAGAGTGGTCAATGTGTTCATTTGCTACGAAGTTTGTAGTTGCATCGTGGTCAATTTGTGATGAACCAGTAACTACACCCATTCCAATTGTTCTTAATACTGTACCATCTACATCTATCGTACCACTACCATAAGCAATACCATTTCCACCATCTAAATAATTATCAACTCTTGCTCTGAATGTTGCAGATTGAGTATATTCATTTAAAGATGTATTTGCATTACTTGATGTAAATGCGTTTAATGATGTATTAGCGTTTGATGCAGTAAATGCATTTAACGAAGTAATAACAGTTTGGTCATCGTATGAGCCAGTATTTGATTCTATTTGTCCTACTCTTTGTTCTAGTGATGAGGTTGTGGAATGAATATTTGTAATATTAATATCATTAGAAGCCGTGTATGCATTTAATGAACCTAGTTCAACAGCTCCACCTGCAATATTAGTTACACCAGTTATAAAGTGTGATGAACCAGTATTTAATGTAAGAGTTGCAGAACCAGTTTGTGCTCCACCACTCATACCTAAACCTGGAAGTACTTCAGTAATATCACCAGAACCTGCTTCGATGATTTGAGCATCAATATAATTTTTTGTTGCTTGTGCAGTACCAATAACTTGTGAGTTACCATCTGCAATAGAGTTTGAATAATGTAGGAATGCTGAAGTTCCTAATTCTCTTGTTCCTAATAAGTTTGAAGAACTGATAAATAGAGCACTATACTCACCACTATCTACTTCTGTTACTGAAGTTAATGATAATCCATTGAAACTTGGTGAATCAGCAGATTGTAAACCAGTATCTACATCAGTATTTACTCCATTGATTGTAGCTCTTACTGTACCTTGTGATGGAGAACTGAATGCTGAACTGCTTAACACACCGTCTCCTAGTTTTGATAAGAATGTACCACTTAATTGTGCAGAACCCGATACAACCCCTCCAGTCAAGTTAGCAGAGAGAGTATCACCTGTTAATATCATATCAACATTAGTTGTATCCGAAACCGCTAAATTTGTATCAGTAGATATATCAACACTTGTTAGGTAAGAACCAGTTTCTGATGCAAGTTGATTTAATCTAGTATCTTGTAAAGCCTGTTCAGTTGTAATTGAACCAGTTTCAGTTGAAAGTTGGTCTAATCTTGTATTTTGTGTTGTATTAGTTGTATCATTTGATGCAGTATATGAATTTAATGAAGTTATATTTGTATGTGATAAATCCGAAATTTGAGATTCAGTAATTGTAATTTGTGAAGAACCACTAATTACTCCTCTTGCATCTAAAGATGAACTAAATCTTGTTTCAGTCCAATATAAATTTGTTCCTTCTGTTAAATTTGATGTCGTTGCAGTTCCTAAGAATGAACCAGAGTGTGCAACTTCATTAGTCATTTTTTGTTTTACTCTAGCATCTGTATAATATTTATTTGTTGCCTCAGTTACTTGGTCTGTATCAATACCTGTAAGTTCTCCACCTTCTCCTTTAAATCCTACCGATGAACTTACTTTTGCATCTAATACAAATTGAGATGTATTGTGGTCCCATTTTAATGATTTTCCTGCTCCATCAATTTCTAAACCTGCTCCATCTGCTGCTGCGGAATCTGCAGAACCACTTGCAACTGTAATTAATTTATCTTCAATTCTTAATTCTGTTGAAGAAATTTCAGTTGAAGAACCTAATACAGTCAAATCACCAGTAATTGTCATATTACCAGTAAATGAACCAGTATTAAATGTTACATTTGATGTTGTTGATAAATCTTGATTAATTGTATCAAGATTTGCTTTATTAGAATGTGAATGTGAAGCATTACTTAAAAAATCTAATCTACTTTCAAATGATGCAGTTGTGGAATGAATATTAGTAATATTAATATCATTTGAAGAAGTATATGAATTTAGTGATGTATTTCCATTACTTGCAGTGAATGTGTTTAAAGATGTATTTTCATTCGATGAAGTAAATGAATGAATATTTGAAATATTAATATCATTTGATGCAGTATATGAATTTAATGAAGTAGTTGAATCAGATGATGATATAAATCCAAAATCAGTAATTTGTTCGGAACTACTTATTATATCACTTCCCCCAAGAATTTGAATTGAACCACTAACGATTCCAGCGGGTACTGAAGTTATATCACTATAATCTACCGAACCAGTTGATGTTAAATATGAACCAGTTGCAGATGCAAGTTGATTTAATCTTGTATCTTGTAAAGCTTGTTCTGTTGATATAGAACCAGTTTCAGTTGAAAGTTGGTCTAATCTTGTATCTTGATTTGCTTGTTCTGTGGAAATAGAACCCGTCTCTGTGGATAATTGGTCTAATCGTGAATTTTGTGTTGTATTAGTTGTATCATTTGATGCAGTATAAGAATTTACAGATGTTAAAACATCAGTAATTTGTTCTGAACCAGATACTACACTATCACCTAATACTTTAAGGAATCCTAAATCATCTACTTGTTGTGATGAAGAAAGTAAACCAGAACCTGGGAATGAAACATTTTGAATAGATGCAGAAACAGCATATAAGTTTGCCCATCTTTTAGTATCTGAACCTAAATCAAAAGCATCGTTATTGTTTGGAATTAGAGATGAACTTAGTTCTGCTGATATAACAATATTATCTGCTATATTATCACCTAAATATAAGTTTCCACCTATTGTTAAATCTTGTGTTACTTCTATACTACCTGAAACTACAACATTACCATCATTTTCACCTATCTTTAATAAAGTGATATTTGAAGAACCATCACCAACTTGTAGTGTATCACTATCTGTGTTAAAAAACGGTTCTGCTAACTGAGGTGATGTAAATGAGGTACCTCTCCTAAATTTTAATGTTGCCATCTATTATATGTTCCTTTTATATTACTAATAAATATGTTTGACCAAAATTTTGGGTTCTTTATATATTAATATTCCACCTATATAAATATAAAAAAATAAAAAGTATAAAAAAAAATCCCCCAACTTACGAAGGGGGATTGTTTTATTTAGTAAATTCTTATTAGAATGTGCCTCCATCAACCTCGTTACTTGCAACGAATGATGAACCATTCCATTGAATTAAATCGCCATCAGTAGATGCCGCAACAGATTCAATAGATTTATCTGCATTGAAGAATGCAAATCCACTTGCTGTTGCTCCATTAACTCTTAATTCCGCAGTACCTGTTATAGTTACATTAGTACCATCATCAGAAACTAAAGAGTCAACTAATAATCCACTAGCATTTGCTTTAAGAACTCTGTTAGAAGTTGGAGAAGCGTTTAATCTCGCAAATTCTTTTTCAGAACTTAATGCACCACCTTGCCAAGCATCAGTTGCTGAATCCCAAATTAATGAACCACTAGCAGTTGTACCATCGACATCAGTTACTAATAAACCTGCATCTCCAGCACCTCTTGCGTAGTTAAGTTCTAAGATTCTATCACCAATTGTTACTGAAGTTGAATCAACAGTAGTCGTTGTACCTTCTACTGTAAGGTTACCACCAACTGTAAGGTTGTTTCCAACTGTTACATTATTAGGTAATCCTATTGTTACTGTTTGGCCAGAAACCGAAGTTTCAATTTCATTAGTTGTACCAGCGATTGTTAAATCTTGTGTTTTAAGTGCAACAGTTCCATTACCAGATGAACCACTAATATCTAATGTACTAGCAATACCAGTTAAACTTGAACCATCACCACTAAATGAACCAGTAAACTCAGTATCTCCAGCAGTGTTACCAAAGTCATCACCACTTACTCTTCCAGTACCGAAATCAGTTGCCTGATTTGATAATGCAGATACTACTTGTGCAGAACCAGTTATTACACCAACTCCACCGAATAAAGTTTCATCTGTTATTGAACTACCTAATGATACTGAAGTACCACTAATAGTTATTGCAGAGTTTGATAATTTTGCATTTGCAATTGAACCTGCTAACATTGCATTTGTTATACCTAATGCCTTTACTCTTAATGTATCAGAATTGGTTTCGATTGATGAATCATCAACTTGTACTGCTAATGTTACATCACCAGTTGTACCACCACCACTTAAACCATCTCCAGCGGTTACTGATGTAATATCACCACCACCTTCTACATTTAATCTATTATTTGAAACTGAGATATTATCACCTGCGATAACACCTAAGAAATCAGCGATTGCTTCTCTCTTAACACCACTATCAGTTGCATCAAAGAATACAAGTGAATCTGGTGAAGAACCTGTATCGAAAGCAGCATCTGATATTCCAGCTGCGGTTAAGTATGAACCAGTTGCTGAGTTAAGAGATGTATTTGCATTACTTGCAGTAAACGCATTTAAAGAAGCGTTTAGTACTTCATCATCTAAATATGTTTTATCAATTGCAGTTCCATTCCAAGTACCAGTTGATATAGTACCTAAAGTTGTGATAGAACTAGCACCTGTAAAGCCAGTTTTATCAGCACTTTGTAATACTACTTGACCAGAACCTGAAACAACTCCACCGATTAGTTCAGCAGAGATAGTATCACCAGTTAAAATCATATTAACTTCAGTAGTGTCTGAAACTGCTAAATTCGTATCAGATGAAATATCAACAGTTGTTAGGTAAGAACCAGTTGCTGAGTTAAGTGAAGCTAAAATATCTAAAACTTGAGATGAACCAGAAACTACTCCATCACCATTTGCTAATAATACATTTGATTCTGAACCTAATTTTCCTGCTGTCCATCTATCGTTTGTTGCATTCCATAAGAATGAACCAGATACAGTTGAACCACCAGTTGCATCTTTTGTTAAAATACCACTTGTATTTGCAGAACCACCATAGTTAAGTTCTAAAATGTTATCTCCGATTGTTACGGTTGTAGAATCAACTTGAGTTGTTGTTCCTTCTACTGTAAGGTTACCAGTTACAGTTACATTACCACCAAGTGTTGGGTTTGTTGGTATTCCAATTGTTACTGTTTGACCTGATACTGAAGTTTCAATTTCATTTGCCGTACCAGTTATTGTTAAATCTTGTGTTTTTAAAGCTACTGTTCCATTACCAGATGAACCACTAATATCTAATGTACTTGCTACACCAGTAAGAGCAGAACCATCACCAATGAATGAACCAGTAAAATCAGATGTTCCAGCTGCATCACCAAAATCTTCACCACTTACTCTACCAGTACCAAAATCAGTAGCAACATTTAGTAATTGTGCCGAACCAGATATTGTACCTGTTCCTTTTGCTATATTTGCAAAAGTAACTGAACCACCTAAATCAGTTGAGTTACCAGCAATTGTAATAGAGTTGTTTGCTATACTTGCTCCATCTACTTGAGCTGAACCAGATACTACACCAGTTCCACCAAATAGAGTTTCATCAGTAATTGCAGCTCCAAGAGATACAGATGTTCCACTAATTGTTATTGCTGAATTTGCTAACTTTGCATTAGCAATTGAACCAGCTAATTGTGAATTTGCTATGTTTGTTATTTGTGCTGAACCAGTAACTACACCTGTTCCTCCGAATAAAGTTTCGTCAGTTATTGCACCACCTAAAGTTACCGATGTTCCACTAATTGTAATTGCATCTTCTGCTAATTTAGCAATTGGTATTTCATCGTTATCTATTTCTGCTACAATTGTTGCTGCTATTGTATCGTTTATTAATGAGTTTATTTGAGCCGCACCTGATACTATCCCACTACCTACTTGTTCAAATGAAGATGAAACTTGTGATGAACCTGATACGATACCAGTTCCACCAGTTTCAGGTGATGCTTTTACTTCGATGTTTCCACCTTTGTTAAGGATATAAAGTTTGTTATCATCGGTATCATAGAATGGAATACCATCAACATGGGTGTTGTAGGATGCTCCAGTCAAATCTGGTACGGTTGTACCTTGTAATATTTTGTTTACAGGTGTTGCCGTTGAACCATCAATACCAACAAATACTAAACTTGCTCCATTAGCAATCGTTCCAAGTCCACTTGAACCAGTAACAACCAAAAGCTCACCAGCTCTCGTTGTTGCATCTTTAAGGACTTCAAGATTACCTCTTCTATGTTTAATAATTTGTGCCATTTCTAAATTTTTCCTTTTTGTTAATTAATTAATTACCTTTATTACTTTGAATCATTTGTTCAACGGGTATTCACCCTTTTTTAAGCACTATATAGTGCAATTTACTATTATAAATATAAAATGTTGATACTTTAGATTAAAAAGTATCTCCATCAATTTCTACTTTTTGTACTCCCCCAATAAAATGGTTAGAACCAGTATCAACATTTACTCCACCACTTAGGTTTATACCTAATCCTGCATCTACTTCTAAAGTAGCGTTACCACTTGAAGCTCCACCAGTTAATCCATCTCCAGCAAAAACAGCAGTAATATCACCACTACCACCACCTCCTCCACCTGAACCTGTCAAGGAAGATAAATCAATAGACATTGAAACTCTTGTTGAATTTTCAATATCTTGTCCAAAGAAAGTAAGTTGTGCTGTTGCTTCATTATATGATGCACTTACGAAGGAACCACTATCGAATGACCAAGCTCTAAATGTTACAGAATCTTCAAATACTGTGATAAAATCTGCAAGTACAACATCTGCTTGATATAATGAACCACTATCTTTGACATAGATTATCTGTTTATCCGAAAAATAATTCGGAGAAATCCCAACTAAATCAGATGATGCATATACCTTAAAGGCACCTCTAATATAATCAATATCAGCTAACGCCGTTTTGGCGGTAATTGCACCTGAGGTTAATCCTAACTTTTCTCCTAAATTTGGCATATCTTATATTCCTATTTAAAACGCTCCTAATGAACCACTACTTGGTACTATTTTTATTCTCATATTTGTTGCACTACTATTTACTTTTGCACCTATTACATGCCACTTATCAAAACCTTCTTTTGTTCCATCAACATCAAGTGTGTGAATTATTGATGTTGTTCCCCCTAAAGGTGCCGCTGTGCCATCTATATAGTGTAATAATACATATTCTCCTGCTGTACTTCCACCAAAACCATCTGTCATAGATGTTGGTACACCTGTCATTGATGAACCACTTGGTATTACTATTATTGTTTGTACACCATTTGCCCAACTCATAGCTCCTGCTGAAGCTGAAATTATTGTTGGTAAATCCGAACCACTTATTGTGGCTGCTAATGTCATTGTTTTTCCACCCGCAAGTGAGTAAGATGAATCACCAATTGAACCAGTCATTTGGAAGAATGGTGATGCACTATTTGCTGTAAATCCATTCACTTCTGGTGGAGTTGAACCATCTACTGAATCTGCTCCCATTACCGCTAAGTAACTAGAACCAAGTGCAGAATCTGATGCTGCATTTGAATAATAAATATATACTTCACCATTGTTTGCAGATTGGTCAACTGTTATTGTTTGATTAGATAATGTTACTGATTCTGAGTAACTATCTGTTACTGTTATGTTAATTGTATATGTTCCAGCAGTTAATGAACCAGTTGGTTGTATTTCAAATGGTGATGATGAACCACTAACATCAAACTTACCACCATCTGTACCAGCAAGTGTTATTGTAAATGGTGAATTACTTTCTGTATCGGTTACTGTTAATGCTCCAGCATCGGAACCACTTGTTGCATTATCACTTTCATAATTTGATGATGATACAAAAGCTGCTGCTGGTGATTGGTTACTAAATACATTAAGTGTTACCGAACCACTACCAACATTTCCATATTGGTCATCAAAAGTTATTGTTGTAGATACAGTATCTCCACTTTGTGTTGCTGAACCACTTAAATCAACTGCTAATGTCATTGCTCCACTATCACTTATTGCAATCGCTGCATTTGATGAGGTAAATGATTGAACAGTTGGTGAACCATATGATGGTGAATAAGAAACATCAACATCTGATGCATTTCCATTTCCAAATCCAGTCGCATCTCTAAGTACTGAACCACTTAACGCTGATTCAACTGCATAAATTGAAGTATCACCAGTTAATGTACCAGTATCTGCTTGTGCAATAGTAAATGAACCATTTACTTTTCTTGTACTAAATCCATGAACATCTTGAAGTGATGCAGTATATGGATATGTACCAGAAGGTACTGAAGTATTGTTTACTGACAAGAACATTGTTGAAGAGTTGATAGTAGGTGTAAAATAAGTTGTATTATATCCCTCAAAACTCAATGCACTATTAGGTATTGCATCACTTTCAGCATCATTTATACCTAATTGAAGTAGTGTTGCTGAACCAGTTGCTTGGTTTGTGTTTAAATTAGAAGTTGATGTTGTATTTACATTTGGTGCATTGTTTGTAGTTACATTAACTGATATTGAACCACTACCTACATTACCATGTTGGTCTGCCCATGTTATATTTGAACTAATTGAATCTCCACTAACATTACCACTACCACTTATATTTGTTCCAACAGTTAAATTACCACTTGAATTTACTGCAATTAATGCATTTGATGATGTAAATTCTTGTACAACTTGTGAACCATAGTTTGGTGAATAAGTAACTCCTAAATCACCTTGTGTACCAGTTCTACCATTTGAGTTTGTTCTAATTGGTGCAGTACTTGTTGCTGATTCTATAATATAGAATGTTCCATTTGTTGTTAAAGTTCCTAAATTTGCCTGAGCAATTGTAATTTCTCTTTCATATTGTGATGTTTCACCAAATTGGTCAAAAATTGATGCAGTATATGAATAAGTTCCACCAGCAAAATCAGATGCTGCAGTTAACTGAACTGAAGAAGTATTTGAATTTTGTGGTACTATATTAAATTTACTTGCATCTGTTCCACTTAAACTCATACTGAATGGAGTATCTGATTCAGCATCTGTAATTGTTAATGAAACCATTAATGCACTTGATGTTGCTTGGTTTGTATTATAAACACTACTATTATTAGTAAATGATGCACTTGGATGTGAGTTTGCAAATACATTTACAGTTAAACTACCACTACCTATATTACCATAGTTATCAGAGAATGTGATATCAGATGATATTGTATCACCTGAAGATGTAGCAGAACCACTAATATCAACTGCTAATGTTAAACTACCACTATTATCAATTGCAATTGCAGCATTTGATGAAGTGAATGATTGTACTGATGGAGTACCATCTGAGCCAGAGTATGAAACACTTAATTGTGAAGCACTACCTGATTCGAAACCACTTGCATCTCTTAAAACTGAACCACTTCTTGATGATTCTATTAAATATGATGTTGTATCCCCACCAAGTGTACCTGTATCAGCTTGATTGATAGAAATTGTTTGACCTGTGTAATCTGAAACTTCACTATAAGCATCAGTTACTCTTAGGTTATAAGTTATGGTTCCTGCAGATAAGTTCTCATTTGCTCTAATGAAGAGAGATGATGAATTTGAGTTTGTATAATTGATATTAAGCTTTGCTGCATCAGTACCAGATAAAGAAGCAGAATAAGGAGTATCACTCTCTGTATCCGTTATCGATACAGAAACCAAATTTGTATTCGTTGTTGCTAAATTAGTATTTAGATTTGAATTTTGTAATGTAAATGATGCACTTGGGTGATGATTTGCTACAATTACTACACTCAAATTATCAGTTGTAGTTGTACCAAAACTATTTGTAAATGTAATTGTTGAATCTAAAGTATCTCCACTTTGAGTTACCGAACCACTTAAATCAACACCTAATGTTAAGCCACCACCTGAGTTGATTGATATTGCTGGATTAGATGAACTCCAAGTACCAGCTTGAGTTGATTGATAATCTGCATCATTGTTGATTCCATAGTTTATAGTTTTTATAGTTACACCACTTTCTTCAGATTCTTTAATATAAGGGCCAACTACCCAGTTATCTGAAACTGTTGCTGGTGTATCATCAGCAATTGGTATAGTAACTATTGCGGGATTAGAGTTATTATTATATGCATCTCTAACCTCAACAGTATATTGATATTCGTTGATTAAATCAGAATTTATAAATACACCATTCTTTCTTGTTACATTACCACTTGAATCCATTTGGAATGGATTTTCATGTGGGTCTGTTAATTGTGATGTTCCACCATATGAACCACTACTAACTAAAACATTATCTAATTCTAATCTATATAAACTAAAGTTTGTAAATGTTATTGTATTTCCTTCTGAATCAGTTGCAGATATAGTACCAACCGCTGCACCATTTGAACTATTTTCATTTATAGATGAAAGAGTTTGATTGTTCACAGTTGGAGTTGCATTATCTACAACACTAATTGATATTGGTAAAACTGATATTGAATCAGAATCTTGTGAATTTTGAAAATGTTCATCAGATGCACTAATACTAAAAGTATATAATGGGTCTACTTCGTAATTAAGTGAACCTGTATTTTGTGTTATATCAACATAAGTTGATGATTTTGTTATTGTAAAATGTGCTTGAGGTGATATTGATGATGAATCAATTGTAATTGTATCACTTTCAGCATCTGTAAAGAATATTCTTTTTACTAATGTACCATCAGATGAACTTTCATTTAAACTTGCAGTAACATTTGTAATTTGATTTCCACTTACTGAAGTTTCTCTAAATATTGGTGCTGCGTTTGGAGTTACAAATATTGTAATATCTTTTTCAACAGTAGAGTTAAATGTATCTGTTGCAGTTGCAGTAAATGTGTGTCCATGTGAACCACCTACTAAATCAGTATTAAATGAAGATGATTCTGCTAATGCATTTAAAGTTACAACACCATTTGATGCTACTCTAACTAAATCATCTGTATAATCAGATGCAGTTCCAAAAGTAAGTGATTGACCTTCCGGGTCTGTTGCTTCTAATGTGAATATAGCAGCTGAACTTGCACTATATTCAGAAATTGTTTGATTACCACTTGTGATTGATGGTTCTGTGTTTGGATAAAATATTGCATTTAAGAAATCTACAACTGAACCACTTGTACCTGGATTAAACGATGAAGTAAACATCGTTGGTAATTTTTCTTGTGATACAATTCTATTTCCATCAAAAGGAATAGATGAACCACTTAATTGATATCTTGCATCATATGAAGCGGTTAATTGAGATGAACCACTTACAGTTCCTGCTGGTGTACTATCTCCACTTTCACTTACAAATCCTAATGCTGTTATTTGTGATGAACCACTTATAATACCACTTGGTACTGAAGTAATATCTGTAAAATCTACTGAACCACTTGATGTTAAGTAAGATGAAGTTGCTGCACTTAATCCATTTACTTGTGTTTGTATAGAAGAAGTAAATGTATTTAATGATGTTGTTGAATCTGATGAGGAAATGAATCCTAAATCAGTAATCTGTTGTGAACCACTAATTGTTCCTGCTGGTGTACTATCACCACTACTACTTACAAATCCTAAAGCAGTAATTTGTGCAGAACCACTAAGAACACCTGATGGTAAAGCATTTGTAGTATCAACTGATATTACCCAATAACCATCATAGTAAACATAAAGATTACCATCATTTGATTTCCACCATAAATCACCTTCTGATGGTGAACCTGGTGCTGAATCTGAAACAGTTACACTTGAACCACCACCTGCTGAAGAACTAATAAAGAATCCATCACTACCAGAGTTGATTGTTATATTTGTACCTGGTAATAAAGAACCACTTAGGAATCCTAAACCAGTTAATTGCGAACTTCCACTTACTATTCCACCAGGTAATTGTTCTGATGAACTTATAATACCACTATCTAATGAAGTTAGATATGAAGAAGTTGCTGCACTTAATCCATCTACTTCAGTTTGTATTGAACTACTGAATTGTTCGAGTGATAAATCTCTTTGTCTACTTGAAGTATAGTGATTTGCGAATGCAGTATCATTTTCTGTATCTGTTGAGTTTACTAAATCAACAATCTCTACGAATTGGTCGTAATCTGCATTAGCCCCACTTAATATATTATCTATTCTATCCTTTTCAGTAGTGATTCTTGTATCTAATGAAGCAGTTGTTGATTCTAAATTAGATAATTGTATCGTTGCCGATGATGTAAATGCGTTTAAGGATGAAATATTAGTTAAATCATCATAAGAACCTGTATTTGATTCGATTTGTCCAACTCTTTGTTCTAACGAAGCAGTTGTGGAATGAATATTACTTATGTTTATATCATTCGATGCAGTATAATCATTTAATGATGTATTTACCGATGATTCTGATATAAATCCTAAAGATGTAATTTGTGCAGAACCACTTAAAATACCACTTGGGAATTGTTCTGATGAACTTATAATTCCTCTTCCAATAGTTTCATAAGAACCTGTTGCATTTGATAATTGAGTTATTCTTGTATCTAATGAAGCAGTTGTTGATTCTAAATTAGAAATATTAATATCGTTTGATGCAGTGTATGAGTTTAAAGATGTTATATCTGTATGAGATGAAGAAATGAATCCTAACGCAGTAATTTGTTGTGAACCACTAATTATATCAGTTCCACCTAAAACTTGTATAGAACCACTTACAACACCTGCTGGTAGTTGTTCTGAACCACTTATGATACCACTTGGGATACTATCTATTTCAGAATATGTAATTTGTGATGAACCACTAACTAAACCACTTGGTATATTTGATAAATTTACATTCCAATTAGCACCACTACCACTTGCATTAATACCATCTATCCTTGTATCAAATGATGCAGAATCAGTATAATAAGATGCAGTAAATGAGTTAAGAGAATCATTTGAACCACCACCACCGCCTGTTGATGATATTGTAATAATATTACTACCAGAAGTGATTGTTACATTATCACCTGGTAAAAATGTTGGTGTATTTTGTATTGAAGAGTAATTTATTTGAGAAGAACCACTTACTAAACCACTTGGTAATCCACTTAAACCAGTAAATGATATTTGAGAAGAACCAGTAACTAAACCAGTACCACCAAATGTTAATTGAGAACCATCTCCTATAAAGGCACCAGTTGCAGTAACATCACCATTTATACTTAATGAACCAGTAAATTGGGATGAACCACTTACTTGAAATTCACCAGTAACTACCGAGGCGGTTACTACTCCTTCTATCTGTTTACTTTGAATTAATGTTGCCATTATCTACTCACTATCTTTCCTTTTACTGAAAAATCTGTATTCACTATATCACCAGGACTTAGTGTGATACTTTCAGTAAAAACTATTACTACATTTGTTCCATTATCAGTAACCGAATAAATATCTGATGGTTTTTTTACTCCTTGTAGAAAAACATCCACATAATCGGAGAGGGAATCAACAGATACATCTTGATAAACAAGTTTTTTATTAGATAAAGTAAGTGTAAAATTATTACCATCTAATGAAATAGAATCAGGTACATGATTAAAAACTTCCATGTCTTTAATTACCTCTAATACAAGATTCTTAAACCTTTGTTTATCATCGAAAGGAGTTATTACATTTGGTTTTGGTTTTGAACTCATCCTACTTGTATATCTCCCTCGATTTTTATCTCATCACTACTACTTAAATTATAACTAAAATTAGCTTTTATAAACTTGATAAGTAAATTTTTACCATCATGTTCAAAAACATAATCATTTTCCAAAATATATTGGCCATTTATAAATATGTCAAACCTCGCGTGTTCTGGTCTAAAAGTTCTAAGATTTATATCTAAATCTTTCATCTTCCCATCAGTCAACTTCCAAATCCAATATGATGTATGATTCATATCATGAGCTGTTAATTGATACTCATCTGGTTCATGCACTTGTGTTAATATATTTACTAAATCCTTTAATGCCATTATAATTCTATAAATTTACCGGTTACTCCAAATTCATCTGTATTTTCTAAAATATATCCTAAATCAGTTGTTGTTGATTGTAAATCAGTTGGATATGTTCCACCTTCTGATAAAGAACCTGTTGAAAAATTAAAATAAATTTCATCTGTATTATCTTGATAAACAACATTGTATTTTGCTTTTGGTATAAAAACACCATTTATATACACTCTATACCACTCATCTTCATTAAATGTACCAATTAGTTCAGGTGGTAATTTCGGTTGTTCTACACTCGTTATTTTCATTGTATCTGCATCAACAAATGAACCTTGTTTCGAACCTCTTATCGAAATAAAATCAATTGCATCTGAATATTCATTCATTAATTTCTTTTTAATTGTGGAATTTGTAACATTTCCACCATCTAGCCCTGTCATATCAGTTTCTAATCCCCATACAACTTTTTTACCACTAATTGATTTTTTATGAGTCGATTCATTATCAAATTGTTCTGGTAAAAGATATGCATTTACTGCCATTGTAAAGTTTGTTCTTACTATTCTTTGAGAACCTTCACTTATTTCAGTTGTATTATCAAATGAATCTATTTTTACTCTAAATTTAAATCCACCCTTATCTCCCCAATATTCATCTGTTGCATATTGAAATGCTTCAACTACTTTGTTCATATGTTCTGTAAAATCAGTCCAAATTATTACTTCATATGTTAGGGTTACATAATCAGGTATAACGATATCATATAATTCAACTGGTTTTTCAGTTGCAGTCATTGCAGAAAATCTATCGTATCTATGTTTTTTAGAATATTTTGATACTGATGGGTAAGATACATGACGATTCATTGTGTTTGATAATGTATCGTTTCGTTCAATTGAGTTTCTTTTGAACATTACCAAAGGAATCTGTAACATTCCTTTTTTATCTCTTAGGTATCCATCTTTTTGTACTGATTTCCATCTCTCAGGATTACCATATACAACTGGTACTTTTTGTTTTTCTTGGAATATCTCAACAGTAGGCAATACAGTATCAATCATATGTTCTGCGATTGCTAAATCAACATCATATAATCTTACACCCTTTCCTTGTTCAATACTTTCTTTTTTGTATTGTAGGGCTCTGTTTTTAGGTAATTTTTTTAAAGGGTCTATTGCCATTAGTGATATATCCTTTCATCTATTTGAATTTGACTTCTTCTTACCATAAATGCAACTGCGGTTAGAACCATTCTTGAATCATCGAATGAATCACCTTCTTGGTCATAGATTTCAGGTTGACCACCTATTAATTGGTGTTCTCTTACATTATCAATTTCATAATATGTACCATCAAAAAGAATTACATCACCAATTTCAGGATAACCAACTGTTAAATTTTGGATTGCTTCAGTTGGTACAAGAGTTCCATTCACATCTCTAATTTTTGGAACCGAATAAGAAGTTTCTCTACATCTCATTCTATTAAATCTAAATTCTACTGCCTGTTGTTTATCTGCACCAAATCCTTCATATACAACATTTGCAGGTTCCCTATCTACTATCGCCATAACAGTAGAAGGTGCTCTCCAAACTTTACCTAAAGATTCACCATATAGATTAGTTTTTGTTTCACCAACTGATACCTTAAATAAAGTTACAGCTTGTTCCACAACATAATCTACTACTTCCTCAGAAATAGTTTTGATGAAATCTAAATCTTTTGCGTTGAAAAACTTCGGCATAATTTTATCCTATATAAATGTTTAGTGGAACACGATTCATTACTTGTTGTTGTTGTTCAACCATTGATGCTTCGTTTTCCATTCTTTGTTTTTTACTTACTTCATTCAGATTCTCTCTTAATTGTTCAATAAGAGCATCTTTTTCTGTTTGTGCTTCAGCTCTTAATGCTGCACCATCTAAAGAAACTTCAGAACCAGGTATAGGAACAGTTGAATATTTTTCTCTAACTGCACCCAACATCTCTTTTGCCAAAGCGAGTGTATATTTTCTTATCCATTGTTTACCAACATCATTGATTTTGTTATATTCTGCAAAGTTATATCCTACATTTGAGTAATCTGATACTACATTAGGAGTTATAATAGTTGCATTTTCTCTTCTATCTTTTACAACTTGATATTCAAACCAAAGTTTGTATTCTGTTGTTGGTTTTGGAAATATTTGTAATTTATTATTTACTATATTGAATGTATGTGCTGATTTTCTGATTTGGTCATTGAATTCAATTTGTTGAATTCTTAACATATCTTCGTAAATTGGCATTAAGATAAATTGTGCCGCTGGTGAGAATGAACCGAAACCAAATTCATCAATCAAGTTAAGTGTTCCTTGTCCACTTACTGAGTAAGGGTCAAAGAATCTTTGAATAGCAGGTGATGTTTCGTAAAATACTTTTGTTACATCAATTCTTTCACCACTTTCTGAAACATTTGCAAATAGGGTTTGTAAATCGTATTCTTGGGAACCAGTATTAACTGTAATATAATCTTTCTTTATATCAGTTCTACCACCAACATTAGCAAAATTACCATAAGTTTCTGCTATTGTTGCAACATTATTTAGTTCTGAACCTAATACTGATTGGCCAGTATAGTTTGAACCAGTTGCTTGTCCTTCTAATGCTCCGAGGTTATTTCTTATATTAAATTGGTTCACTTGAGATGAGTATTCACTCACTGCTTCTTCAAATACCGCAAAAAAGTTCTCTCCTTGTAATTCAATATCAATAATCGGATATCCTAATCTTTTTGCACACCAAGATGCTATTTTAGGTGCATCTGTTTGAAAAGATGAATCCGAATCATATGTACCGAAAGGGGTTGAAGAACCTGAGGTAAAATCTGCTGAACCTGTCCAAATTCTTGCTTGTGACATATTTTTCTACTCCTTACTATTCAATTATACTACTATAAATATAAATTAATTGAAAAGGAGAGTATAAAATAAAAAAAAAGAGGGGAACTTACGAACCCCTCTTAATTTTTCTATAAAGTTTTAATTAACTATTATAAGTTATTTAAATCTTTAACGAAGATTTTACCATAGAACTCAGGTCTTACCATTTTCTTAGCATATCTCGTCATAACTCCTCTTCTTGGAGTGAAGTTAGTCGGGTCATACACTAAAGGTGTCATGATAAGTGGTACATACGGTGCATAAACAGCTCCAGTCTCTAGGAAGTTGCTTCCTTTAAATCCTAATAAGATTTCGTTAGAAGTCATATAAGGGTTTTTGTAAACTGTGTATCTGTTTGATAAAGAACCAACAGTAGTTACACCTGCTGCGAAAGATGAAGCATCTTTTTCAGCCGATACAGTAAATCCTGGTATAGATTCTAAAATCGTACATACGTCTGGAGAAGCAACGATAAAGTTTGCTCCACCTCTTAGAGTTAATTGGTGAATCTTGTTACTTACTTTATTAATCTTTGCTCCTAAAGTTTGGAACCAAGAGTTTTTAGTATAAGCAGCAGAGTTAGAACCTGCAACCCATGAAGTTGAGTTAGCATCGTACTCTTCACCTAATGTTACTGACCAATACTCAGATGTTAAAGCGTTTGATTTTAACATATCTAAGATTTCTAAGTCAATCTCTAATGAGATGTACTCAGATAACATAGAAGTTAATTCAGCTTCAGCGTCAATTGAGTGGTAAGCGTTAAGGTCTTGAGCAAGTTCAGGTGTCCATACTGCCTTTAGTTTTCTAGTCTTAGCAACGATTGCTTCAGACTTTAACTCTAGGTCAACTTCAGGAATACCTAAATCTGTTCCTACTGATGCAGATGCGTTTCCATCTTCGAAATCACCTCTGTTCTCAGCAACTGGTTGTTGTGAGTGTTTTACTTGTAATCCATCAGCCATACCTAAACCAGCACCTTTTGCAAATACAATGATATTTGCACCAGAAACCTGTGAGTGAGCTGGGTAATAAGCATCTGCAGTTGCAAAATCTGATGCTGAGATGTAGTAACTTCTTACTGCATCTAAGTCAGGTCTTGTCAACTCAGAATGAGCGAATGTAATTTTCATTAATGATTTGTCAGCAACTGATGCAGATAAATCAGCATCGTAGTTTACATCTGCCCATGAAGCAGAAGCTACTGTTAAATCACCATTTGCAACTGAATCAGTTACATCGTTTACTGAATATGCAAATCTACCCTCGCCATAAAGACCGTTAGTTGCAGAGTCAGTTGAACCAAGGTCTGAACCTGTACCACCGAAAAGTGATTTTCCGTTGAATGCAGGGTTACCTGGTTGTGCAGTTCCGTACTTAAAATCTAAATAGAAAATAAGTCCAGAAGGTAAGTTCATTGGTTGTACCGAAACGAATTCTTTAGATGCGATTTCACCAAAAATTCTTCGTACCAATGGAAGAGCAACACCACTCCACTCCTCTGAACCTGCTGAAGTACCAGTGTTAGTAGCTTCATCTAGCAATTGTTTTGCTTGGTTTTCAAGAAGTACAGAGATTTGAGATTGCTCTCTTTCGTTTAAACCTTCAAGAAGTCCAGTTTGGTCCCACTTTGACTTAAGTTCTCTTGTCTCAGCAAGCATAACTTGTTGTGGGTTCTTTCCTTCCATAAGTTTAGATAAATCAAAATTTGCCATTTTTATCTCTCCTTAAAATTTTGTTAAATTAATTAATGTTTGCTAATTTTTTGAATCTATCAGCCATCGTGTTAGTTGATTCAGCGATTACTTCTTTTTTAGGAGCAGTCGATGCAACTGGTTTAGATGCGAATGATTCGTTAATTTTAGCTTGTTTTTGTTTCTTTGAAGTTCCACCTATTTTGAAACTCTCAGCTAATGTTGAGAATACTAATTTTACTTCTCTAACATTTTTAGTTCTGTCTAATGTTTCAACAACTTTGTGTTTTTGGTCGTTGTTTAGTTCATAAGCTCTGAACAATTTGTTAGTGTAAAGTAATTTAGCGTTTAATAGATTTACTTCATTGATTGTAGACTTCAACTCTTTAATAGTAGAAATTGCTTCGTTTAACTCAGCTTTTACTTCTTCTAATTCGTTGTTTTCTTCAACCTCTTCTTTTTCTTCTTCAGAATCTTCACCTTCAGAAACTTCCTCTTCAGAACCATATCCCATTTCTCTTAGGATTTCTTCTAAATCGATTTCTTCATCTAAATCTTCTTCTTCAGAGTCATCTTCTTCAGAATACATTTCTTCTTCCACTTCTTCTTCGTGTTTCTCATCTTCATGAGAATCAACAGCGTCATCAGCGATATCTTCAACTTCTTCTTTTTCCTCAGCATCAAGTTCCTCTTCGTGGTCAGCACCTTCTTCTTCAGAAAGTTCTGCTTCAAGTTCCTTAATGATTGATTCTAAATCAAGTTCTTCATCTACTGAATCTTCTTCTTCGTGTGAATCTTCCATATATCCTTCGTTAGATTCTTCCTCTTCGTGAGAATCTTCAGATACAGTTTCTTCTACTGAATCTTCTTCCTCTGATTCTTCGCCTTCTTTAACTACTTCAGTATCGTCCTCTTCAGAACCAACTGGTGCAGTTTCGACTTCAGTATCAGGGTTTCCTTGAGCTACATCTGATGAACTATTAGCATCATCTGCAGGTTGCTTATTGTCTCCATCACCGATATCAGAAGCACCTGCGTCAGGAGCATCATCTTTATCGTACTCTTCATTAACTTCCTCTTCACCTTCTGCAGTGATTTCTTCTTCACCATCAGCGTTGTAAGTTCCTTCTTCTACTTCTTCGTGTTTCTCATCTTCTCCTTCAATTTCTTGCTGAAGTTTTTGAGAAAGGATAGATTGTAGTCTTGGAGTGAAAGCTTCTTCAAGAGCGATTTTAGCATTAGCAATAGCAGTTTCTCTAACAGCTTTAGCATCAGCAATAGCTTCTTTCAATAAATTTGAATTTGCCATTTTTTAAACCTTTCGTTTGTTTCGTGAAAATATTAAGGGATTTTCAATAAGAATTAATTTTGGTTCGGTCACCTCACATAAGAACTCGTGGGTATTAAAAACCATAAAAATGAATCCACATTAGTGGATTATTGTATATAAATATAGAATATATACAGAAAACCTTAATTTTTAAGAAATTAATTTATATGAACCTTTTTGTTCATTAGTTTTTTTCTGATTGTTAGGTTTTCCTTTTTTTCTTTTTTTCTTTCGCATTTTTAATTGAAGTTTCGTATTACCATCATTTATTTTAGCAAGTATAGTTTCTCTTTCTTGTTCTCTTTTCGCTTGTTGTTTTGCTTTTCTTTTTGCTAATGAAGGTTTTTCGAAATATTTTCTTTCTCTTAACTCTTGTAAGTGTGCAGAATCATTTACTCTTCTTTTAAAAATTTTAAGTGCTTTGTTGATATCTCTGTTTTTGACTTTAACAGAAACTAATTTTGGGTGTTTACTCATTCTCCTTTATTTAAGTGTAACTTTATTTAATATAAATATATATTATGAACCTTTTCCAGTCCCACTCTTTCTTCCACCAGTATGAGTAGATACATTTATAGGTTTTTTTCCTTGTCCTCTACTACTCTTTCCACCTCTATTTGCTTTGTTTTGTGCTGCTCTTTTTCTACGAGTTGCAGATTCTTTTTCTTTCTTACTCATGGATGCTGCTTTTTTAGCAGGAACACATTTAGCGTATCCTCTCTTACTACCACTCGTACCACATGGTGGATGTTTTCCACTCTTATCTTTCTTACCAATATTCACCCATTTAGATTTGAACCAATTTCTCAAATCTTCATTTGTGGTTTCTTCGAATATTTCTTCTATGATATCTTGGAGTTTCATTATCTTATCTTCTTTAAAATAGGTTCGATATCTAATGCTATTGCGTATTGGTCAAGATGTCTGTAATCGATTGGTACAAACTTTTGTTTTGTTTTCTTTGATGCGAACTCTGCTAATTGTTTACAAATGTCATCTTTTGATATACTACCTAAAGTATCAATCTTATCTAAATCTTTTGAACTTTTTGGGATACAAGTTAAAGTTGGTCCTTCACCTAAGAAATCAGGATATGCATAATTAAACTTGAACTCAACTTGTTGAGATGGTAGTTCCGCATCTTTTGCTTTTGATTGGAGTAGAACTTTTGCATTTCCATAGAAATGTACTCTTTCGTTAAGTAAATTTCTTAATTTAATCATTTTTTTGATATTGTTTGATAAATTTTTTCTTCTGCATCAGGTATTTGATGTGCTTGTCTATATTTTCTTGGGTCTAAACCTAATCCTTTAAGAGCACTATAAATAAATTTTATATAATCTCTTGGACCAATTCTTTTTTCGTGTTGTGCTAATTTAGTGTAAAATTGTTTCTCTTTTGGAGCATATTTGTACATCATCTGAACAATTTTGCTTTCTTTCGTTTTAGATTCGTTTAGTGTTTCAGCGAATCCATATTTGTATCCACCTTTGTGTAATGTATTAACAAACTTTGCTAAATCTTTTTTGTTTCTAAAAATTTGGATATCAAAGAAATCACTACCATCTTTATGTTTCTTTTTACCATCGTGGTAAGAGATTACATATTTTGATTTACCAACACCATCTTTTTGATTGTATCTTTTTTGTCCTTCGTTTATTGAAGAATCTATATCTTTATGAATATCTTTGTAGTTATTAAATTTTTTACCACTAATTGCACTATACAAAGCGATTGAATACTTTTGGTTGTTATTGTGGATGATTCTTTTTACATAATCAACTGCACCAACATTAGGTTTTCCTTTTTGAATTGAATCAACTGCATCTTTAAGTGCTTTGTAATCGTTAAATGCTTGTTCTTTCTTTCTATCGTGGATTACTTGAATAATATATTCTTTTGCTTTTTTATCATCACCCTTAAACATATCTAAAACTTGTTGAGCATTTTTATCATTTTTCTGAAGTGCTCTTTCGAAGTTTCCGATTTGTACTTTTGCCAAACCTTTTACATTAAAGTAATCTTTCTTATTGAAAAGACCGAATACTTTTTCAAAAGTTCTATCGTTGGATTTAAAGGGTTTTGATATTGTGAGTTTCATTGTTACTCCTTAGCAGTTTTTCCAAGTTCCACCCTTACCCTTGTAGTTTTTTGCAGCCCATCCATTAGCGTAAGCAGAAGGATATACATCAAACTTCTTTTTTGCTGCTGCTTTAGATGCTGCCCATTTACCTGGGTCATTTGGACAACTCTTCTCCATAAGTTTAGTTACTTTTTTACCAAACTCATAAAGTTTCATTTCTTCTTCGTTTAAATCTGATTCTTTTAGTGTAGTAACAATGTTTCCATTGGAAGTTCTGTTGTGTACTGTTACAGGTTGTTCATTAATTGGGTTACATCCACAATCTTCTTCTTTAGTTTCGTTAATACCTAATCTGTTTTTCATTTCATCTTCAGTAATCTCACCGAACTTATAGTATCTTGAAAGGATGTGTCCCATATCCTCGTATAATCCTGCCATTCTTTGGTCAAGTGCACGAGCCTCAAGAGCAACTTTATCGAATTGTTTACCCAACTTATCCAATTCACTCATGTTTCTCTTTACAGTATGTTTATCGAACCAATCTCCTGCTTCTTTGATTGCAAGTGTTCTAGCAGCTTCAGTAATTCCACCAAGGGTTTCTGCTACTTGGGTAATATCTGATTTTCTATCCATTGATTCTTGATACTTGTTGTAAGTAGAAACAATTTCAAGAAAATGTCTTTTAACCTCGTTAGATAGAGGTCTTTCTTCGTTTTCTTTCATTAGTTGGGTTAGTTTCATTGTTCTCTCCTTAAATAATTATTTTACTATCCAATACCCTTCACCGCCTATTGTCATGCCTGGTTTGAATACACTTTGTTTTGTTATTTTGTAAACTAAATTTACTTTACCTGATTTTTTAAGTATATTTGGTATTAAACTTTTTAATTCTTTACCACTTATCATATGTTCTTTACTCTTACCATTACTTTTAGCATTGGTTTTTAATCCTTGTACTGGTGATTTAAAGTTTAATTTGTAAGTGTTATAACCAGGATATCCTAATCCATTAAAATTCTTTACTTTATCCATTAAAAATCGACTAAGTACTTGAATATCATATGGTCTACTACGAAGAGCATCTTTCAATTCTCTAGCAGTTATTTCTTCTTTTAAGATATCTAATAGTTTCATTTTTCTATCCTTAAAATAATTTTTTTAGTTCTTTATCTTTATATGTGTCAGCATAGTACCATTTTCTATCCTTCATATTGTATAAATATAAATACTCTGCCCATGAATCTTTAGTTTTATCTATAAATCCATAAATATCTTTGTTTGAACCCTTTAAAGGTTTCATACCATTACCTTTTTTATAATAAGGTACTTCTGGTTTATCAGCATAAATACCACTTGCTCCACCCATCTTAATTAACTTAAGAACATCTTTTTCGTTCTTCATATGTTTTTTAAGTGCAGGTTTCATATTTCTTGGATATCCATCATAGTGAACATAGATTGATGCAATCTTACCACTTCTATCGATGATACCAACTTGTGAACGAGTACCTTCTCTAAGTAAACCTTCTGGTAATAATTTACCTAATCTTGTAGATTCATTAGTATTTTCAATTGCTGATTGAATTTTTGCAGCTAATTCTTTACTTCCATTCATTTTTAAATCAAATGCGATTGCATCTAATGCAGATACACCATCCCATCCAGCTTGGTTACTTGCTTCATGAGCGATTTCATCAGTACCAGGTGCTGAATCATATAAATCAGATGAATATACACTTGTTTTTTCCCATTCTTTATATTCAGGTGAAAAAATATCTGGTTTGTTAGGGTCTTGATTTGGGTCTTTTGCCCATTCTGGTTTATCTTCTAATACTGAAATTAGTTTTCTTGCTTCAGAATGAAAGTTTGAATCAGTTAGTGCTTCTACTGCCGCTTTTTTCATTCTTCTTTCATATTCTTTTCTTCCTAAGTTATTTGGATGAACTCCTAAATCTTTTGCTTTTTGGCGAACTGCTTTGTTTACTTCAGGATTACCTGCTCTACCACCAGTTGAATCTTTTGGTCTACCATCATCTTTAGGTTCATCCTTTTTAGGTTCTTCTTTATCTTTGTTGAATATGTTTACTTTAGGTTTATCTGTTGGGTCTTTAACTGCACCATCTTTATCATCTTTTCTTTTTTCGTGAGTACCTGCTTTGATTGCAGCATCTCTTGCTGCTTTTGATTTGAATACAGAAGTTGTACCAGTTTCTTTACTTGTAGCAGTGAATACATCTGCTTCAGTAATCGGTTTAAGAGTTACAAGACCACCTAATTTAATCATAATTCTTTTGTCTCCGTTTTATGTGTATATAAATCAAGTTTACCATCTTCGGTTAACTTAACTTCATAGTTTGTTTTTCTTATATCGTTGTGTCCACCTTTGAATGGAGTTTCTCCTACTTCTCTGGTAACTTTACCCAACTTAAATTTATTTTTGGACATAAAGTCCTGTACATTAAATCCCATAACCTTAATTTAATTCTGTTATAATTTCTCTCATCATATCTTGTGCCTTACACCATTCATTACAAACTACTGCTTGTTCTTGAATTTGTTTGTTCACAGATTCGTTCATAGGAACCATAAATGCTCCATGAGTAGATGGGTTAGATACGAAATCCCAACCGATTAATTCAAAATCTTCACCTACTTGAACTTTACCACCAGTCAAAGGTTCTACTGAACCCATACCTCTTGATGAAATACCTAATAGAATACCTGCTTGTAAAAGTTCTTTTAAGATGTTACCGCTTGGGGTTGGTAAAATCTCAACTGTTCCTACTAAATCATCACCATCCCAATGAATCTCTCTTACATTGTGAGATACATTCTTTAGGTTGATTACAGAAGAATCAGGATGGTCTAATTCACCTAATGCTCTTCTTTCTTTAATTAGTTGTTCGTATTTCTTTGCTTCTCTCATAAGGATAGGTTTAGGATATATTCTACCATTCTGATTTTCTGCACCAGCTCTTTGTAGAATACCCTTAACGATAGTTCTTCCACTATCATCTTCGTTTACCTTACCCTCGAATAATCTTGTTTCTATTAGTAATTTATTCATTATGCTCCCCAAGTTTTTCTTTTCTTAAACAAATCAAAAAAGATTGCAGATACTTCTTGTCTGATAATTTTTCTAATTAGATTTTTATCAGATTCGGTGAGTTCTTCGTTAATTTTTCCTTTTTTAAAGTTAACGATTTCCTCATTGATGATATCGTACAATTCTCTTTTAGTCATTTTACTTTACATTAGATGAATCAGAAGCACCTTTAGATGGTTTCTTGTTATCACCTTTACCAATTTCAGATGAAGTTGGATTTACCTCATCAATTTCTTGTGAACCAAAAGTTGCACCTTGGTGTCCTCTTCCAAATCTTTCATTCTTTTTTCCTCTACCTTTCCAAGTTTTTTCAATCTTGTTAAAAAATGCCTTCTTTTCATTATCAGACATTTGTGGGATAGATTTACCAGCTTTTTCTAAAGCTTTTTTGAAAAATGTTTGGTATTCAGATTCTTCTTGTAAAGTTTCTCTGACTATATTTTTAAGTTGTTCTCTAGTTATTTTCATTTCTCAATCTCCTGTATTGTTTTAGCGATTTTGATTAGTTTTTCCTTTATAGTATAAATATGTCTGTTAGTTCTTTTCCAATATTGATTAGAATCTAACTCATTCATAGTTTTTATCTTATTATACCAATTGAAAAACTTTTCAACTTCTCTTAATTGATACTTTAATTCTTTAAGACCCATTGCCATCTTCTTATGAGGATGCATTGATTCATCGTTTTTTAACTCTAACCAACGATTTACTGGTCTTTTTACTTTGGCTTCATTAATATTATTAACATCACCACCAACAACACTATAACCAAGTGCAGTTGCTATCTTCTTTTTTCTTTTTTTGTCTTTTTTACCTTTATCGGAGAATGCGTATGGAGTTTGATAACCATCTACATTACCTGTTGTAGTGGCTTCATCTAATTCTTTTTGAACTTCATCAAGAATTTCATCTAAGATTTCTTTAAGATTTTTTTCCATTGACATTATTTATCTCCTTAATCAACTCATAAGACATCATCAAAGCTGAAACTTGCTCATCGGTAATCTTTTTACCAATTTTTTGCTTTTTTAAAACATTAATAGTTTCTTTCAACTTGATTTTTGTAATCTTATCTTTCATTCCTTTATACATTTCGTGTAAAGAAGTGATAGTTTTGATTAATTCTTTCTCAAAATACTCGTTGAACTTTGAAGTGTTGTTAACATTATTAATATATTCCCTTAAAAGTGATTTTTGTTCATCATTTAAGTTTGTATATTTTTTGTTAAAAGTTTCAACAAGAATTTTATATGTCAATAATCTTAAATCCTTTTCTTGCTTTCTGTATTCTTCTACTAACTTATCTTCTTTCTCTTTTAATGTAGGGGAATTAGATGAGATATGTTCTACAAGAGTAAGTTTTGAATCGAATACATCTTTTACATCAAGGATATCATTTTTTTTACCTTCAAACAACTTATGGATTGAAGCTAAAATTTTATAGTTTGTTACCGGGGAAGATAAGAAATTTTTAATTTCAAAGTTCTCCTTGATAGATTTTACAAGATTATATTTTTCTCGTTGAAGCGATTTATAATCTATTTTTGTATGTGCTTCTAATATAGCATCGATAAACTTTTCAGCTTTTGCCTCAGAGTTATATTTTTCATTTATTAAAAGGTTGAACAATCTAAGTTCCTTAGACATTTCAGTACCTTTACCATAGAATTCTTTTATAATACCCTTAGCTTTTTCTTCAGTACCATTGATAATTTCAAGGGTAACTTGCCTTGTGAGTAATTCAAAAAGAAAACCAGTATTTTTAAATTTTGAATGTTTTATTTTTCTCATCTTTATTTTTTCCTATTATGATATAGTAAATTTTCCCTATTATAAATATAAAATTATATAAGATTAATTAATTTTCTGTATCTTTGAGGATATTATCCTCGTCTAACATATCTTTTATTTCGTGTAAATACTTTCTTTTTGATGCAATTCCACTAATATATTTTAAAGCTTTTTCTTCAGAAGTTGTATTCTTCTTTGCATCTTTTCTTTCTTTATTTCCAAGTGGGTCTCTACCATATGGATGTTTATCTTTTCCATAAGTTCCACCTTCTCTTGGTCTACCACCTTTATCTTTGATTTCTTGTTTAAGTTTTTCTAAAGATTCTTCGATATCATCTGGTTCTTCATCTTCCATTGCTGGGTCATTACCTTCATCCTCAATAGACCTGAATCTAAATCTATCTTTTAAATCATCAATCATCTTAATTTTTTGTTCATCTGATTCAGCATCTGATAATTTGAAAATATTATCATATACCCAATCTTTAGATAACATATTCAATCCTTGAATATCTTGAGCCAATCTAATTTTTTCACTCCACAAGTTTACTTTTTCTTGTTCGTAAATAAATGATGGATTTACTAATTGTAATTCAAAGTTAACCATTTCTGAATCTTGAATACCTTGTGAGTATAAATGTACGATTGCAATTTTAGTTAATTCTGAAATTACTGTTCTTTGAATTCTTTCGATTGTTCTTGCAAATCTAACATCTTCAGCAGCAAGAGTTGCTTTACCTGCAATGTTTTCTTCATATCCTAAATAAGCTTTTGGAATTTTAAGAGCTGCAAATAATTTGTTTTTTAAGTAATCAATATCTTCGATAGTTGCATATTCTAAACCTGCAAGGTTTTCAATGTTTGTACCACTATCACCACCTCTAACTGGTAAGTAGAAATCTTCAGTTAGATTTTGCATATTGTACTTTAAGTTGTAATCACCAGTATTTCTATCAACGAAAGGAACTTTCTTCATTTTATTGATGATTCTTTGCATATAGTTATCAACCTCTGTTGGAGGGATATTTCCTATGTCCACTTTGAATACTCTCTTTTCTGGTGCTCTCATGATTCTATGGATTAACATAGCATCTTCCATTAGAGATAACTGTTTCCACAATCTTCTACCATTCTCAATCATGGATTTACCATAAGGCAACCAGTTAGTATCCGCTAATAATCTAAAGTGAGCTATTTCAAAGTTTTCATATTCTTCTTTACCATTCGGGTCCTCAGTAATTTTGAACTTTACTGAATTTGGATTTGATGGGTCTGTTCTTTCTAATCTTTCTGTATTGTAAACAGAGTGAGGAGTAACATTTACGATACCTTTACCTTCGGCGATTTCTAAACCTAAGAAGAAATCTCCATACTTACACATATTTCTTACCCATGGCCATAAGTTGAACTCAATGTTAAGAATATCGTAAAATAAGTTTCTTAGTATTTCTTGTACTTTATCATTATCTGATACAATTGTAAGTTGATTACCAAACTCGTTTTTAAGAGTTGATTCATCTGCGTATATATCAAGTGCTGATGCTAATATTGGGTCGTTATCCATTGCATCATAATCTCTGAATACCTCTCTACGAACTTGTTGGTATGCCATTGATTGTGCACCACCTGCTTGTTCGAAGAAAGATTTCTGAATCTTAGTGTATCTATCTCTTAGAGATGATAGATTCGTTTGTTGTCTTTCATCGGTATCTACAACTTTTCTTCTACCCTGCTTATCGATGGTAACCACCGCTTGAGCTCTGAATAGTTTCGTTAATCTACCAAAAAATGAAGTATCTGCCATTTTATTCCTAATTTAAATTATAACCTTTATTTATTTTTTACCATGCTCTACATGACCAGTATCTTGCTTTGTGTCTTGGACCTGGGTTATCACAATTATGTCTTGCTCTAAAAGATTTTCTCCTTTGAGGATTATTCTTTTTGATTGACATTGTTTTCTCTCCACCTTTTCCTTTATGACCAAAGTTTACTTTTACTACATTACCTTGGGGATTTTTAACATATACTTTGAATTTCTTAACATCACCTTGCATTGGTTTACCAAGTTTTACTTTTCTTCCTTGGTATTCTGCCTCGTTGATATCTTCTTTATACGATTTCATGAATTCTACGAATTCTTTTATATCGTGATAGTTTTCTACATAGTATTCACTACAATAACTTTCGTTTTCATTAAGTAAGTTTTTCATTGAAATCATAATATTTTCTCCTTATATTATAAATATATAATTATTTAATTAACCAAGTTAAATCCTCATCTCTATCACCAACTCTTTGTTTCCAAGGATTATCTTCTAATTGAGTATTACCACCAAATCCCATACCTGCAATATCTAATTGATGTGCTCCAATACCACCCAATGCTTGTTTAGTTAAATCAATTCCTTCTTGTCTTAATCTAAGTGCAGTATCTCTAACCCAAAGACCAATTGCGAATGACATTGTTAAATCATCGTTGTATCCTTGCATTGCTTCTGCCCTATTTCCTTTCCATATAAAAGTGAATAATTCATCGATTAATCTTGCTGAACGAACTGTTACTGATTTATCTCTAAAATAATCATCTAACTTTGATATAATCAAAGGTCGTGTTTTAGAAGTTGTAGAAAATCCTGCAACCATTCCTCGTTCCTCGGCTCTATATCTATTTGATAGTTGATGTTCAACATCTACATATTTTAAATCCTTACTCATGTAGAATAGATTTTGATAACCTCTATCAATTACTTGTTGTATTACTGCCCAACCAATATTTGCATTCTCAATAACAAGTAATGCTTGATTGTAATCAGTTGCAAGTGATACAAGAAAGTTTCCAAAATCTTTTGTATCTAATTTACCTTTATATTCTGCAACTTGAGTTGCTTGTTCAATATCAATTACATGACATGCCGAATAATCGGTTGAATCTCCTCTCGCAACATCGGCAACAACCATGTAACCTTTGTTGTAATTTGGATATTCCCATTTCCAAAGGTTTCCATCAAATCCTGTCTTTTCAATTGGTTCTTGAATATAAGATTCTTTGTAAAATTGTAAAAGTTGTGGGTCAATAACTGTATCACCAGAAGAAACGAAATCACAATCACATTCTTGTGCTGCACCTTTTACTCCCAATAACTTTTCTTGTTCATCTCTCCAATCTTGATTTCTTTCAGGATGAACTGTCCAATGTAATCTGATTGTATTGAACCCATTTTCTTCTTCTTCTGCACCTACCCAAGTTTTGTGAAAGAAATTTCCGACACCATTGGGTGTTGAAAGGATAATTGCGTTACCACCTGTTGAAAGGGTAGATTGTGCTGATATCCATATATCTTCAATCTTATCAATGAAAGCTGCCTCATCAAATACTAATAAGGATAATGCTTCAGAACGACCAGCATCACCAGCTGCTGATGTTGCTTTGATTTGTGAACCATTGGAGTATCGTAGAGATAGTTTGTTATCTTCTACTGTTGTTTGTTTTAACCAACTTGGTAAGTATTGGTTCATTACACGAACCTTCGTTACAAGGTTCTTAGCAACTTCTTGTTTAGTCGCAATAACTAATACATTAAAATCTTGATTAAACAACATTTTCCATAATGCAAATCCTGCAGTTAAGGTTGAGATACCTGTCTGTCTTGATTTTAGAATAATGTTGTATCTATGTTTGGTAAATTCATCTAAAGTTCTTTCTTGAAAAGGAAATAAGTGAAATGGTATCTTACCTCGGACAGGATGTTGAATCATACAATACTTCTTCATGAAGTGTATTGGGTCTGAGGCACATTTCTGATACTCAATCTTGATTATATCTTTTAAAGATGTTTTTGCCATTTATTTTTTACCTATTTTCCAATATAGTGATGTACCAACGAATGGTTTGTATTGTCCTGCTTGATTTGACATACCTACATTTAATCCATAGATATTCATTTTCTTAGTTTTTAACAATCCATTCAAACTAAAGTTACCAAATCCATTTGTTTGGTCAACTCCTAATCCGAAACCATAATAAAATTCGTTTTTAGGTAACTCTTTTACAATTGTAGTGTTGTAAACTGTTGGAATTCTGAAGAACCAATCAATTTCTCTTGATTCTATTCTATTTTGTGAAATAACATCAGTAAGAATACCATATCCTAAACTACTTGGTGGTTTTTGTCCCAAAGAATCTGTAACTTCTTTTGGAAAATCATAATTTAAGTTCAAAGTATCTGTTACTGTTACTCTTGAAAAGTAATCTTTGATAATTGCAAGTGAATCTACATCTACTGGTATCTCCACTTCTTTGATTACTTCTTTTGTTATATATCTTGGAACATATTTTGTTACTTGAACTTCTTTTTCTACAAAAACTGTATCAGTTTCTTGTTTAAGTAATTCAAAATCTTCACCATCTATGTTTATTATTTCTTTATCACTATTATCTGGTCCACATCCTCTCATTAAGAATATGATACCAATTAAAAGAAGGATTAATAACTCCTTCCATCTTTTAAATAACAAATTAAATATAATGTTCATAATTTTTTTCCTTTATTTTGTTAAAAGCTTCTTCCTTTTTTGCTTCCAACTCTTTTATTTCCCCTTCACCATAATCAATGAGTTCTTGTATTTCTGCTCGAACCTCATCAATTGGTTTTGGTAACTTCCAAGTTTCAGTTATTTCTCCTTGGTCGTTATGCATGTGATATTCTTCTTTTAAATCACCTAATGATTCTCTATATTGTTCTAATTTATTTTTACCATAGATTATCATTCTAGTCCATACCTTATAATTTTGGTAATCTTCCCATAATCCTGCAGTTCTTATATTATGTTCTCTATCTGCAGTACAATTTATACAAAAACCACCCTTTTCAATGAACTTTTTATCTTTTGCTGTAATTTTCTTTGTTTTACATTCAGAATTCTTACATTTAGATTTTTCTTCTAAATATTTTCTAATTTCTTGGAATGTTTCTGAGTTTTTGTTGGTTTTAAGAGTATATCCCTCTTTCTTTTCATATCTATGATGTTCATCTTCCCAAACATCACCAACTTTTCTTTCTTCTTTCTTAGCATTCCAACCGATTGTAGTATTTTTTTCATACTCACCGGTCTTTATCATGTTTACCAACTTTCTACGAGTTGGGTGCATATATTTCTTTTTGAATTCTTTACCCATTGTTATATATTAGGTTATAATTTTATATATAAATATATCAAAATATGAAAACCGAAATTTTTAGAAGAAAATACCAAGGATTTGGTTTACAGATGCAAATGTACCTGTAAGTTTAAAAGTATTTCCTTTATATAAAAATACTATACCTTCATTTGGTACAATTTTCTTAGAACCACCAATAGAATTTAACCTACCAAGTTCTAATTTTAGTTTTTCTATCTTTTTTGGGTCACCTGATTTCTTAACATCTTTGATTGTTTTATCAATTCGTTTCTTTATATCACGAACTGCCTTATCAGGATTAACTGTAAGTGCAGATGAAGTAAATTCTAATACTTCTGCACCTAATCCTAAGAAGATTTTCTCAAACTTCATTAGATTATCTTTTGATATCTTCTTATGATTATCTTTATCTGTTTTCTTAGCCCATTCAAGTGTTTTAGAATCAGAAATATTCTTATTATCCAATCTAAATTTCTTATCCATGAAAGCCCATCTCTTAACTAACCCCATTTTGGTTTTATTATCGAGTGTTGTTGGTGAGTTTTTATCAACCCATTGTTCCCACCATGCTTGATGATAGTTTGCAACACCATCTGTATCCTTTAATTTGAATTCTTTTTGTAATTTAGAGATTTGAGATGAATATTTTGCTCTTTTCTTTGATAAATCTTGTGATTTAGGTAACTTTACAATTGGTGGCCCTTGAATAGTGTAGTTATCTTGTACATCTTTGTTAACTTGTTTAATCATACCAGCTAATATTCTTGCTGCTTCACCATTTTCACCAATTGCCTTACCTTCCATATCATATTCCATCGTTCCATGGAACACAAGTAACGCCTGGCCGTAAGGAATGACATTAACTGATGTTGGATATATCACTTCAAGGTTCATAAAACACGCACCTTGTTTAAAAATCTTATCTCTTTGTTTATCTGTAAGTGCTTTGATTGCATTTGAAAGGTCTTTCATCGCATAATTGTATGCATCTGATAATCCACCTCTACCTTGGAACTTATCTGATACTCCTTTGATATCTAAAGCGTTCTCACCTTTGTTTTTTAGGTGTCCTTTGTTTCTTGCTGCTACTAATCTTCCATCTCTCCATGAAATTGCAAGAGCTTGACCATCAGTTTTCTCTCTTGTGAATTCAAGTGTACCTTCGAGTGCACGATTTACGATATCTTTTAGTTGTCCAAAGGTTAAATTGATATCAGTATCGAATGGGTGAGACATATGTCCATACGCACCACCTTCTGTAAGGATACCTTCTTTCATGAATAGTTCTTTTTCTCTATTCTTTATCCACAAACCTTTCTCTGGCCCATCGGGTATATCCTTTGGTACATCTTTTCCTTTTACAGATAACTTGAATTTAACAAATTTATCAAGTTTTTTACCAATTCTTTTACCAAAATCTACAATATCACTATCTGATAACTTTATTTTATCATGTAGTTTCTTAAATGGTACAATCAATTCAGGTTTAAATCCTTTTAATGATATTAAAAACACTATTGCATCTTTAATTTCATTACTATAATTGATTTTATTTAATATTTTACCTACTTTTGCAGGGTCATTATCTCTTAGAATAAATGCCATTAAAGTAATTGGGTTATTATCGTGTGGATATGGTTTACTTACTTTAAGACCTGGTAGAATTTGTGGTGTAAACCCAACTTCATCACATCTATCTAAGTAAACTTTAGTGTTTTTTGATTGTTTTATTGCACTTATAAACTCATCACTTATTCTTTGATATGAAAGTTGTGTTATTTTGTTATCTTTTTTAAGTGCATCTAAAGTTTCTTTATCTAATTTAGCACCTAATCGAGTTTCGAACCTTACTGCTCTTAATTTTCTTAATGGGTCCTCATCAAATCTTTCTTTTGCTTTACCAACTGTTCTAATAACTCCTTTTTTCAAATCTTCTACACCACCATGGAAATCAATAATCTCTTTTTTATCAATATCGTAGTATAAAGAGTTACAAGTTAAATCTCTTCTCTTAGAATCTGTTGAAATATCACAATAAACTACTTTATCTGGTCTCCTACCTTTACCAACATCTTGTCTGAATGTAGTTACTTCGTGTCCATTGATGATTATACTTCCTAAATCAAGATTTGCATTTACATTTGTTGTAGAATGTTTAAATTTACCTTGTTTCGCAATCTTAATCATTTCTTCTGGTGTTGCATCTGTTGTTAAATCAAAATCTTTTGGTTTTTTACCAAGAAGTGCATCTCTAACTGCTCCACCAACTACATAAAGTTGTTTTTTATCTTTCTTAAATGCCTTTTGAAGTTTTTTAATATCAGAAGGTATTGTTAAATTGAATTTTGTTCTTGTTGCTTTATTCTCACCTAATCTTTGTAATCCTGCAGGTGGTGGAGTTAAAGGATTGTAACCAAAACATCTCCTTCTGTAATCTTGTTCTGATTCGTTTGGTAATCTTTCACATTGTTCTTTTAATCTTCTATCCTTTCTCAACATCTTTAATAATTCACCACCCTTACCTTTGATATCTCTATGTACCATTCTTGAAGTTGGGCCCTGGAATAATTTGATGTAAAGTTTTTCTAAATACTCAGCCTTTTTCTCATCAGGTAAGTTTTTGAATAATCTGTTAATCTCTCCTCTTTTTTTGTAAACATACTTTGCTAAATCATCGTAATAAAAAGAGTTAATTCCTTCTTGGTAAATTGTATCATCAATTCTACCATATTCTCTCATTATAATTCCTGCAACTGCATGTGCTTGATTTTCAATCGGTGAACCATCTGCTCCATCTTTGATTGGGTCTTTTAATAATCCCATCTCATCTTGTTTTCTATGAACTAATTCATGTGCAATCGTTCTACAAATATCAGCAGTTAATCTATTTTCAGTTGCAACATAGATTTCTTTTGTTTGTGGATTGAAACCACCTAAACTTTTATGAGTATCTGCATATTCTGTACCACTCATCAAAGATATCTTTGGATTACCATCAAGTTTTAATCTTTTACAAGCATATTCTACAAAGTTATTGATACATTGTGTTTTTTTATCTGATTGTTCTTTAATTGGTTCGTATTGATACTCCTTACTTGATTCAGCATCTTTTCTATATTCTTTATTTCTCTTTGCAAACCTTTTCATATCTTCAGGTCCTGCATATCCAATCATTAATTCGTTTGTTTCTGATTTATCACCGAATTTTTCTGCCTCTTTTGCTCTTAAAGCAGGTAAGAATTTAAATCTTGCTCTTTTAAGAACTCTTTTCTTTTTTCTTAATACATTCTTATGAACTATCTTTGCTTGTTGGATTGATAAATCCTTTTTCTTCATACCAGGAAATAAATCCTTCATAAACTCATCATAAACTTGTAGGTATGCTTTTTTGTATGCAATCTTTTTTAGTTTAGCAAGAGGTTTTCTCCTCATCATAGTTCTTTTTCTTCTTCTTGCAATTGCAGCTCGTTTACCAGCCATTGCTGCTTTTCTTCTTAGTAAATCAGCAGGTCTTAATTTACCTTTACTTCTTTCATTCAATCCCATTTTTTCCTGCCATGAATCAAATGCATCATAATCATACTCTTGTTTTTGTGAATCCCATCCACAATTATGACATAAATATTTTTCATTATCATTTGCCTCTATATCCCAAGAGTGATTACACTTTTCACAATCAACTGCCGTACCAGCAATCTCATTCATTTTTTCTTTTGTATAATCATAAACATAATCACGAATCTTATCTTGTTTATACATTATTTCTGATTGTTCATCATCATCATCTGTTTTCTTAAGTTGTTTTTTTAGTTCAACATACTTTTGTAAAATAGGTTTAAGTTCTTCTTTACTTTTATCTGGTAGGTTTGGTAATACTTTTTTCTTAATGTGTTTTGCAAACTCTTTATCATCTACATTTTCTATACTTTTAAGTGTAAGTACTTTTTTCTTTTCTTCTGGTGAACTTGGTAGACCAAATAATTTAGAAAAGAATCCTTGTTTTTTGGGTTCTTTTTCTTTTTTAATATCTGGTGAATGTTTGAACATATCTTTACCACTAATTTTTGATTTAGCATCTTGTGGTTTATCATCACCACCTTTATCTACTTGAACAAATCTATCTCCATCTTTATTGAAAGTAGGTGCATCTTCATCATCTTCTTTTCCTTTTGGTTTGTAGTTACCACCACCTACATGAGTATATTTATCTGCATCATCTTCAAAAATTGCTTGGAATCCTTCTTTCACTAATCTAAAGTTTACAACTTTTCTACCATTAATAGTTGGCATTCCATGTTCATCTTTACCAATAGTTTTAACAACTGTTTTTTTGTTTTTAAATCTACCAGTTAGAATTGTATCACCAACTTCAACTGGTAATGTAATTGCTTCATTTAAAGATGCTTCGTATTCTTTCTGAGAAACCTTATCTCCTTTTGCATCTTCTACTGATTGTTCTTTATCTTGTTTTAAATCTTCTTTATTTGCAAGTGATTTAACTAACTCATAACCAACCATTGATGCTTTACGAGTTGAATGTTTGTACCAATCGGAATACGCTTTTGATGAATAAATATCAATTTGGTTTGTTGCGGTTGTTGTACCCAAAACACCAGCAGGGAAATAAGTAACTGCCTTTACTGGCCCATCAGGATAACTTGGATGGTCATAGTAATCCTCGATTTCTTTAGAAGTAATCATATTTACTACCTCAAATCCAATCTTTGCTGCTCTTTTTACATTGATACGAGAATATACATCATAGTTAGGGAAAAAGAAGTTTGGCCCATCATCCACTTGACCTGAACTCATCTTCGAACTTTCGTTGATGAGCCATTCTTCAATCCTTTCTTTAGAAATCTCGATTACTCCCTCATTAAGTTTGTCCGTAATCATCTTAAAAATCGTTGCATTGAACTTTCCATATGCACGAGATTTAAAGAAAGACTTCTTCTGGTCATCCGACCCTACTGATAACCCATTACGAGTTTCAGTTCCGCTTATACCACCACCACTTGATGGTGCGGCATAAACATAACCACCATCCTCATAACCAACCTCTGCTTTTCCTTTCCATGGTTTGAAATACTTTCCACCCAATCTTCCTGCATCCTTTTCACCAACAACGGTTATGAAGGCGGTTGTGTTTTTATCGTATTTTTTGAGGATTTCTGTTGGAGCATAATTGTTTTTTACCTGTACTATTTTTGATTTAGGTATATTGAACATTGTAGTCATGATTTTCACCTTCTCTTTGAAGTTAAAAGGTGATTTTGGTCTTTCTACTTTGTTGGAAGTACTGATAAAAACATTATTTCTACCGAATTTTTTGACAAGATGTTGGTATGTACCGTAGTGTCCTTTGTGCATAGGTTGAAACCTACCACCATATACTACTACGACCTTCTTAATAGGACTTTCATCCTCTAGGAGCATTTGCTCTACAAGAAATTGTGAGAGTTTGTTCATATTCCAATATACCTTATCAGTATATAAATATGTTAGAAATAAGAATTAATGGTTTTTGTAGATGAAGGGGTCTCTTTTACGAAGTTCTTCTAACTTTTTTTTATAGATTCGTTCTCTCTTCTTATTTTTAAAGTAAGTAATAATTTTTTTGATTAGGTTCATTTGAAATTAATTCATCTAGTTTACTTTTATAAATATTCCCAACAGTATATTCTTGAAATGTTAATAGTAAGTTTCTATTATGAATAAGAATTGGTTTTAATTTTTTATTAAGTTCATCCCATTCTTCTTTAGATTTATTTAAAAGAAAAGAAACAACTTCACAGATTTTATCCATCCTTGTTGGATTATCTTCAATCGTATCATAACTTTCATCCCAAAAATCTGAAAAGGTTTTAAATCCTAAACTATGTAAATACTTTAACATTCCAGGTCTACCTACGAATACAAAAGGATGTAAATGTTGTATTGGTTTCCATGTTTTTTCTGAAATATAATTACCTAATTCATAAAATAGAGTTTCGGTTACAATTGAAAAGTAAGTAGATTTATAATTTTTTGCATCTTCAAATGCAAAACCCCATACTCCTTTTATATCTTCAGTATCAACTACACTTTTTCCTAATTTTTTCATTTTTCTAAAACCTGAAAGAATTTGGTTAATCTTATCTTGACTTGAAAGATATGGTCCACCTTGTTCTGGTCTTGTAGATGCCAAATTTAATCCAATTTCATCATGATTATGTCTCATCGATAAATCAAATGATGTTTTTGTTTTTTCAAATAAACCAGTTTCTAGTAACCAACTAATAATTACAACTCTATGTGCAGCTAATCTTCTATTTAAACATAATGCGTGTGATTCTCTATTAGTTAATAAATCAAATTCACTATCTTCCATTAATGAATTTTCATTTTTAAAACTATTAAAATGAATTTTTTTCTTTTCAATTAAAATAGCATTAGTATCTTTTGCTTTTCCTAATAATGACCAAGGATAAAATGCCGTATAAAATAAATTTTCTTGTGGATGTTTATTTAAATATTGTTTATAAATATCAAATGTATTTTCAGATGCAGTAATTACAATTACTTTAGATGGGTTAATTTTATTTCGTTTACATGCCTTGTGTAATTCCTTAAAAATGTGAGGTCTTATATCACCTTCACTACTATAATCATAAACTAACCAAAAGTTTTTTGCATTTGTACAATCTTTTGCTTTTTTAGATATAAAATCGAAACTATGTCTACCTTGATGATAAGTTGGTTCAGAACCACTTGATACATTTATATTTCCAAAGGGATGAATAGTATAGAAATAATTTTCTGTTCTATTACCGTTTACAAGTTTTGTTTTAGAATCGTAATGTAAATTACTAATATGATAATTTTTTGTTGAATCTTCTGATAAATTTAAATTACAATCATATACTCCAATCTGTCCATATGTTTCATTGAACTCATCTATAAGTTTATGAGTAACATAAAAGTTATATTTCCAAAAAATGTTTGTAAAATTCCAATTAATACCATTAGGTACAAACCCCATTGGTCCTTTTACATCAAATACTCTTTTAATTCTCATAATATAATTGAGGATATTCTACCATCACCCAAATACCACCTTTTAATGCTTTTTTGTATGCAGGTAGAATCTTTTCATGGGAATCAAGTTTAACTACATTTGTATGTTTTAATATTGTTTTGAATTCTTCTGTATAATCTGCCTTGTGTTGGTGACCAGGGTCTAATGGAACATCACTTCCTTTACCAACTCTTATAATTACATTTGGATTCCAATCACCATCTGACATGATGTTTATTTTATCTAAATGATTTACCAATTGATTTGCTGCACAAATTAAGAAATCCCATCTTGGATAAAAACTTACCACATTGTGACCAGACATTGCAAGACCTAAACTCATACCCATTTGAACTTCTTCCATTACTGGTGTTTCTATCATTCTTTCTTTTGGTAATCCCTCAATGGTTTTACTCATTGGATTTCCATAATAAACAATTTGTTGTCCGATGAATATAGTTTTATCATCTTCCATACTTAATTTCATTGCTTCTGTTAACGCATCTAAGTATGGTGTAAACTTTGGTTCACTCATTTTATTAAGGTTTTGAATTTGGATTAAATTGGTCTTTATTTTCCTTATACCAAGATAGTGCATCTCTTAATCCACTTTCTAAATCGTATTTTGGTGTCCAACCTAAATCTTTTAATTTTTGATTATCTAATAATCTGACAGGTATCATTGGTGCCTTGTTGTTTACGAATTCGACTGGGTTTGTGTTTCCTTCGATTTCTTTAATTTTATCAAGTACTTCCATAACAGTATATCCTTCACCATAAGATACATTGTAAATATCATATGTATCAACCTTTTCAGCAACTGTTATAAATCCACTCACCATATCATCAACATGAATTACATCTCTTACTTCAGTACCATCTCCCCAAACAGGTATTGGATTTAGGTTATCTGCAACTTTTCTAATATTTGCAGGTGTAACATGACATTTTTCAAAATCGTACTTATCGTTTGGTCCAAATGCATTTGAAGGTCTAATAATTACACACTGCATTGGGTTGTGAATTTGATTTGAAAAGAAATCACAAAGAGTTTCACAATATCTTTTCATCCAACCTACTGCTTTGTAAACTGGTACGATATCTGGTGTTTGTACTTCTACATCTTCGGTACAAGGTACATCTTTTAAATCTGGATAAGTTGTATTTGATGATATAAAGATAAACTTTTTAACCCCATGTTTCCATGATTGTTCCATAAGATTTACATTCATTTCTATATTGGGAGTTACATGGAGAAGCGGATTATATTTTGTATCTAATGCGTTCGATGTATTAGCAGCTGCATGAAATATAACATCACATCCTTTCGACACTATCTCACAAAAGTCTGCATCTTGCAAGTTTCCTTTTATGTGTTCTATGTTTTCACAGCCTTCAAAATCATTTCGTAAATCTCTACTCCATGATGTTGCACGAATGTTTACATAACCTAATTCATATAACATTTTGATTAATCGTGAACCTATAAATCCACTTGCTCCGGTAACTAAAATTTTATCTGTTTTTTTCATTTTTTAAATTCATTTAAATAATAATCTATTGTTTCTTTTAATCCTTCTTTTAAGGATACTTGTTGTTTGATACCGAAAGATTCTGCTCTTTCTGTACTCATTAATCTTTTTGCATCACCATTTGGTTTTGTAGTATCCCATTCGATACCAACTTTAACTCCATACATATCTTCGTATATTTCTACGAGAGTTTCTGCAAGTTCTTTAATAGTAACACCAGTACCACTACCTAAATTGATTGGTTGTGTTAATTTTTGTTCGTATGCTTTTATGATTCCATCTGCAACATCACCAGCATAAATAAAATCTCTGATTGGTGTTCCATCTCCCCAACAAATTAGTGGATGTTCTTTTTCACCAAATAATCTTTTAATAAGTGAAGCGATTACTGTTGATTCTGGTCCGAAGTTGTCATGTCTACCATAAATGTTTGCTGGTCTTACAACTGATGCTTTATTCCAATCGAATGATACTGAATATACTTCAGCTTGTAATTCACCCAATCTCTTTGCCCATCCAGCATACTTATCTTTTTCTGATGGGAAGGTTTTCCATACATCATCCTCATAAAATACCTCAGCGGGTTGATAAACACCAACAGTCGATGTATATACATACCACTCTACATCTTCTAATCTTGCTGCTTCCATCATATTGGTATTAAATTGTAACATTGGTACAAAATAATCTGCTGGTTGTTCCATTGCTCTTTTAGGTGAACCTTTAACACCTGCAATATGAAGTATTATATCTTGTCCTTCGACAACTCTTTTACAACTTTTAAATTCTCTTAAATCTGCTTTGATGAATTGATAATTTTCATCCTTATATTTTTCGATTTGATTTGTTGGTTCAACAATATCAACTGCAGTTACGAATGCACCTCTATCGATACATTTTTGTACGGTGTAATTTCCTACTAATCCATTAGCACCTGTGATTAAAACCTTTTTACCATTCATTTTCTATTTGTTTTATTATGTTAGGAATGGAATCTTCCTTGAAGTTATTAAATACCTCTCTATTATATATACATATATTTTTAGTTTTTTGATAAATTTCATTTAATTCATTAATACTTTTACTATTTAATTCTAAAATTAATTTTTCAATTGCAAAATATCTATCTTCACCATTTTCTATTTCATCATAACTTTCATCCCAAAAATCAGAGAAAGTTTTGTATCCCAAACTTCGTAATTCTTTTAAGTAATTATAAGGTCCTACAACTATGAAGGGTTGGTAACATACAATTGGTTTTATTATTTTTTCTGATAAAAATAATCCATTACATTGAAACGATGTTTCAGTAACAATGTTAATACATGAATTTAAAAATAAATCTTTTTTAAAAGTATTACTTGTTTTAAAACTTTGTAAATTAACTCCACTATTTTTAGTATCTAACTCAATTGGGAGTTTACTTTTATATTCATCGATTGATAATTTTTTACTTTTTGTAAAAAATGGTACTGAACCATCTGATGCACAAAAATTAAGAAAACTAAAATAAGAATCTGAAAAATCATTTTCAAGATAAGTGTGAAATAAACTCATTCTATTATCTTTATCAACTGTTCTATTAAATGATAAAAACTTTTTATTTCTAAAAATATCTAATTCTTCAAGTGTTATATCTTCACTTTTATATCCTAATTCATTTTCTTCAAAAAATTTAAAATCTCCCCACTTTTTCATATGAATACCAGGTTCTTCTAAAAAATGATGATAACAAAAAGTATTGTAATCTTCAGAATGATTTACACAAGTATCCACATAATAAACTTTATCTTTCAGACCGTATGAATTTATATCATTCATAAAGTTAATCTTATCAGACCAAGTACATGGGTCAGCAATTGATGCAAAAATTACCTTTAAATTATTTTCTTTAATTAAATCATAGAGTTCTTTTTTAAAAACTCTGTGTGGTCCTTTAAAACATTCAGTTCCTTCAATGATTAAAATATTATTTTTTGATTTATCTATATCATCTATAAAACTATACTCAAAATTGTTTTGAATATAATCAGTAAATGGTCCTCGAAAAGACCATGATGGATATTCTTCATCAAATAAAAATATAAATTTTAAAATACTACCCATTTGCCAGTACCGTAATGTGGATATTTAGATTTATACTTGTAATAGATTACATCTTCTGGTATTTCTCTTTGAATATTATTCCAAGTATGACCAGTTGGTGTATTTGTTGATACCTCATTATCTTCTACTACAAAATAAAGTGGTAAATCAAAGTTTCTTGCGTATTTGTGTACTTCATAAAAGATACCAGTTTCAAAAGTCATATCACCAATGAAACACCAAACCTTTTCATCACTTCCTCTTTCTTTTAAACCCTTTGCAACTCCCAATGCAATTGGTAAAATACCAGTTACGATTGCAGAAGAATAAAAATTAGATGATTTATCTATGATAGTTATTGATTTACCTTCTAAAATTTTTTGTTTCAAATACTTTGGGTCTACTCCATGTAAAAGTGCATGATAGTGTGACCTCCAAGTTGAAAATACCCAATCTTCAACTCCTACTTTTTTAAATATTTCGATTAATTGTTCTTCATTGCCATGTGAAAGATGTATAGGACCTGTGATTTCTCCATTTTCCCAATGTTTTATGACATCATCTTCAAAAGCTATTAAATCTTCCTTAGAAAAATTTCCATCTATCCATCTATCCTCGTGATTTTGTAAATTTTTAATTTCCATTTGCATCTCTTTTTGATAATATAGGATTTGTACAAGGCCATTCTATTTCATACTTCGTATCATCCCATTTTATTGTTTGTTGTTTGTTTTCATCATTGTATTCACCATGATATGCCATCTTATAATGAAAGATTGAATCATCTTCAAAGACATAATGTCCATTGGCAAACATAGGTGGTATCAATACTTGTGTTGTTGTTTCTGGTGAGAGTATAAAAGATTCCCATTTTCCAAAGTTTTTTTGTTTTGGTCTTAAATCTAAAACTACTAAATAAATTTTACCATGCAAACAACTTACTAACTTCCATGTTTTATCATCATAGTGTAATCCTCTGAGTACATTTTGTTTAGATTTAGAAAATCTATCATGTTTAAATTTTAATCCCTTAGTCCTTTCCTCAGCAGGCAAGATTCTATCGTAATAATCTGAATGATAAGTTGTAGATATAGAACCTCTTTGTTCATAATAAACCGATGGTTGTATAACCTTTACTTCATTTAATTTAGAACCATGATAGAAATGAAAATCATCCCAATCTCTTTCTTTATAAAATATACTACGTCCTTTTGCCATAACCTAATGGAAAACCATTTCTATATTTAGAACTTAAATCTTGTATAAGAATGGTATATGTTTTAATTAATTCTTCAATACCAGAATCCAATGTATATTGTGGATTCCAACCAGTTGATTCAATTTTTTTATTTGATACTATATAATCTCTTTTATCTGGGTCCTCATAATAATCTGAATATGTGATTGCAAAATCTGGTACATAATCTTTTATTTTTTCAACTAATTGTTGTTTTGTTAGATTAGCATCTGATAAACCTACATTGAACACCTCTCCACTATGTTCTTGGTAGTTTTGAATCATAAATAAAAATACATTTGCAACATCTCTGATGTGAATGTAGTTTCTTACAAAGTTTTTTTCAAATATCGTTATGTACTTATCAGTCAATGCCTTATATACAAATTCATTTACTAATAAATCCATTCTCATTCTTGGTGATGAACCAAATACTGTTGCCAATCTTACAGATATTCCCCCAATATTCAAAACCTCACTCTCTGCTTTGACTTTGGTAACACCATAATGTGAAATTGGATTGAGTGGACTTTCTTCAGTACACTCACCATCCTCTCCTATCCCATATCCACTATTTGTATTTGGATAAACTATTCTTATATCAGAATTTTTTATCAATTCACAAATATAGCGGACGTGCTCGTAATTTACTGCGGTTGCTAAATCCTTATCTTTATCACATGCTGGAAATCCTACTATTGCAGCAAGAGGAATAATAACATCAAAATCATTTACTATTGATTTTAGTAATGTTTTATCCCTAACATCTCCATATATAAAATTAAAATTAGGATTGTGTGAAAAAATAATTGATGATGTTTGATTATACATCAAATTATCTAAAATAGTTACTTGATAATTTTCATTCAGTAATTTTTCTGTAATAACTGAACCTAAGTAACCCGAACCACCTGTAATTAATATTTTCATAACTTTTAAATTAAAGAAGTATCTAAGATATCTACTAAATTTTTTTCATATTGTTTACTCATCCATTTTTGTTTTAGTAAACTTTGATTATACTTGAGTAAAGGTTCCATTTCTTGTAAAATTTCAACCCACTCTTCTTTTGTTTTAGAACAAAGCAACTTTACTTGTTCTATTAACATCTCTGTCCTTTTTTCGAAATTCTCTTCAGAATCATAACTTTCATCCCACCATTTACCAAAGGTTTGAAATCCTAAACTTTTAAGATGTTTTAAAGTATATGGATTTCCATTCACCAAAAATGGATGTAGATTCATTATTGGTTTTAAAGTTTTTTCTGTTACAAATAAATATTTTGTTTCAGCATTTGTTTCAGAAACAATTGAAAAATAACTTTTTTCATATTCATCTTTTCTACTTAAATAATTATGAAACATTGCAACTTCATCACCTTTATCAGAATCTATTATTGATGGATACCATTGAGATAATGTTTCCTTCCATTTTTTTATAGTTTTTGGATAGATATTTAGTTTTTCATCAGCATGGTTTCTACTTAGTTGGTTATCAAAATCATCTGTCTGAAATAGTGAAATAAATCCCTTATCATAAAGATTATTTAAGAAAAGTTTATGTACTAAAAAAGGTCTATGATATCTACCAGAGTTTCTGTTATAATTTAAAAAATATTTTTCTTTTATATCAAACTTTAATTCTTGTTGTAACGAAAATTCATAATCATTATGTCCTTCAGTAATTTGATTATTTCTTTCTTCACATTGTTTAATGTATTTGCCAGCTGAATATAGATAATAATTATTATTAAAAACTTTAATTCTTGAATCATCAATTTTTATTTTTTTAATATTTTCATTACAAGTAGAAATAATAAATTTGTTTCTATCTTTAATGTTATGTCTATCTAACCATTCTTTTACTTTTACAAATAATTTTGGTACATGAGGATATGCACCTTCTCTATTATCAATCATTAAAATTTTGAATTCTCTTCTTTTTTTTAAATATCTAAGAAGTTTTGGTGAAAATAAATTATCAAAATCTACATTTGGATTTGAATAGTATTCAAAAAAGTTACTTGCATTTGTTGATTCAAGACAAACTACAAAATGATGTAAACTTTCATTATAATTTTTTCTATCTAAAACATTTTGTATTTCTGTTACTAACATTTTATTCCAATGTGTATTAGTAGAAATAAATTCATCAGCAAACATACCTGATTGTTTTTCTAAAACAGCTGGAATATGTGGTGCCGATAGTAACAAAGTTCTATCTTCAGTATTATTTTCTACTTGGTATAAAAAATTATCTCTTAGGGTACTGATGTTGTATCCAAAATCTAAATGTCCATTAGGAAATAGAAAATCATATACAAAATGAATATGTTTTTTCATTTAAATTAAATTAAACTATTATCTTCTGCCATCCATTTTTTATCAAATAAAATCATCGAGTTACCATTATGAGTAATATCCATGATTTTATATGGAGTTTGCCATTCTTCTTTAAAACAATATATTGCTGCTGGTATTTTATCGAAATCAACTGAATCTGGTGAGTTTATTTCAAATGTTTTTTCTACTTCTTCATTTTTTAATGCAGTTTCAAAAATTGATAAGTGATTTATTTCTCCATGAAGGAATCCTCTGTGTTCAGGTGCACAACTATCTAATGAGTTATTACACCCAACCCAAATCCAAGAATCTCTATAATCTATTATTTCACCTGAATATGAAATTTTACTTACTTTTCCATCTACATAACAAGTTACAACTTTTTTCTTTTTATCATGTATCATTGCAACTGTCATCCAATCACTATTTTGATTTACATCAATCCATGTATCGTGAAATTCTACACCAACTTCTCTTGTTTGCCATGTCCAAAATTGTGCTTTGATATAACATTGTTCTTCATTTATTTTTAAAGCACTTAAACCACAATGTCTACCGTTCTTTGCAACAATACCCCCTTCGTGGGTTGGAGTACCAATTTCCATTTTATCCCAATCTATTTTTACGCGTACACAAACTGTGAAATCCTTTTCAGTTAAATCAAAGGTTTCCTTTTTACATAACCCATAACGATTTTTTGGAGGGATAAAATATGCATTATCACCTTTTAATTGAATCATATCTTAATTTCTAAACATTTTCTATAAAATTCTTCTAGTTCTGGAAAAGTAGCACAGAAATCTGTTCCTCTTCTCTCATCGTGTGCTCTGAAATATCTTCCAAAGTTGTATCTTTGTTTTTTTAATTGTTCTTCTGCCACTGGTGATTTCATCCAATCGAAAGTTCTTTTTAATTTTTGAATTTCAACATCCGAATATCCAATGTATTCTTTTTCGAATAATGGTACTCCTAAGAAATCTACTAATTGTGCATCAGCATAAATTTTATCTGCCCAATGTGGTTCTAAAACTTGTACTGTTTGGTGAGTTGGGTGTCTTAAATAAGATGTATCTAAGAATGTTGCAGAGTTCCAATATCTATCATCCGAACCATAAGTGGTTTTTAAATCATAAACACCTCTAATTAGTTTATCATAGTTTGGAACTGAAAGTGCATTGTAAGTTACCATGTAAGTTAATATAACTTGTGGTATTTTTTCTAAAACTTTATGACAGTTATCCCAAAATCTATTAAACTCTAAACCATTTCGAATATATTCTGCCTGTTTACCCCAAGTATCAACCGAAGTAAAGATTACAAATTCTTTTACTCTTCCCTCATCACAAATTCTCGCAACCTTTTCTATAAATCTATCAATTAATTTATCAGGTACTCCTAAGTTAGAGTTTATTGCAAGATTCAATTCTCTATTTGGATTTTCTTGTTCTAAAATAAAATCTAAAACTTTCCAAGTATCTTGTGACATTAAAGGTTCACCACCAGTAATTCTAAAAGTGTGTAAATCTTTATATAAATCTGGCCACCATCTCCAAAACGCATCTACATATGGATTTGTTTGGGTTACTGGCATTGGCATTTTACCTTCTTGTTTTAAATAAGTTAAATCATTAAAACCATCTGTTGTTGGATATGCTCCAAATTTTTCAGCTTCTTCCATCCATTTTGTTGAAAATGCTGGTCCACAATAAGAACATTTAAAATTACATGCATTTGAAAATGAAACTTCAACATACTTTGGATTATAATCATCTCTCCAACCTAATGATTTGATTTCATCCATATAAGGATACGACCAGTTCTCTGCAGATTTAAAAGTTCTATCTGAAAATCTATTAGAACTATCTTCTACATTCCAACAATAATCACATTCATCTGGTCTTTGTCCTTCCAACATCTCTTTTCTTCTTCTTTTCTTGTACATCGTATTGTGAAGAGCAGTTGGATTTCTTTTTAATTCTCTTAAAGGAACTTGATGTGTTTTAGGGTGGTGACAAGAATGAGTATGACCCAATTGTAAATGCATTGTAACTTGTGTCCACTTTGCTAAACAAAACCCAGGTCCTTGGTCATTTAATGATTTTCTAATATCCACATAAAATGGACTATCATCATCAATGTTAATTTTTCTTTTTTTCTCTTCTTGTTTTGCTATTAAATCTGCCATTGAATATCTTTATATTAATATATATCAAAATTTAACATTTATTAGTTTTGCTTTGGGAGTAATCTCTTCAACTCCAACTAATTCATATTTTAATTGTTTTATACCATCTGATTTATAATCCCATTCACCTTGTTGCATTTGAAGAACATATCTTCTTTCGTTTCTTGCAGTGGTTTCTCCCTTTGCCCACTTATCGTTTCCATGTTCATCTTTTACCAATCCTTCATCTTTGTGTGGTAAACATTTTAATCTTCCAGGTACTCTGTGTGGTAAAACTGTATATGGTATTTTTATTTCTCCTTCGTGTAATTCGCAGTTTCTAATACTACCATGTAATTCGTTTCCACTTAAATCAACTGCGGTGTAAGGAGAATTTTTTTGTAAATCAGAATTAAAATCATAATGTAAAACTAAATTCTTTTCTGGTACATTTTTGTGAATATTTTTTATTTCTTCTTCTGATAGTACTCTATTCCACATACAAACTTTTCCTATATCTCCTTTTAACCAACGATTAATATCAGTTTTTCGTGCAGAAGTAGTTGTTCCTATGTACCAATCATCTAATCCATAGGATTTTAATCTATTCTCATAATGTAAAGGGGATTGTGTACCATGACCGTGTCTTGCATCTGATTCTTTACCATTTAAATAAAAATGAATTTTTTGATTTGCAGTATCAACACTTAAAGTAACCCATGTCCATTGTCCTTCATATCTTTTTATCCATTGATATAAATGATTTCTTTGATTATCCCAAAGTTGGGCCGTATATGCTCTTGAATTGTTATAACTCAATCCCCAATCATATCCTGGTCTACGAATTATTGGATACTCACAAAATCTTCTATCCTCATCACCTACTAACCAAATGTTTACTTTATCTTCTTGTTGATATGCACGAACTAAAACTGAAACTGTATGAGAACGAGAAGTAATGTTTCTTAATTTTTTATCTCTATCTATTTTTATAAATGAATTTTTACCATTGAAATTTAAGTAACTTTGTTTTTCAGTAGGATAATCCATATAAGATGCATTCGCATATCCTTCAAGTACACATCTCCAAAATAAATCATCATCTTCCATTCCCCAATCCCAATAATCATTTGAGTATCCATTTGTTGCCTCTACTTGTTCTTTTGAAAATAAAACTGCTCCACCAAAGTATTCTTCATACTTTAGTTTGTAATCCATTTGAGATATATTTGTTGCAATATGTATGGGATGTTTTTTTGGAAAAGAATAATCACAACCTTCTTCGGGTATCATATCGATATCATGCCAAACAATGTAATCACATCCTTCTTTGAATGCCCACTCTGCTGCTACATTTTTTGTAGCACCTCTATTAAACAATTTATCATCTACTTGATGACCAAAATAAATGTGGTAATCAATTCCTTGTGATTCCAAATATTTACTAACAGTTGGTATAAACTCTTTTAAGTGAGCTTCTCTATTTCTATAAGGAACACAAACACCTATCTTCATACTGTCTTTGCAATTAGATTTTTAAATTTTGTTGTAGACCAACCATGGTCTCTATTTAAATAGTGAATTGGAATATTTAACTCAAAACCTGTATAAGTTCTTCCCCTATAATCATCACCCAAAAATCTTATATCTGGTCGTATTCCTTCTAACAATTTCACCAATTCATTTTCGTAAGTATAAATATGAATAAAATCAATGAATTTTATTGCATATAACATTTCCATTCTTTCTTCTACCGAAAGTATTGGTTTTAATTTTTCTGGTCTTTCAATTGATGGGTCGGTGTGTAAAAGTATTATAAAATTTTCACAATAGGATTTACACTCTTCAAACATTTTAATGTAACCTGGATGTAGTACATCAAAGTTACCTGCAATTATTCCTGTCTTATACATTGGCATCATAGTTCTACTGATATAAAGTGATAATCATCCATTTTTGTATCGGATAATAAATCGTATCTAACATTATCTATACCATCTCTTTTATAATCAGATTTTCCTTTTAAAACTTTATTATAAAAGTGAAGTTGATTTTTTCTTGTTTCTGTCCATGTCCATTTATTTTCATAAAAACCATTTTCTTTATGATACAAAAGTTTAAAGGTTGATTCTCTTCTATATGGTACGGGTATTTCTATAAAATCATCTACTTGATTTATTAGAACCTTACCACAATCCTTAACTTCTGCTGTTCTTTTTCTTTGAGTAACATCATAAACTTCAGAATAAGTTGCATTCTTCATATCATAACACATTTCTAAAGTATGTGGTGCAACATAATCACCATATGCTTCAGTTAATCCCATACCTTTGTTATCAGAAATTTCTTTTATTTGTGCATCTTCTAACGAATGATTAAATAATGCGAAATAATCAATCGTACCTCTAAAAGGCCTTCTTTGATTATATTGAAGAGATGGTGAATCACCAAGGTAAATAAATTTTTCATTTAAATAATGGAGTACTCTACCTTCATATTCTGCCTCATCTACGAGTTCACCATCTTGATAAAATTTAATTATGTGTTCATCTTGGTTTATTGATGCACATAATGTAGTTTGTTTTGGTGTAGTGATATTTGATTTTAAACTTATACATTCTTTATCTGCCGTCCAAGTTTCAAATTTATATCTTTTGTAAGAGTTAAAAGTAAAACCAGTATCCATACCTGGTATTGATAAAATATTATATTCATCAAACATAAACCCTTCATTACATTCTATCTCTGCTGGATTAAATGAACAAAATAAAGTATAATTTTTTAACTTAAATGGTTTTGGTATTTTAACTTGACTAGTGTAACCATTAAACTCTAAACCTGCACTACTATGTGCCTTTGTAGGTAATTGTTTTGTGTTAAAATCAAGAAAGTTTTCTTTACATCTCCACAATAAATCATCATCTTCATAACCCCATCCCCAATATTTGTTTGAATATCCATTGACATGGAAATAATCATCTATTGGAAATAAAGTAACTCCACCGAAGTACTCATCAAATACAACCCTTTTCATTTTATCTTTATGTGAAATAAAATTGGTTGCAAGATGGGTAGGAACACTCACCTCAGAATAATCAACATCAATAGGTAACATATCAACATCGTGTAATGCAACATAAGTACAATTAAGTTCTTTTGCTTTAATTACACCAATGTTTAATAATGAACCTCTATTGAATGATTTTTTATCTGCCTGTTCAACAATGATTAATTCATATGAAAGTTTTGAATCATCAAAATGATGTTTAATTGCAGTAGTAAAATGATTTAAGTGTGTCCTTCGGTTTCTGTACGGAACTATGATACCGATTTTTGACATAAGTTATTTACTTGATTTTCTTTTCGTACCACTCTGAAAGGTACCATTCGATTCTTGGTCCCCAATCTTCTTTATCGATTTCTTCAAACCATAAAGTAAGTGCATCTAATGAATTAGCAATTTTTTCAAGAGCTTTTACTTTTCTCTCTTCTAAAATTTGTGCTGTTTCGTCTTTTTTTGCTGGCATAACTTTTAATTTAATTTTAAATACATATATAAATATATAAAAACTATCAAACCGCGATAATTTTTTTTAACAAACGATTCCATTTTGAATATTCCCAATGTTCACTTGGATTTTGATGTAATCGTTCCATAAAAAATTCTTTATTTGAAATATCAATTTTCCAATCAGAATCTTTTATTGCATCATACATTTTTTGGTATTCTTCCCAAAAAGTGTACTCTTTTTTTGTTTCAGAAACTTCTTTTAATCTTTCTAAAACGGTTGAATCCCACTTAAAGTGGTGTACTTGTACAAACCCTTCTCCTCTACCCGGTGGATATCGAAGAGGATGATTTAAATTTTCTTTTCCCCAAATGTGCTTATCTTTAATAATACCATAATGTTGTCCGTGTGTTACTTTTACTCTCCCTTTCATAACACAACATTTATTTGGACAAGCTTGAGAAAGTGGATATCTAAAAAATCCACCATAAGGAAATTTTTTCCATATATTAGTTTTATTATAAACTTTTGGAAATGTACCATCCTCTCCTATCCTATCGATGAATCCACCTGTTATAAACTCCCAACCATTTTCTTCACAATCATTTATCATTTCTTGTAAAGGTTTAGGATACACATGGAATTCATCATCGTCCGAAACCACCCACCATTCGTTTGGTTTTGTTTTTTTTACTTCGTTGTATAACTCAGTAACTTTTTCCCAATTAAACTTTGGTTCAGTTACAATTTTATATGGAGTTATACCTAATTTTTTTATTTTATCAACTATACCATCATCTTCGTGTTGTCTATAAACAACTACATATACTTCATCTACTATATCTTTATAATGATTTAACATATGTGGTAACATTGTTATATTATGTCCCACAACAGTTACTAAATTTATCTTATGCATTTTTTCTAATAAATGTTAGACCAGTAGAAGATGGTTTATCTCTTAAAATACCATTATTAAAGAAGTTAAATACTTCCCACTCTTTATTTTCTTTTAATTCTTTTACAAATTTTGCTGGTCCATTAGCATATTCTTGATGATATGAATCTATTATATCATCCGATATTATATGTTCTTTTTCAAAAGATTCATCTGTATCGTGTATTGATATAATACCATTTGGTGATAATAGTTTTGAATATAATTCAAAATCTTTTTTTACATCTTCATAAGAATGTCCTGCATCAATATGAAGATAATCAATCTTAATATCTTCTTTTACGAAAAAATTATAATATGCATTTTCAGTAGTATCTAAAATTACTCTACATGGAAAATGAGTTCTAAAAAAAGAATCTTTCTCTACCCAATCAGTATGTCCACCAACACCATTTGATGCATCAACTAAAATAGTTGTTCCTACATCTCCCCATTCCATAAGTTTTTCACCTTCAAATATTTTTTGGTCATGTAAATCCATTCTTGCCTGAGACATGATTCGTGGAATGAATCCACCACCACTTCCTAAACAGACACAAGTTTTAGCTCTCATATACTGAATAGCTGAATAAATGAGTAAACCATCACCAAGATGAAAATCAGTAGCTCCATGTGTCCATCTGTATTTAACAGGTGAAAAATCTTTGAACTCTTTTTGATTTGTGTCTTTTTTTATCTTGAAGTTGTTGGTAAAAAACTCTTTAACTAAGACATAGTTAATAATAGACATATTATCTTTTGTGTATATAAATATATTAAATAAATTTTTCTAAAACTTTTTCTGTCCAAATTTGTTTGTAATCAAATGTTTTCATATAAGTTTTTAATTTAGCAAATTCTACAAATCTTGTTCGTGAATCATCAAAGTGGATTTTTTTAACCATCTTATCAAATTCATTTTTTGAACTTGCTCTATATTTGTAATCTACTTCTTTTGCCCAATCTGTGTGTATTATTGGAATCTTACCATAATCCACTGCTTGAAATATTGAATAACCAAATGGTTCTTTAAAATATGCTCCATGAAAAATATCGAAATCTTTATTCATAAAAGAATTATGTATATCCATATTCCATTGATAAAATTTTATATTTGGAAATGAATATGAAGTAGTATCTCTCAAATTTTCAAAATCATATCTCGATGATAAAACAAATCCCTCGTGTCCATGCATCCAATGTACACACTTTCTTGATTCTATCCTTGATGCAAAACCTATTTTTTTAGAAAGCTCCTTAGATGGTTTCTTATTGTATTTAAATTCGTAAAAATTTGGTATAGTGTAGGTATAGTTTGGAAAATCATCTAATAAACTACTTGGATTGTTTCCTATCCAAATTCTTTTTTTAAATGATTGTAAAAAATCATTGTAAAATTCAGGTTCAACTTTTGTATTAAATTGTAATCGTTTTAATTCAGGTACCTTGTTTATAACTTCTTGCATTTCTTTTGGATATGCATGTACAAAAATTGTTTTGAATTTACTTTCATACTTCCAAATGTGTTCTCTTTTATGATAATGAGAATGTAGATAATAAATACCCATACATTCTTTTAACCATTCATCAGTTTTATTAGGGTCATCACCATGAAAATGAAATACTAAACCTTTTGGTAATGATTCTGAATCAAAATCAACTGGTCGTTTTGAATCAATTAACAATCTCCAATTTTTTCTTTTTGGTAATTTAGGCCAGATAGTTTTTAAAAAATGGTTTGTCCAAATATCTGCACCCCCTTGAATTGTATTTCCTGCACCAGTTGTTACTAATATATTGACACTTGATGTAAATGAATCTGATGTTTTTATTTGTTCTTTAAAAGGAAGTGAATTATTTATTTTATCTACTAATACATCAGTATCAATCTCTTCATTACAATGAATAATATAATTCATTAATGAACCTTTTAATTCATCTCTTTGTTTACCTCGAAATATTGCCATAACTTAATTTTTTTATTATTTATAAAATTAATTTTATTCCATACCGCCTTCTGGAGGAGGACCACCTGGAGGACCACTTGGTGAACCACCACCCGGTGGAGTACCACCACCACCAGTACCACTACCTTTTAATTTAACAGTTATATAATGTACTTCACCACTATTGAAAGTAACAGTAACGGTAGTACTAAAAGTAGTTCCAGTACTATATTGTTGTGTTGGCGTATGTCCAATATTAACATAGAACTGAGCAAGAGTTGGATTACTAGCAACACTATTTATACTTGAAAGTAAACTAGAACCTCCTGAACTGTTACTTCCTATTGTAATATAAGTAGTATTTGATAAAGATGCACCATAAGTAGTAACATAATTTGTTTTCATTGCTATTGGGAAATAACTAACCGACCAAGCATATGGATAAGATGTGTTCTGATTAATTGTTATACTTGAGGTACTTGTTGAATAATCTACCCAACTTCCTGCCAAATTAGCCCAAGCATTAGATGTTACTGTTGCTGCTGCTTGTGATAATGAATAACTTTCTGCCAAACTTGGGTAACCAGTTGGTGTAATTGTCATAGTACCAGTTTTTGCAGTACCACTATTAGCAGATGTTGTATAAACAGTTACCGAACCATTACCAGTTGCACTTGTAGAAGTATTACTAAATCCACTATTAAAACTAAATGTAGCACCACTACCATTTGTAATAGCAGCAGTCCAAGAAAGACCAGTAGTGATAGTAACTGTACGAGTTGTAGCACCACCTGCTAAGAATGTAAACACTGCTCCTGTCGGATTACACACAAAACTTATGTTTGGTAATTGAAATACATTTAATATAAAAGAACCACCATATTGTGTTGTAAATGAAATTGACCTACTAACAGCATTTGTTGTACTTGTATTCCTTCCATTCATATAAATTCTTAGTGGAGGACTTGAACCATTTGTTTCTCCATTACCAGAATATTGTTGAAACCCAATACCAGTTGAACCAGAATCGGTTGAGGTACTACCTGATACAATTACCATTCTATCATCAAATTGAGGAGAACCTGGAACTGCATCTCCTGTCGGACCGTAAGAACTGTTCATTGTTATACCATTAATTTGCATAGGTTGAGATGATACATTATATCCTGCTGTAATATCCACTCCTACTCTTTTTCCATTTGAAGGACCATCTTCATCCCAATCAAATGTAATTGATGAAGTAGCTGCACCAACTATTGTTGGAGCAACTCCCCCTAAATATCCTATAATTTCAAGTGATGAAGATGAATACTGAGTTGTGGTAGGGAAATCTTTACTGACTGTTCCCGGATAATTACCATATTGTCCACTTCCTTGAGCAGTGGATGGTACTCCTACTACCATATAGTTATCTCCCGCACTGATTGTTGTTTTACTATTATTTGTTAAAACAGTATAATATGTTTTAAATACTCCTGCCTCTCCTGCTGATGGATTAATTGTGTTGGGACTTGATTTTGCAAAAGTAGTTGTGGTAATTGGTGAATTTCGTTCATTATCATTACCAGCAGTCCAAGTTACTTCACCTGTCTGAGCATTTATACCCATACTATCCGCACCACTTAAATCTTCTTCTACCAAGTTATAGGCATTTTGTGTTGTTGAAACTTGTCCTGATACTGTACCTGGGTAATTATTATATGGTTGAGAAAGGGGGTCGTTTTGTGGAATGGTAACTACTATATCTGCAGTTCTTGTAGTACCTGTCCAAACTTTTGCCCAAGTTGGAGTTGAATCTACTGTTCCATTATAAGTAATAGAATTAATCGTACCTTCATTTGTTTGTGGTGTAGATTGATTTTGTGCATCATTATTTATTATCCAACCAGTATCACTTGAAGATGGAAACGCATCATCAAATACGAAATCGCCAGCTGCGGGATATCTTCCATACAATTCATCTAAACCAAGACCTGGGTCTGAATCTCCATAATTTGGTGATGATAAATCATATTCTGTTGCCATATCGCCCCAACTGATTTCATCTCCGGCTGGGTTACCCAAAGCAATATTTATCATCGAAGCTGATATTATTCCTGATGCTGGTAATTGTGGCATTATTCTTTATCTTTTAATTTGTTTTCTAGTTCTTCAACTTTTTTAGAAAGTTCTTTGATTCCTTCGATTAATAGTGGTGTAAGTTTTTCATATTTTACTCCCCAATATCCATTTACTTTATTTAATCTTGTAATCTCAGGTAAGATTGGTTGTACTTGTTGAGCAATTACTCCAACATCATGACCTTCAAAGTGATGAATCTCTTCAAATCCTTCAACCCAATCAAATTCTACTCCACTAATTTTATTTATTTTTTCTAAGGGTTGTACAATAGGAAGTATATTTGTTTTTAATCTTTCATCTGATGAAGCAAAAGCGGTAATATTACCAGTTGCAGAAATAGAACCTGTAACTGATAAGGCATCAAGTGAATTAAAATCAGACCTAATAAGTTGTGTTGCTGATGTAATTACTTGTAGACCACCTTGGTTTATTTCTGCGAATGAAACTGAACCAGCTGCTGATAAAGTTGCACTCGTACCTGAAGTTTGTATTTCTGGTGTCTTTGTCGTTGTTCTAAGAGTATGAGAATTAAAATAACTTGTTGTAAATGTACCATATGTAGATACATAAGAAACGAAGGTTTTAAATTCATAATACGCACCTGATTCTACTGCAAATGAGAAGTTACAAGTTTCGGAACCAGCACTTGTTTTGAGTTCAGTAGAACCATAACTACCTGGTGCTACATTTATTGATTGAAATTTTGTAACTGTTTGTAATAAAGTTGAACCATTTTTATATACTTTAACACCATAGTTAATACTTAAATTACCACCAGTAAAATAATAACCAGGTGCCGGTGTATAGGTTGCTTTTCCTATTGGGTTTAAGGAACTATGTTCATCAATTGCAATAGCTGCGGTTAAAGTTAAACCATCTGCTGCGGAAGGTATATTACCACTAGATGGAAAACGAGTTGCAGTACCTGTACTTACTAATAAAGTAGAATTGGTATGTCCAAGACTACTACCATTTTGTGATATTAAATTAGAATAACTATTCTGAGTTGTTCCATTTATACCAAGAGTAACACCAGAGAATGTTCCCCCAACTGGTGTTAACTGAGATTCTGTACTTAAAACAATTTTATCTTGGTTTGAACTATCTTGTAGTTTTATGACAGGGTCAGTAGTTGAAATTAATTGTATGGTTCTATCTGTATTTGATAATTCTCTTTCAAAAATTGAAAAACCACCAATCGTTCCACCTTCAGAAAATATTGAACCACTAATTACTGCACTTTGAGCATTAAGTACACCTTGATTAGTAACTGTAAAAGCACCATCACCGATTGAAATATTACCACCAGCAATACTACCACTAAAGTTAGCATTTCCTTGACTAATAAAAAATTCTTCTGCTGCAAAGTTGTTATTATCTAAATCGAATTCAACACCAGTTGTGGTAAATCCATCACCAGAACCAGTTACATAGTTTGTTGATATAATTCGACCAGTAGAAATATTATCACCATTAATCAAAGTTGAACCTGCAGCACCAAATGATAATGTGTTAGAACCATCTGATACATTATTTGCAGAAGTAAAGGAAACTAAACCACTAAATCCAATTGCTTGTGTTACTGTACCAAAATCATTATTTGAATTTGTAGAAGTACCACCACCAGCAGTATCTTCTTCTGCGGTAAATGTTGCATACCAATATTTGTTAGTGTTACCAGATTGGTATGTAGGTGCACCCATTTGCCAACCACTTGTCATACCACTCATTACACCAGTACTGAATGTAAAGGTTGTAGAACCATCATCAGGACTACTTGGTTGAGTAGAGGATGCAGCATTGTAATGAACCATACCAGTTCCAGTTCTTTTACCTGAGGCACCTGGAGTACCATCATCACCTTGTATTGATTTACCGAAACTTTGTATTTTGGTAACTGTTACACTATTTTCTATATTAATACTAAATGATATCTGTGCGGTATCTGCAGAAATTGAACTTGCATTTGCAAACACGACAGGATTACCAGTTGATGTTTGTGAACCTGCAGTAATATTTGTTGCGGTTGCAGTTACTTTAAATTCACCACTACCTGGTGTACCACTTGTTACACCATCCAATTCAGTTGTACCTTTATAAACAATAACAGAGGTACCTGAACCAGTATAAGTTACGGTACCAGCATTTGTAGTTGGAAGTGTATGAGCTTCATTTGTTAAAAGAACAGTATATGCATCAGCACCAGGAGTACCATCAGTACCATCTTGTACACCATAGATGTTTGTTTCATCAAATGCATCATAAGTACCACTTGAACCTTCTCTTACTTCAACTTTCCAAAGGTCTGCTGAGTTTGCAGCTGCTTCTTGTGAATCTGGTATCGTGTATGTATTTGTTGAACCCCAAGTTTGTCTTTCTACACCATTCTCTAAAAATCTATATTCAGGTGATGTAAAATTCTGAGCAGTACCGGTCAAAATAATTGCTACAGCTGTTTTACTTCCAGCACCATCATATAACACAACATATTGTGATGCAGTTAATTTAATCGCTAGTGCATCTGTTCCTGCTGAACCAGCCGGACCAACATCACCTAAACCAGTAACACCAACACTAAATGGGATTGTTTTGCCTGTAAATTCTGTTCCTTCTGAATTTGTATAACTTGCAGTAACACCACCTTCAACTGCCGTTGAATTAGTTGGTGTATCTGGTGTAATTGTTCCATCATTATTATTAGTACCATTTGTTACACCAGTAATTTTAAATTTATTTGCAGTTACTGTACCAGTTGTGTATGTGTAATCACTACCACCTTCGTTTGCTACAATAGTTACATTAGTTGGAGTTCCTATACCACCTGAACCACTTGTTACTGATTGTGCTTGTGGTGAAGCTGATAATGTAGTTACTGGTACACCTTTTTTAGATTTACTAAATGTATAAGTTTTTTCAAAAGTTGTACCTGTATTGTTATCTATTAAATCAAGTGTAATTGTTCCATTATCCGAACCTGAGTTTATACCAGTAATTGTAAATAATCTTTGATTACTATTTGTAGATTGAGATGAAGTAATGTTTGTTTCAGTAACATTTGCTAACCTATATGAATTATCAGCATATGGTGAAGAACCATCATAAGTAAATTGTGTTGAACCTCTAAAAAATCTTGTTTCAAAATTACCATCTGAAAATGTTGAAGTTACCTCACCAGTTGATTGTGCTGAAAATACATGAGCTTCATTTGTTAAGAAAGTTGTAAATGCAGCTGAACCAGATTGTACTCCGAATACATCAATATTATCAAATACTCCATCATATGTACCACCATTTTCTCTTACTCGTACTTCATACAAAGTGGAACCCCCTGCAAGAGGATAGCCTGAACTTGAAATAGTTACTTCAGATGTTGAAGCAAAATCATGTAGAACATCACTACCACTTAAAAATTGAAATTCTGGATTAGAAAAGTTTTGAGCAGAACCTGATAGATTAAAATTTTGATTTGCTGGAAATAAATTTCCGTCACCATCATAAACAACTGCATATTTTGTAGATGATAGTGATACTGCTTTTGCGTTAGAACCACTTGCTCCATTTGCACCATCTGCACCTCTTTCACCAACTAATCCTTCTTTTGATAATGTAAATGAATATTGTTTATCAAATGTTTGAGATGTATTATTATCTGTAATTGTAATTGATGCACTACCACTATCTCCACTTATAGATGTTGGAGTAAATTTTCTTTGATTACTATTTGTTGATTGTGCTAGTTCAATACTCGATGATGTTGCAGACACACCATATGATTTACCAGATGTACCAAAATTGTATTGTTCTGCTCCTCTAAAAAATCTTACTTCAAAAGAACCACCTTCTAAATCACTTGTTACTGTTGATTCTGATGTTGCAGAGAATACATGAGCTTCATTAGTCAAAAATACTGTAAATGCATCCGAACCCGATTGAACTGCAAACACATCTATATTATCAAACACACCTTCATAAGAACCACCTTGTTCTCTTGTTCTTACTTCATAAATAATTGAAGTTCCAGCGGATGGATAACCAGAAGATGATATTACAACTTCAGAAGTAGTTGCGAAATCGTGTATTACTGCTCCACCACTTAAGAATTGGAATTCAGGTGTGTTAAAGTTTTGTGCGGAACCACTAAGTGTAAAGTTTTGATTTGATGGATGTAGATTACCATCACCATCATATACTATTGCGTATTTATCTGATGAAAGAGATACTGCTCTTGCATTTGAACCACTTGCACCATTTACACCATCAACACCAATCTTAGAAACTGATAAATCGAATCTTACTTTTTTACCAGTCACATATGTTCCTTCAGAATCTACATATGCTAATGAGGCGGAACCAATCATACTATTAAAAGATGATGTTAGTGAACCGAATGTTAAAATTTCATTTGAATTACTGATTGAACCAGAATCTACAAATAAACCTGTAATATTAAATTTCTGTGCATTTGAATCACCACCACCAGATAAACTTCCATCAAATGTATATTCATCTCCACCCTCTTGAATAACTACTTCCATTGTTTGTGGAGTTTCATATCCTAATGAACTCGAATTAATCGTTTGTGTTGAAGGTGATACTTTTGTTAAAACAGTTGGTACTGCTTTTTTCGCTTTTGTATATGATACAACTTTTTCAAATGATTGAGTTGTAGTATTATCACCTGCAAGATAATCTATTGTTAATGTTAATGAACCACTATCTTTTGCAGTTTCAAATGCTGATATAGAATAATCAGCAGTATTTGGGGTTGTATCTGTCGGAGTTACATTATCACCAACTGAAGATGTAATATTAAATGTATTTTTATTTCTACCACCACTTTCATCATCATGTGAAATTTGATTTTTTCCAATAAACATCTGTACTGAACCACTTGATGGAACCAATCCACCTAATATTTCACCAGTTGATTTTGCTTGAAACGAAGTTGCTTCATTTGTTAGAATGATAGAAACCGCATCAAAGTTAATTACTTTCGATAATGTAATTTCATCTGATTGTTCGTTTCCAAAAACATCTGAACCTGTGAATTGATAAGTTACTGAATCAAAATCATTTGATGCAAAGGATTCAGAAAATGCTGTTGCTGAAATTGTGTAGGTATCAATTCCATTTGAAGTATCAACATATGTTAGGCCAGGTTTGTTACTACCACTATTGATTGTAATTGGTGTAACTAAAGATGCCAAGTTTTTTCTTTGTGCCCTAACAGTTATAGATTGAGAACTTGGTTTTGGTGAAAGAGTTGTTGGTTCATAAATAAATTGGTTTGCATCAGATGTTACTACTAATTGTGGTGCATTATCTCCATCTTCTAATCTAAATATAGTTTCAAATTCTTGCAAAGAATCCAAAGATGCGGTATAAACAATTGAACCAACTGTAACTGTATTATCACTACCACTAAAGTTTGCTATTGTTATAATTGAACCCGCAGGTGTTACACTTGTAAGTGTACCTGGATAAGTTCCAGTATATGAACTTGGGTCTATATAAGTTCCATCCACATCAAATGCTGCAGATGCATAAGTTACTGAACCTGTGAGATTATTTTGTGATGTTTTAAATTGTATTTGTTGAAATGGTGGATTACCAATTGAACCACTTGAAAATCTGAATGCATTTCTATCTGATTCAAAAGTAAATAATTTACCACTTGTTGGGAAATCATTACCACCATCAAATTCTTTTGTTGCAGTTACATTTACAGGTATGAAGTTATTATTGACATCATAAAACTCAAATCTAAAATCAAATGTTTCAGTTGCAGTTTTTCTTGGTATATCTTGTATGATTGTAAATTCATCTGGTGAGAATGAAGTATCTTGTGCGTTTCTAAGAGAAACATTTGATATATACCAATCATCACCAGTAACTTCAAGTACTAATTTTGCACTTCCACTATTTTCAGCAATAATATTTTGTTCTATATCTTGTTTAGATTGAAATATACTTGAACCACTTACAGTTAAGAAATCTTGTGTAAAATCAGAAGAACTTAAAAATGCTCTAATACTTTTATCAGTATCAACCGAACCACTTACAAGAGTTTTAAATTTTAAAGTATATTCTACATCTTTAGATATAGTTATGGACTGAGATGTAATTAGTTGTTGAGTACCACCTGCACTATTATTATAATCAATATGTGCTGCTCTTGATAATTGGGATGAATCTGTTGTAATTGGGTGGTCATTAGATGAACTAATCCAATAATTTGAAAGTACATCATCTGTAAACTTACCGAAGAATACTTCTGTATTTGCTGCAGTTGTTACATCTCTTAATAATTCTTGTGATTCTAATTTTGCTTCTTGTACAAACGCAAAATCACCAACTGCGTTTCTTGATTTTCTAAATATCTTTACTCTTGCAACATCACCAACAAATGTTTTTAGTTGGGTGATATCAATTTTTGCAAAAGAACCTGTTATAGAAGTTTCTCCTATTGTTTCATTTTGTATATCTTGGTATGCAACAGAACCAGTAAAATTTGAAAAATTTGTAACATCACCATTGGAATCAACATAAGGTGAATCAATTATTAAATCAGTATCACTTAGAACTTCTAAAATATCTCCACTATGTACAATATTAGTACTTGAACCAGATGTAATTGTTATTCTATTACCATCAACATCAACATCCCATGTACCAGAAGTTCTTTGTAATAAATAATTTGTACCTGCTCTCCATTCTGATAGTCTTTGACCTGCCGATGGTTGTAAAGGAAATCCATTGATACTACCTGTAGCCTCTGAATCGTTTATTGTTTTATTAAAAATTGGTTTTACAATTTCAGATATATTAATTATTGGTCTTTTATAAAATCTTACAATAGTTTCGTTTGCAAGAGTTTTATTAATTTGAATATCTCTTTCCCACTTAACATTGTAAATACCTTGCCAATCTAAAGGAACATCTGTTATTGTATCTTCACCAACAAATGTTTTTAGTTCACCAAGTATAGTAATTTTACCGATACCAATTGGTGTATCATCATAAACATGCATTGAAACTAAAGTAGAGTTTCCTTCGTAGTAATCTGGTGTACCCTTACCTGGTTCAAAATAAATAGGATTTCCTTCAACATCAAGTATTTCAATTTTTACTTCAGTTGTTTCTTTAAGATGTTCTGAACCTTCAATTAAAAATGCATTTTTACCACCAGTAAGAGTTTCGTTTAGTTCTGTAATTCTAAAATACTCAGAATTAGGCGAATTATCTACTTCGAACACTTCGAAGTTCGTTAAATTCTGAAACGGTGCGAATGATTTTATAATTGCCATAAATTTACCTATATGATATAAATATCTTCAAAAATAATAATTAAATATATATTATATAGAAATCTATATATTATGGGAAAATATACTACAATACAAATTAAAAGAGAATTATATAGGGAATTGCATGATTACTGCTGTGAGTATGGATATACCAAAAGTGGATTGATAGAAAGGTTAATTAAACAAAAAATTAACAAACCCAAACCAACTAATGTTTTACGAGTTAAGTAATTGAAATAGTGCGGAGTAAACATTAGGAAAACTTTTGTGATGAATGATTTCCTTAAGTACAAGTTTTGAGTTTAATTCTAATATCTTACTGACTGGTATTGAATTTGAATTTTCAAGTAAAAATAAATAACCACCACTTGTAAGATAATTATCTAATTTACCAAGAAACTTTTTGTGAAATTCAAAATCTTTATCAAATAATATTCTTTTTTTATCAGAATCAATATTATTATCTGAATCGTAAAATACTTGTAAATCTTTTTCTGAAGTTATGTGAGGTGGATTTGAAACTATAAAATCTACTTTATCACCATCATATTGTTCAAATGCATCACTTAGATAAAATTCAGCATTTAAATTATTTTCTTTATTAGTTTTATTGATTGATTCTTCGAGGGGTTTGTGAATATCTACAAGAATTAATTTTTCTGTTTTATATTTGTTATGTAAGTAAAAGCCCATAAATCCTGGTCCACTACACATTTCCATAACTTTATTCATTTTTGGAAAAGTATAATCTTTCATCTCATCTACCCACATTATACCACCACCATTTTGACCATCTTTGTAGTAGATAGGTAAAGTACCTTCTAATAAATTTTTATTTAAGAAAACTTTTTTCACTTTCCCTCACTATCTTTTTTAGATATTATTAAATCTTTATCTTTGCATTGAGATAATATTATTGTTTTTAAATGAGGGATATCTTTCCAAACAATGGATTTTTCTTCTTTAGGGTTGTATTTTCCTTTTACTAAATAAGTTACTGTTGTATCATCTTCTAATGTTAGGAATCCATGTGCAGAATATTTATTTACCCAAACACATTCACCTTCATTTAAATAATACGCTTCTAATGTTTTAGTTTTTAAATTATAAATAAAATCAATTATCTTTCCTTTGGTTACAATTATTTGTTTTTCTTGCCTAGGATTGTTTTGATAGTGCATTCCTCGAAAAGTAAATTCTTTTAAATTTTTACTTATATTAACTTGGTCCCATTTTTTTGTATCTATACAAGTAAGAGAACCCCTATCATCTTGGAATTCATTTAATTTCACTAACATATTCAAATAAAGTTTTAGTTATTGGTGTTTCTTTGTAGTTTGTTTTTAATCCATATCTTCTATCATGTCCTAATCTATCCTCTACTGATGTTATAAGAGGTTCTATATTAAGAATTTCTCCTACTTGTTGGATTATATGTTTATTAGTTAATCGTTCCTTAGAACCGATATTTCGGATTCCTTCATCTGTATCTAACATATACCTCAATACCTGTCTAACATTATCTTCTACCCAAATCCATTCTCTAACTTGTTTTCCATCTCCATACATTGGTATTTCTTTTTTGTTTTTTATACAATCAATAATCGTAGGAATAAATTTTTCACTATGTTGCCTGATTCCAAAGTTGTTACAAGTTCTTGTTATAAGATAAGGTAGACCATAAGTGTGTCCACAACTTTGTACAATTAAATCTGCGGATGCTTTGGTTGATGAATAATAAGATGATGGTTTTAATTCGTGAGTTTCATCTACTTCATCAACAAATAGAAATTCTAAATCACCATAAACTTCATCGGTACTGATTTGTACAAACTTTTTTAATTTAGGATTTTTTCTTGCAAGTTCTAAAAGATTATATGTTCCTTGTATGTTTGATTTTACAAATGGTAACCCATCTTTGATACTTCTATCTACATGAGATTCTGCTGCAAAGTTTACAAGGTAATCATATTCACCTAAATCTTCTTCAGTTACATCACATATATCACTTACTAATAATTCAGTATCAATTGGTAACCAATCCTCGTTTGATGCGTATGTCATTTTATCAATAACTAAAACTTCAATACCTTTACTAACACACAAATCCACGAATGATGAACCAATAAATCCTAAACCACCTGTTACTACTATTCTCATATTAAAATTTTACTTGGGAAAATCCTTTTTCTTTTTTAATCTCTATAAGACCATCTACAACATCTCTCATTGAATCGATATGTGATATTACCATTACGAAATCAAACTGAGTTTTTAGGTATGTAAACAACATAAATAGAGATTGTAGGTTTTCACTATCTAATGTACCGAATCCTTCATCTATTACAAGGAAATTAGGTCTTGGTAGGTTACATACATTGATTAGAGCAACTCTAATTGCTAAACCACTAATAAACCTTTCCATACCACTACACATTTCCAAACTCCATCTTTGGTCTCCATATACAAGATATGCATTGATGTTTTTACCATCAATCTCTAACTGCATTCCAAACTCTACTATTTGTGCAAGGATATTGTTTACCTCACCTTCAATCATTGGTAATGCCTTTTCAATCAGTTCATAAGATACACCATCCTTTGATAATGCATTTAGATAGAAATCAAATAACTTAGATTGTTCTTCTAAATCTTTAACTTCTTGTATTCTATCTTCTATTGTTTCTTTTTGATTTTGAAGTGCAGATATTTTACCATTTAATTTAAGAACATCTGAATTTATTGTTTTCAATTCATCCTTAACTGAAGTTTGTTTTTCTCTTACTCCTCCAATCTCATCTCTTATTTCTTTGTTCTTATTAATCTGTTTTTCGTTCTTGTAATACTCCTTAATAAGTTGTTCTTGTTGTGCAACTTGTGTATCTAAACGAATTTCTTCTGTTTCTGTTGTTGATAACTTGTTAATAAGTTGAGATATTTCTCTATCAATCTTATCTTCCTTTTCTTGTGCTTCTTGAAAATTACTCCATTCCTTTTCATATCCCTTAAGAGAATCTATTTCAATATTTAAATCTAGTTTTTGTTTTTCAAACTCTTGTAAACTTTCTTTATTATCTTTTATTTCATTTTCTACTTTTACTTTCGTATCTAAAATTGACTTTGAGTTTTCCATACAAATATCACATTCTTCATTATACTTGTGTGAATCCAAATGTTCTTTCCTTTCAAATAAAGAATCTTTTTTGATATTGATTTTTTCAATCTCTAAATCAATTTGTTCTAATTTTCTTTTTGATAATTTTAGTTTAGTAATTCCCTCTTCTAAATCTTCTTCATCAAACTTATCTAATATTTCATCTAATTCAATTTGTAATTCTTCTCTATGAGTGATTCTATTTTGAATAGATTCCTTTTGTTTTTTTATATCTTCTTTTTTCTTTTCGAGGATGCCCAATCTCTTTTCCAACTCTTGAATCGATACTCCACTATCGGCATTTAACTTTACTATTTTTTCATTGAGAGATATAATCTTTTTATTCAAAAGTTCTTCTTCCTCTTTTAATGCCTTTTGGGACATCTCTAAAAGTTTATATTCGTTTTTATCAGATTTTAAATCAATGTCGATGTCAGCTAGTTTTTGAGTAAAATCATCGGACTTGAATTTTCTGATAAGTGTTGCATTATCTCGATTCTCATCTGCAGCCTTTTGATATAATTTATCAAAGATATCTACTCCAATAAATTGTGAGAGTATTTCTTTTCTTTCCGATTGTGATTTATCAATAAAGAGTGCGTTGTTTCCTTGTAGTGATAATGTAGTTAATACAAAATCTTCAAACTTACCAAGATACTTTTCAATGTTTTTATTAGTTTCTCTTCTTTGTTCACCATTAAGTGATTCTACCACGCCAGCATCCTCTCTCCAGAAGTTTACATCTACTTTTAGGTTTGTACCCTTTCTTGTCCATTTAGCACGTCTTTCGATGTAATAATCCACTCCATTGATTTCAAAGTTAAACTTACAATAAAAGTTATCTTTACGATTATTAAGAATATTCTTTGAAGATGCGGTACGAGAAGTTTTATCGTAAATACAAAATGATAGTGCATCAAAAAGAGATGATTTACCACTTGCATTAGGAGCAAAGATTCCCATAATACCTTGTGCCTTTTCAAAACGAACTAAGTTATTTTCTCCATATGAAAACATATTAGAAAACTCAAACTCCTTTGGTGTCCATAAAATGTTTTCTGCTATTTCTGAATCATCTATTTGTGAGTTTAGTTCTGAATTGATTTCTGCAATCTTATCTAACTCTGAATCTTCTAGTAGGTATTGTCTTTCCAAGTAATCTCTAATCAGTTGGTTTTGAAAAGTTTCGTTTTTAACATCACCAACGATGTTTTTGTTTACTTTTTGATTTGTTTTAAGTTGTCCTATTGTATCGGTTCTTGTTACAGTAACTTCAGCAACTTTAAATAACTTTTTTAATTCAGTTATTTTTTTCTTCATATCACTTGCTTCGGTTTTTGTAAACCTCAATCTTAATCTTGGATACTTTGGAAGTTTAGTACCAACTTCATCGTAAACCCATTGTGGTATTTTTCCATTAACAACATCAACTGTTAAGAATCCATATTCATTATGAATGTGATGTTCGGTGAAGGTTCGAGTGGGTATATCCCACAATAAGTAACCATGATTTTCGAGTAGTTCTCCATGATTCTGTTGAATCATTGAACCTGCGTAGGCAACCCACTCATATCCTTCGCCAAATGTTTGTCTTTTGTGAATATCACCTAACATTGCCATATCAAATCCATCAAACATATCTACTTTGAATGAGTTTGATGAAACTGTATATCCAATATCAGTTTGTGCTTTGTTTACTGGTCCATGAAATAAAACGATTTTATTATCACCCTCTACATCTTTGCCTTTCGGCCAATTCTCTTTGTTATCCATGATGGAATACACAACAAAAGTAAGATTATGTATATTATACACGCCAGTATCACGCAAGTAGTGAATACGAGGGTTTTGAAGATTATCGATAATAGGTGTAAGAACATCTAATCTGTGTGAGTTGTTTAAGTTACAATCATGGTTACCAGTTATAAGTATAGTTTCTCTTAACTTGGCACATTCTGTTAAGAACCATGAGATTTCTTTTACCAACTCTGGTGACATCTCTGTTTTGGCGTGAGCAATATCCCCCGCAAGATAAATCATCGAATCTTCAATTTTATCTTCTTTTACTTGTTTTAAGAATTTTTTGAATACTCCTCTGTATTCTTTGTGTCTTTGGAGATTACGAATATGTAAATCTGCCAAGTGATAAACTTTATTAATTATCATAGTTTTATAGTAACTCTTTGTTAAAATTTGGTTGTTTATATTTTTCTTGATTAAATGTAAATTGTTGTTGTTGCATTTTAAAGAAATTGTGTTCTAATCTACTCCAATTTCCAATGTAATAATCTCTTAAATCTTGATTACTCATATTGTTGATTATATCTAAATTAGATTTATATTGGTCAAGTATTTCACGAAAAGATTCTTTTTCACTTGTATCAAATAAATCATCGGCCAACCAATAACCACATCTTTTTAAATATTTTTTTATTCCATATGAACCAAGTATTAAAGGTATGTTAAAAGAACAAAATGGGTTCCAACTTTTTTCACTCAAATGTAATTCTGATTTATGTGTATCTACAATTATTTTAGTTTCCATGATACAAGAAACATAACTTGTCAAACAATATGCAAGAGGTGGTAAGTCTGGATTAACTTGTCCTATTTGACTTTCTTCAACAGTTGTATCCAATACTTTTGGAACATTTTTGTTTCTCCATTCCAATAACGAATCAGAAAGTTTATCATCACTATAATCTTTACTGAATCCACTATATGCTAGATGAGATTCTTTATCTAAACCAATATTGTGAATGTACTTGTATATTTCCAATCTTTCTAATTTATCTACCCCAACAAAAAAATTAATCTTTTTTGGTCTCCTTTGTTTTACAAAAGGATAAAGTGTTTTGTACAGGTTATCATACCAATTAGTTTTTGCAATTCTATATCGATAGTAATTAAATACTTCGGTAGTATTTTCGTAATTGAATTTATTTGAATGAAATGTATAATGTTCTGTATCAGTATATGGTTGATAATTATCATCATCAATAAAAACTAATTTTACTTTATATTTTTTTGATAATTTTACTATATCTTTTTCAAAACCAGGTTCTGAATAATTTACATATTGGAAATCACAAATAATCCAATCATTCATATTTGGATTTATTTCTTGAATATGATTTTCTAAAATATTAAAATAATCATCATTTGGTGGCATATCTTCCACAATCGATTTATTTTCAATTTTATACTTTGTATCAAATTTATGTATTGTTAAATCTTTACATAAACTCCAATCAATACAACCATACCATGCAGCGTATGAACCCTTTCCAATATGATGTGGTATTACATGAATCATAATCCTTTTAACTTTTGAGAAATTATATCACTAAAATCTGTTTTAGTTGATTCTTTAAGTTTTGAATTAACTTCAGAAAATCCCATATCAGATGCATCTTTATCTGATGGTACAATATTTTTTGTTGAGATACCTTGATTGGTAAATTGCATAGTGTATTGTAACGCTTGTTGTTGGGCATCTTCATCTAACAAAATATTAATACCCTTAACTTCATTTTTAAATATGGCATCATTTAATTTTTTAGGAACGAATTTACCCAATATAGGAATTGCATTTCGTTTTACTGCAAGTGCATCAAAAACACCTTCTACTAAAGTAATTGGTTCATTCCAATTTATTTGGTTTTCGAAGATGATAACATTTTTCGAAACTGGCGGATTTTTATATTTAAATTTTTCCTCAGCAAATACAGACCTCGCGATGAAGTAATTGAGTCTGTTATCAGAATCGTAAGAAGGGATAATAATCCTATTGGCATAATGACCAGAATCACAATAACCGATATTATATCGTCTAATATCATCTTTAGTGATACCCCTTTCTTCCGCATATTGTAAGGCCTTTTTATATAATGGGTTAAATTTACCCTTTGGTTTTTTCAATAATGATTGGAACTCATTAGGTAACCTTAACTCTACCTTTTCATCTTCGGTATCCTTACTATAAACAATATAATCATCACCATAGATTTCGTATATTTTCTTTAATTTACGAGAATCTACATGAAGTCGTTTTAACAACCTTTGTATCTTTCTACCTTTCGCATCACAAACCCAACAATGCCAATATTGAGTTTTTAAGTTAATTTGTAACTTTTTCTTGTGGTGATGACAGAAAGGACAATAATGAGCTTGTTCATCATTTTTTAATGATGTACCAACGCCCAACACCTCATCTAATATTGTTATAACCTGTTGTTTATCGTGTTGTGAAAGCATAATTTACCAATAAAACTATGTAAATATACAAAAAATATTTCAATTATACAAGTTTTTTTTCACTTTTTTTTCTTAATTTCTTTTTTAAATCTGGTACGAATTTTAAACCCTTTAAATCAACTTTATCTGTTTGATAGTATAAATCTTCATAATATATAATATCTTCCTTTAAAACCTCTGAAATGAACTCTAATCGTTTAGTCATTCTATTTAACCAATCAATATAATACTGTTTATCGTTTTTAGGATTTTCTTTATCAAACATCGAATCTTCCCAATAATACTCAACTAACATATCATGTGAATATTCATACATATAAAAAGTTGCCCTTAATTGTTCTTCTTTATTTCTCCTATCTAAAATAAAAATCTTATCAAAATTTTCAGCATACTCTCTGAGTTCTTTGGGTTTCATCCATGGATTAGAAACAAAAAGTTTTACTATACAATTATTATCCTTCAAGGTTTCTTCAAGAATTTCTGCAGTTGGTTCATGAAATAATGATAATCTATAATTAGATGCAATTTGTTCGGTAAAATATAAACCACCACATCTAATCGCACTTATGACTAGTATTTTCATTGTAAATCTTTTCTAAAAAACTTTCCTAATATATTATCATTAAGGGATAATTCATCAGATAAAACTCTATGTTGAAATAGTTCTTCTACCTCATAATAGGTTAATGATTTAGGTGTACTACAAAATCTTAGTATTTTTGTTTCCAATGAATCATTGATTTTATCTTGGTCATTTACTAATTTTGCTGCTTCATTTTCGTGAAACCACAATTGTACTTTAGTATTAGAAGAACGATACTCTTTCCATTTAGATTCTTTAATTACTTTTCTTTTTCTTTTATAACCTTTTAATGGTGGTAAGGTTCTTTTTGCATATAAGGATTTTTTTCCTATATAGTATTCACCTGTTTGGTGATTTGTAATTTTGTATATAAATCCGATAGTCCCCTCGGGCATATCAGAAATTTCTGTTATTGGTCTACCTTGGTAAGTCCATCCCATAGTTAAAAATCTTAAAATCATCTTTGTACCTTTCTCGAACCCAATCAATCATCCAATCTTCTGTAAAATATACTTTTGAGTAATATTCTTCTTGATTTAAATTTGGATGTCTATCGTAAATTGGATTTCGGTTAAGATGCGGAATTGTTTTTGAATAATTTAATTTTTCTAAAATTTCATTACAATCTTCTTCGTAGTTCTCAAATCTTGCTATGTGTGAAATTTTTTTATCTTTAGTTTGTCCCGCGTTAATAAAATAACTTTGGGGGAATGTCCAAACATTTGTTGGGTCTATATTATTTAAATATGAACCAAAATCATGTTCTGTATTTCCTTTTCGGTATTCGTCCTCAAATGCACTACAAATTCTGGTAAATGGATTTCTAACTATTGTAAAAATAAAATAACTACCATCACAATCTAACATTCTAAGAGAATCATGCACCGATACTTCTTCAGTATTAGTATCCTCTAATAAGATTTTTGTGATTGAAGTTCCACCAGTCTTTGGTATATGAACAAATGCCCATTTAGAATAATGGTTTATAAGTAAACTCAAATTAATGATTTTATTTTCTTACCTTAATTAGTAAGAAACGCTATCAGAATATTTTTTTTGATTTAATTTACCACCTCTTGCTTTTTCTAAAGCTTTTTCATCAACTGATAATTTATCAGAATCAGCCGATATAAGAGGAGTCTTATCTTTATTAGAATTACCTAATTTAGAAAACTCTGATTTATTGTAAAGTTCTTCGATTGATGCCATATTACTACTCTTCTATTTCTTCTTCGATTGTTTCAATAATATGTGCTCCAACATTACCTTCTTCTTTGAATCTTTCTAATAAGCCTTCATCGTTCCAGTATGCGTTGATTTCTGCACCTTCTAAAATTTCATTTACTTCATCAATAGAAATACCCTCATGAGTAATATTTCCTTCGATATCTATAATGTTGTATTTTACTGCCATAATTTTATTCCTTATATTAAGTTAATAATTTGTAACTTCTTACTATAAATATACGATTATACATCAAAACGAACTAGGAAGTTAACATCGTAATCTGGTAAATTCTTAACTGGTTTAGGTAATTTTGCCACTGCAACCATATCTCCATCTTTATCGTAAAGACCGATTGTAGTAATATATGTTGAAATATATGAACCCGTTGGGTCTATCGATGCACTTGTAAAATAATCTTCCCAACTACCACTTACAGATGATAAATAGGAACCAGAATAGAACTCTCTTCGTTTGATATCTTTATATTCTTTTATTGTTCTTGTTCTTGCTGGAGAAACATTAGGTATTGCTGTAGTTGTGAAATCGTATGAACCACTTAGTTGTGCTTCAATTGCCGATGGGTTTTGTGAATAGTTAAATTCTCCTGCCTTTGCAGTAAGTAAAATTTCTTGTTCTGTTATTGTTTCAGTTGAACGATATTCTAAACTATAAGAAACTAATTCTGCACTTTCTTCTATTACAATTATACCATCAGAATAAAATATATTTCCATATCTTGCCTCATCAATACTAAGTCCATCAAAATCAAGTGGTGCTGCTGTTTTTAAAACTCCACTACTTAAATCAAGTAATGTAATATTTACAATATCAGTATCACTACCAAATGTCAAAGTACTTAGACCTGTACTTGGGTCATACGATGATAATGTACCTGTAAAATCTTCACCATCTGCATCTACAAGAATTATTTCACCAGTTTGAAAATCTAATGATGTAATTGTATATTGTGGTGTTTGAGTTGCAATACTACCAACTTCATTATCTCTATAAGTTGTATCAGTTGCTAAATCTGTTAGTAAGACACTACCTGGTTTAATTCCTAATCCTTTTTTAGATTGTGGTACAGATATTACTGTTATTTTATTATCAAGAACTCTTTCGTTTGCAATAGTACCTAAATCATCGTATTCACCATATGTAGTAATTATATTACCATCGTTTTTGTAATATCTTGATTTAATTGATGCGTATAATGGATGATGAGCAATATTATTTGTTGTTGCTGCAGATGAAGATTCATACGAACTTCCACTACTTGCTTCTCCAATATATGCTGGATTAGTTGCGTAAGTTTGTGTAAATTTCTTATGAACTTTAAATGTTCTAAGATTTATACTTGATTTTGGTATTACCTTTAACATATTGCTAATATTCCTCTATATAAATATATTGAAATAAAAAACCCCATTCACGATGGGGTTTGTTATGTTTGAAAATGTGTGCCTACGGTTTAGAAATCAAGTTTTACTTTGATTAATACTTCTTTATCAAATGATTTAGCAATTGGTTGTGATGTTTTAGCTACTGCTAACAATTCGTTTGAATCACTATATAAACCAACAGTTGTAATGAAAGTTTTAGGGTCTCTTTCAAATGATGATTCAGCAAATGAATTATCTGAACCACTTACGAATGTTGGGTTGTTAGAGAAGTTAAATTCTCTGTTTGTTGCTCTTACAAAGTAGTGTGATGTAGAAACATTTTCTGTTCTTCTTGCTTCGAAATCTCCACCACCTTCAACTGCATTAAATAACCAGAAGTGAGTTTTTTCTTCTGCAGCTACACCATACTCAATTCCAGCTCCTCTTGCTGAATCTTTATCGATTGATGCTCCGATAGATGCTGTAATTGCGTTAGGATTAAGAACAATAATACCTTGGTCTGGATAAAATTTACCAAACCCTTGTCCTTGTGCAAGTGAACCACTTGAATATTTTGCTACAATTGTTGCTTCGTTTTCTGAACCTAGGTTAAGTGAACCAGATACTACATCAAATACTCTACCTGCTTTTCCAACTGTATCTGAAAATTTCTTACCACTATCATCGATGAATGTTGAAATACCATTTGAACCACTTAATTTAAGTGACCAGTTTCCAGCATCCATTTTTTCTTTATATCTTGCTCTTGCTAGGTTAATAATAAAAATATCATCTATTTCTTGAGTTGAACCTGAACTATTAGGAACTGAGAATTTTGTATCATCTTGGTCTAAAAGTATTGAACGATATTGTGCATAAGTTGCTTTTGTTGCTAATTTAGAATCATCATTATTTGCAAGTGATACTGAACCACTTCCGAATTTATGTCCATATGCAACTGCAAATTGTACTGATGCACTTGCAGCAGTATCATAAACATTTACATAGTAGTTTGAACTTGCTGCTGCTTCTTGTACAGATGAAGTAAAGAATGAAGTTAATGAACCAGTATCTCCACTCCAAAGACCAGTAGTAACAACTTGTATTTTACCATTTACTTGGTCAAACTCTCCGAATCTTTTATAGATACCATTTGAGATTGAACCACCACTAGCACCAAGTTTATCACCACCTGAAAGATATTGATTGATAATTGTTGATAATTGTTCTGAAGTTAAATTACCACCACTGGCATCTAAATAATTTGCCAACTCTTGTGTTAAGTTTACTCCTGCTTGTCCTGTTATTTGTGCCATTTTATTATTTCCTCTTTAATTTATGATACATAAGTTATCGTTACTGGTATAGTTTGTGAACCACCCGTCTCATTACCATATACTGTAATCGTTGTTGCAATTGTAGCAGTTATGTTTGGATTAGGTATAAATGTAAATGTTAATCCTGTCTCTATTGCTGCTGTTGCAGTTATTTCATCTCCTAAGAATGTTGGAACTGAACTTGCAACACCCGATAATCCTGCACCAACAATACTACCAGCGTTTTTATTTGATAAAACTACTGTATATCCACTTTGTGTATTTCCACTTGGTGATGTAGTTGGTGTAAGGGAAACTTGACCACTATTTTGGTTTACAGAAATAGATGGAACACCAAATTCTACCTTTGGAATCTTTGTAGTACCCTTTGGAAGAGTAACTAATTTATATCTTAAAGTTTGTGTTTCGTCTGGTGATGCCTCAGTTACTGGTATTGCTTTAATTGCTGCATCATAGTATGCTGAACCTTTTGGATGTGCTGGTTCATATAATGTGTAATCAATCTCATCATCACCTAAAGCGAACTTGGTGATATTAAGACCTTCACCCGATGCAAGTTTTTCTCTACCTTTTTTAGTAAGAATTGCATCTACTGTAATTTCTGTATTATCTAAATATGCCATAGTTTTTTTCCCTATTATGTTACAATATATAAATATAACTATTTTTAAAATTCAATAATTATTTCTTATTCTACTTCTAAAATTGGTTCTCCACTTCCTCTACCACCATCATTTACTTTAAGAGTATTTGGATTAGTAGTGAATGTTTGAATAGGAGAACTACCATCTAAGGTAGTTGCTGCAGTTTGTTTTGAACCATTAAAATATGAGTTTTCTAAACCTGTTGTTAAATCACCAGTATTTATGTAATGAGATGCAAATGCACCATTTAAAGGTTTTACTTCAACAACATTACCAGTAACAGTTGGGTCTGTTGATTCAGAACCATTTGAACCAGTAAAAGGTAAAATATTAATAAAGTGTCTGTATCGTGTTTGTGATACCAATTCTGTACCTAAAGATGAATCATTTGAGTTTATATTTTGTGGTACATCAACTGTATATGATTCTTTTATTAAAAATACTTTACTTCTTTCTCTAACAAAATTATTATCTTTATCTAATTTTGTGATAATTGCATTTGAACCACTACCATATAACCCAAATCCAGCAATTGTAAGTGAGTTAGGGTCCATTCCAATTTGTTGATAAGCAGTTGAATCATATTCTCCTTGTACCGATTGAGATATTACTGCTTCAATTCTAATATCAAATCCTGCCATATCTGAACCAGAGTTTCTTGTAATATCACCAGTAGTGATAAAATTATCTGATGCGGATATTATACTTTGGTAATTATCTTTTGTACCAACTAAACTACTACTTACTGCTTCTAATATTTCACCTTCATGAAAATGTTTTGAACCAGATAATATTGTAATATTTGTTGTATCAAGTTCAGCAGTGTAATCATCTTTCGAAGATGTAACAATCATCTCATCTTGAATACCAATTGAAGTTTCATATTGGTCATTTGAACCTGTTGGTTTACTTCTTTTAATCTTACTTCTTTCCAACATATGTGGTTCAATTAATAAACCAGTAGTTACCTTAGCTCTTGCAGGAACAAGTGTTTCCAAGAGTTTAAATAAAGATTTATCAATATACCTTACCAACTGAATATACTCGTGGAAATCTACATTATATCTACTAAAATAGTAGTTTCTGAATCTATCTAAAGATGTATATCCATCTTCATAATAATCACTTGGGTCTCCAATTAAATCATCAATACTAAAATCACCAATAGTTTTTACAATATCAAGATTCAATTCTTTTGCCGGTGAGAAGAATAATCCTAATTTATCTGAATCAAGTGGTGATTGGTCAAACGATTTTTTAGTTCCTCTACTTCTATATGATAAGTTAGAAGTTAATGTTTGTTCTTCAAATCTTATTTTATCCCCAACTGATAATCCTACGCTTGGTACATTTGATGTATTTCTTCTATCATAGAATGTAAATCCATATGGATACGATGCTGATGGGAAGTTAGATGCAGTAATAAAGTTAGCGTAAGTTGTAATCGGTGAAACACTTTCTAATGAACCAGATAAAGATGTCAATCCATCAGATACCATTGATTGTGATACATATGTATTTCTCCAATCACTACCAGTCGATGTTAGGTTTCTTGGATTTTCAAAATCTACTCTTAATAATAAATCTTCTGTTGAGGATGAAGAATGATTACCATCAATTGCATCACCATTTAATGCGTGATTATCAATTCTTGATTGAGATAGTGGGGTGTTCCATAATCTAATTTCATCTACTGAACCAGTAAACGAACTACCACTAATACCCATACCACCAATTAATAATTCTGAACCATCTCTCCAACCATTGTTATTACCAATCGTAAATGATGCACTTACTTGATTTCTAATTCTTTCTTGAAATCCTTCTTTAGCAAAAAATTCAAATGTTGAAGATGAGCCAGATGTTCTATTTACAACAATCTGAGTATAATCTTGATTAAAGTATGGGAATGTTTCAGTCGATTCAGAATAATATGTTGAACCAGATAATACATTTAATTGTAATTTTGCTGAAGAGCCTGATATGTAATTTAAATCTAAACTCCAACCACTACTTGAAACTAATGTTTGAGATTGTTTTGTATTAGTTTCTACTCTTAATTCTACTGATTGAGGATAATTACCATCAGTTGGTTTCCATGGTATAATAAGTTGTTGAGAACCAGAAATATTTAATGCAGATGTTGTATCATCATAACTATATTTAACTAATCTTGAAGTAGTGTTATCTTTTGGTCCACCAAACTCCATTATTGTTAACATAGAATTTGGAATTCCATAAATAGATAATGCTGCATGAATTGCTCTCTTAGTACCTTTATGTTTATATAGATAAGGTAGGTTATTTAAAATTCTTCTCCATGTTTCTTGTTGTCTATCTTTACCTGACATTGTAGAAACTTGAGTACCATCTGAGTGTTCACCAAATGCATATTCCCAAAGAGTTTCAGATGATATTCCTAAATCAGCATCCCAACCAAGTGAACTTAACATTTCATACATTAAATCACTTATAATTCCATCTTTAAATTTATTTTCAGTTTTCTTTGATTTAGATAATCTTTTTATATAATGATACAGAATATCAAAGTGTTGACCAACCATATCAAAGAATAAAATAAATTCTTGTCCTTTAGCATCATCTTGAATGTGTGCAGGTAAATTATTTACTAACCTTTGAGGATTATCTCTATCGTATGCAGATGCTGTAGCATAAATTGTGTTATACCAATTTGTTGCTTCAGAACCAGTTGGGTTAAGAATACTACCAGTATCTGTTAACTTAATATTACTTGTTCCACTCTTAGGATATTGTAACGAACCACTAACTGTATAAAGGTGTTTTTCAAATGCATCAAAATTTTGTTTGATTTCTGACATCTTTCCAAGTACTCTTCTTTGTTCGTTTTGACTTGAAACTGAACCTGCAGAACCAGTTGCAGTTGCTAGTAACTCATGTTTACTTCTATATGATTCTAACAACTTCATTTTGTAATAGAAGTTTGCAACTCTCTCTTTTGCAGATGAATATTTTACAAAATTACCCCACTGGTATCCACTACCTGAAGTATATTCTAATTCAAGTGTATCTAATGAAAATCCACTACCTGAAACAAATTCTTGTATTACTGCTTCTGAAGAAGTTGAACCACTTGCTATTAAATCATCGTAAATCTGATATCCTATATCATCGTTAAGTTCTAAACTTAGATTTGGTGTTAAAGGAATACAATCAGATGATACATCATCAAGGATAGTAATTTGGTCTATTAAAGGTATAGATTGAATCTTAGAAATCCATATTTTATCATTTACATCTATACCACCTTCTAATGGTTCATATAATTTTAAAACAATTGTTTTTTCTTCTTTTATCTTTTTTCTTTCATTTGTTTCATCAACAATTGTATATTCAGAAAATGTTTCATCATCAATACCATAAGTTGATATTAATTTATTTTCTCCGTCACCTAAATGTAGATAATGAGTAAGTAAAGGTGATGTATGTTCATCAAATTGAGAATAATCAAAACAATATTCAAATGCTTTTCTAATATCACCGATAACATTTCCTCTTCTTAAAGTTAAATCACCTTTATCAAATGATATGTTAATTTTTTCTACTTTACCAGATGTAAGTGAATCTCCTTGTGCGTTAAAAGGTATTAAGAATAATTGGAATTGTAGAATATTATCATCCTCATCAAATTGTCTCCTTGCTACTCTTAATACATCTTCAACTGTAAATGTTGCTTTACCGGATTTTCCGAACTGTCCTAAGAAGAAATCTTTTTCTGCTTGTGGATTGTATTTTCCAGCATAAATTCTAATGTAATCAGTATTAATAGATTGCCAACTAATATCGAATGGTACATTAAATTCTTTGAAATCTGCACCTTGAATATTTTGTGGATAGTTTATATTTGTAATATCTGGTCCTGGTATGAATTCTCTACTCTCAACAACAATAGTTATTTTCTCTACATCACTTCCACCAATTTTATTTCTTGCTTGAATATAAAGAGTATATGTACCAACTCCATTTAAGAAATCTTTTTCTGATAAAACAATCGTACCACTTGATTTTTCTTCTCTTTTAGTTTTACCTAATGAATATTCTATCCTATCTGCGTTTACAGTATTATATTCTATCTTTAAAGATTCTTTGGTGTTTATATTGTATTTAAATTTATTTGAAGATACATTTAATAAAGGAATATCTATTGGTTTTTCTTTCGGTACTTTTACTGCATCAACTGTAATGTTAGTTGTACCTTCTTGTAATTCAAGTTTATAATCAATAGTGTTTATCTTTTCAGTTGCCCTTTTGTTTGGAGTATCAAAACTATAAGTTACCGTATGGGTAGTTTCATCAATTCCAACACCAAAGAATTCAATGTACAATGGAGTACTATCTGCATTTCTTTTTAAAGTTAACTCAACCTCATCATCTGTTAATAGTAAATTAGTTTGACCAGTTGATGTTCTATATCTTATTATATCATTTGATGAAACATTAGATGTAATAAATACTTTTGTACCAACGGGTTTTGGGTCTACTCTAACCACATCTGATTCTAAATTAAAATCAAGTGTTACTATTTGGTTTTGTAATAAATTTTTATAATCACTACCAAATGTTCTAAATGGTTTGCCATTTTTTAAGATTTGAAATTCATAGTAAGGGAAAAGTATATTACCAAAGTTTTTTGTTTCATTTAATACACCTCTTTCATTTTCATCAATAGAAATACTAAGATTATCATCTACAAAAGGAATTGGTTTAATTTGTTTTTCAAAAAATTTCTTAACCGCCGCAACTTTATATGTATCTTTTGATTTATAATTCTCACCACTTTGAACTTTAAAAGTTTTACCACTTAATAATTCTTTTGCAGTATAAACAAAAGTACTTGATGTCCTTTTTTGTGAATCTTTACCATCAATTAATATCTGAGAATCTCTATTTGCTTTAACTACAACTGTAAGATTTGGTGTTTCTGATAAAGGGCCGGTATCAACAGTAGTATAAATACAACTTGTATTATCTGCAACAGTTGCATTTGGATTATAATTAATTGCTTTTTTATCCATACAACCCCTAACAATGGATTGTAAACCTGGTGCTTGTGGTACTCCTTCACCTGGTATAAATTCTATTCCACCAACAGCAGGAACACTTACACCTGGTCCTAAGTCAAAAACAGGTACATTATCAATAAGGGTAGTTGGATTTGTTGCTCTACCACCAGATACTGAATCCGATTGTTGTACAAACGCTAAATTACCACCATCACCCACTTCAATTGCTGGGCCCATATCTCGTGTGTATAAACTTTGTTTTGGTTGAGGTGTAATATCAACCCATCTCTTACCATTCCATTCCCATTTACCAACAACCTCAACACCTGCAACAATACTACCATCGTTGACAATCTGTCCTCGTCTTTTTCCATCTAATTGTGGGGCCATATGTTGTTTATTACTGTGTGGCATTATTTTATATTATAAGTTGTTTGTGGTCCTAGAACTACTTCTGATGAACCTGGTGTTGGTATATCATTAAAACTATTTCCTCCAAAACCTGGACCAGTTATTGGTCCTCCTCCAAATCCTCCACCAGAACTACCTCCTCCTACTGCTCCTGGTGAACCTTGACCTGTGTTTCCAACTGTTTGAAAATCAGCCAATCCACAAGTACCTCGTTCTATTACACTTACACCATCTGGTGCACTTACACTTCCTTTTCTTGCACAAATAGTTGTAGTTTCTCCTGGCTGCATATAACTTGATTGTTGTGTTGTACCACTTGCATCAACATATGATACATTTAAGCTCTGTGAGGTTTGTTCGTTGAAATATACATTATTACTATATCCACCCAAATCTTCATTAAAATATCTTGGTCTGTGTCTATCGTTCTTAATAAGATATGTTCTCGTATCTGCGGTAGGTCTCAATTTTGGTACCCTTCTTACATCACCAGTCAAAACTTTAAACGAACCTTTTATCTGAGTTATTGAAAAACTATCATATTCAAAACCATTTTGTGTTTTTAAAATATCACTACTATCTCTGTATTGAAATGATGCATTAGCAGACCAAACATAATATTTTGTTGTTTCGGTATTCATTTCATATTCACAACTACCATCATCTTTAGTTGCCTTTGGATTATAATTTTTTGCTTTAGGATTTGTACATCCTAATACTTCAATTCTTTCATTGTACTGACAACTACCATCATTAGTTGTTGCTAGTTCGTTATAATTTGAAGCCTTTGGGTCTGTACAACCAAGTACTTCAGATTCGATAACTGTACTATCGTAAATGTTATCTGATGTTCTTGATTTTAAAATTTGTTTTACCTTATCTAAAGTTATTTGTTCTTCTTTAGTTAAAACACTATTTTCTTGAATATTTCTTTTTGGTAAATTAAAATCGATTGAATTAATTAATGCAGTGATTGCATCTTGTTGTAATTTTTTAATTGATAATTCAATACAATCTTGTTCTTCAGATGGTTTACCATAATTTACATCGTTTATATTCCAAACTCTTTTTCTTGCATAATATTGCATAGATTCGATAAACTTTCGTTCAACCTGATACATAAAGATATCAAAACTTTCAATCTTAAATTCTGTTTTAATTTTGTTGATATATTTTTTACCATCTTCTTCAGTTCCTTTTGACATTAAAAATGTAGAAATAATTTTTGGTAAATCAATACTTTCAACAAATTTTTCAATGTAATAAATTACATCATCTCTAAAAGTATCACCATTTGTAAAAACCCCATATCTTTTTTCTAAATCTTCATTCTTTTCTTTTGCTCTAATAGGTAAAACTCTAATCTCTGTTCTTGATGGTGAGATTTCATGTATCCAAAGTTTATCAGTATCCCCTACTTCATTTCCTAATCTTCTGTTTAAAAGAGTTACTTGAGTTTTAAAAATACCATTATTATATCCTGCCTCTCTAATAAGAGTTTCTATATCTACTATAAATTCTGGTACATCACCTTTCTTTTTAGTAACTATATTATCCGATATTGTAAAGTATTTTGAAATATTTGCATCATCAAGATGAATATAACGAACTAATTTTCCATCATCTCCTTGTGGTAATTGATTATCACTTACATCGTAAAGGATAAATTCAATCATATCGGCACATCCAAGACCAAAGTTGGCCTTTGATATTTCTTTTTGAAATATCTTTCTATCTTCTTTTTCAACAAGATATCCTTTTCTTTCCTCTATTTCTTTAAAATCTTGTATTGCCATTAGTTACCATTTCCTCCATCTCTAAGTTTTCGATAGAATATACCTTTTAAACTATAAGTATCTGAACCAATAGTTAGTGTAATATCATCTGTAAATTCTTTTCTTCTTCCTTTAGGTGAGTTTACATTTCTAATTTTCTTAGCATCAATTTCTACCATACCAGGTGTTTCTCCACTTCTTGGTGGTATTGTACCACTACTTTGTGAGAATCCTAACCATGGAGTACCATGTCCACCCACTCCTGCTTTAACTTGGATTGACCAGTTTGCTTCATCTTCTTCACTAAAGTTATATAATTCAAGTGAATCCATACCAGACCAACCTGAACTTTTTCTGTTACTTCTAAAGTGTATCTGTCTATCTTCAAATAATGATGGGTCATCATGTGGTTCAGGTACTTTGTAACCACTATCTCCTTTTTGTTCGTATGAATTATCAGGTCCACTTAAGTTTGCTCTTATTGCTGTTTCTTCTTGTGCTGCCTCTTCTTGTTCTTCTAATCTAATAAGAGTTTCTTTCTGTGCTTGTAAACCTCTTACTTGTGCTTCTAACGAAACTCTTTCAATTGCTTCTTTCGTACCTTTTATAATTGCTTGTTGGAAATCACCAAGTAAAGTTGTATATCTATCATTTGCAGCTTGTAATTCGTTCTCTGCTGCTGCCTGTTGTAGTTTTGCTGAATCAACTTCTACTTCTAATTGTTGTATAACACCTTGTAATCTTTGGATTTCTGCAAGTGCTTCATTTAATTGTCTCCTTAAATCAGCAATTTGTTCTAAGGCATCTTCATATTTTTTTCTTAAATCATCGTATTTCGATTTAAGAATATACGGTCCTCGTTTAGGTCTTTTTTCTTTTATAAGTTCATCAACCTTAACATCAACAGCCTTTACTAATTCTTCTTCATTGTATTTTGGTTTTTCTACATAACCACTTGATTCACCACTAAATGAAGTTTGTTCTTCATTTGGTGTAATATCTACTTCATTAAGTTCTGATTTAAATCTTGGGTCTTTGTTCTTTGCTTTGATAACCTCTTCACCAAATGGTTTTACTTCTTTACTCAAAGTTGGTCTTACTTCTTTACCATCTTTTCTTTGCACAACTATTCTTCCTTTAGAATCTCTTCTATCAGCTTTTGAACCCTTTGATACAAGTTCATTAATTCTAAATTTATCAGTTAGTGCCATACTACTTCTCTACTGTGAAAGTCAAATCCTTATCTGCAAAGTATTCGATTACACCATCTCTATCTATTTTTATTTCAATATAATAATCTCTATTGTATTCCCAATTTGTTAAATTAAGTTTAAAGTAATTTCCATTTGAATCACAAGATAATTTTGTATAATCACCAAATGGTACTACTACCTCTTCAGTTACTACATCTTTTATTTGATAATAACTTGAAGTTGGTAAATAATAAACATCAGTATAAGAATATTGGTTGGTGTAAGTTTTAAGAGGATATTTCTCTCTTGCAAAAACTCTGATTTCAGGTTTGCTTCCAAGTTTGTATCTAGTCTTTAATCTTTTAAATGTTACATTTATATCATCTGCCGTTAGTGCAGTTAAAGAACCAGTCACAAAAGTAGAATCATCCCAACCAATTCTTATTTTTGGTTGGTAAATAGTATTTGTTTCTTTTGAAAAGAATTTAAGTTGACCATAATCAATTGTATCATTCTCTTTATCGGAATCATGTTTTAGTATAAAACCTTCGTTTGGTAAACTTCCACTAATCCAAGTATTCATTGTTGTAGTTACATCCATCACTATATCTGCTGATTCATAACTAAATGATTGTGTTACATATGAACCAGTAAACCACATACCACCTTTACCATTAAATGAACCAGAGCTTTCTAATGATGCTGAACCGATTAACCACTTTGTTGAAGTTTTTCTATTTTCCCAAGAACAACCATCAGTTGATATTTCATCAAATCGTGTTCCTATTCCCATATCCCATGATTGTGAGACAGGATATGCATATATTGAATATTCATTTGGGATTTCATTTGATTCACATTCTCTTAGGATTAATTCTGCGTTACTCATGGTAACTTCACCACTTGCAATAGAAGATGAAAGAGGAGTTGTTTCAAATTTAATTAAAGAACGAGCAGTATCTTTAAGGTTACCATAGTAAACTTTTGACACTTCAAGTATCTCATCCAAACCAGTATTCTGAGTTGGTTGTTGTAAGTAAATACTTGCATCCTTAGAAGCTGTTACAAAATAATACATTATACTACTCTCCCTCTTATATCTTTATTTGGAAATTTCACCTCAAATACAGATGGGTCTAAAGATGGATAAACTATCTTACCTTTAGTTGCATCTGTTATATTGTAAGAGTTTTGTGAGTAATTACCTAAACACTTATTTGTTATTTCACATTTAGGTACCGATTGTACTCCCTCGACTCCTGCTATTAATAATTCAACTTCTGAAATGTTTATTGGCATATTAAATGTCCAATTATCAATATTAAAATAGTTTTCAAGTTCTGCTTGAACTCGTGTAAGTACTTGTCTTTTATTGTACCCACTATATACTTTTATTTCATAATCAACACCAATGTTAATAATAAAACCATTTAATATGTTAACACCATCAGTAAGTAATCTATATTCACTTAAATAAGTTTTTAGATTTTCTTTTACTGCTTGATTTAAAGTTGAAAGTTTTTTATCTGAATTATAACCCAATATGTACAAGTTAATTGCAAATGGATTATTCTTTTCGTTTACATTTTTCTTTTTAGCACCTAAATATCTAACAACTTTATCTTTAATTTCTTTCTCTGATGTTTTTTCGTTTGCTAATTCTTGAACTAAACCAACAAATTCTTCTAATGAATCTTTATCAGTTAAAATTGATGAAGGTGAATTATTATCTAACTCTCCATCAGGTGCACAAAATGCTTTTGCAACACCACCATATTTTGCTGGTAGTGATAATGCTCTTACTTGATAATCTTTTCTTGTTACCGCTCTATTCTGTGAACCGAAATTAGCAAGTGCATTTTGTCTTATCTCATCTGTTGTATCTGCACCTTTACCACCAGTACCTGGTTGTTCGTTATCACATGCTACTGAGTTTTTAGATTGTTGTAATATTCTTCTTTCTGCTGCTGTGTTGAATGTTTCTCTATCATCTTCAAATTCAATTTTATCAATTTGTACTAATTCACCAACACCTATATTTGATTCTACACCACCACCTACAATGTAATCAATTGTAAAAGTACCAGTTGGTGCTTGTCCATAAGAAGTTGTTTTTAAAAAGTTTGCTGGGTCAAAAGATGCACCTAGTTTATCTACTGATGATTTTAATCCTAATCCAACATTTTTAAATGATGGTACTAATTGTTCATCAGATGAGGTAGAGTTACCTGCACCAAATACAAGAGTTGTTGTATTATCTGCATTTACTTTTGTGGTAAACCTTCTTGTAGTTTTAAGAGTTTTTAGAACACTTGGTACACTATCTTTAAATTGTGCAAGATTCTTATCAGTTGCTTCACCAGTTGCGTAATCTGTAAATACCATTTCTTGTGCTAGATAAGGAACATGGTACCACTTATTACTATTACCATCTCTTACATCTACTATATCAATTACATTTTTTTCAATCAATGGTACTTTTGCAAATTGTTGTGGTGTTGAACCAAAATCTTTTGTAATACTTTTTAGTTCACCAGATATTGCATTAACGAATTTTTTAATTAAGTATAGTGTTGGTTCTCCATCACTATCAGTTTGATAAATTGAAATTTCTCTTTCATCTTCTACTGAGAAATCAAGTAATTCAGTTGTTCTAAATAATTGTCCTTCAGAAGTTCCTCTAACATTCATACCTTGTTTAATTCTTAAGTAATATCTATCATCAGGTCTAACATCTGTTGTTCCTTTACCAATTGATGGTACTGTTTGATATACACTCAATTTTACAATGGAAGGTGAAGTTACTTTTGGTTTATATCCAAGATACTCTGCAAGTGCAATTACATTTTCTCTATCTTCTGCAGTTGTTATTAACGATTCTTTAAGTGTATCATCTGTATAATATGAAAGTACATCTCCAATATAAGATGCCATTTCGATAAACATCATACCTGGTGATGATTCATTGAAATCAGAATAACTCGTTGGAAAATAAGTTTTTGCATACTGAATTAGATTTTGTCTAAAGTTTTCAAAATCTTTATTAAGATACTTAATATCTCTTCCAGCGTTTGGTTTTCTTTTTATACTATTTAATGCCATATCTTATTTTACCCCTCAACCAAAAATGTTATTTCTTGTGGTTCATATACATTACCAACAGTAAATTGTATTTTCATTTCTGCAGTATATCTATCTTTCATCTCATCTGTCATATTTACTTCGATGGTATCTATGTTTATATATGGTAACCAAAAGTTTACACTATCTGTTATATTTTCTTGTAATCTTCCTTCAAGGTCATCTGTAGCTTGTTCAAACAAAAGTTCGTGTATACCAGAACCAAAGTTTGGTTGAAATATTCTTTCTCCTTTTCTTGTTAAAAGTAAATTTTTTAAATTACTTTTTGCTTGTTCAAAGGATGTAAACGCCGATGCAAAGAAACCATTGTTCCCTCGTTGAACGGGTAAAGTAATACCATATGCCTGATTAGAAAATTCTTCAGTATCAGTTACTACTTTTTTATCAAGAATATACGCCACAATCTTCTCCTATCTTATCTTTTAAATTTTTTAACTAATGCAGAATTATCTCTGTTTAAAATTCTATCTAAACCAGGTAATCCTGTCTGTACTCCAAGACCAGTTTTACTTGGTCCTGTCTTTATATCACCATATCCCATTTGTGCTGCCATACTTGCTCTCATACCTTGTAATCCTGCACCAGCACCTTGTTGGTTAAATGTAACTGTTTTATTCATGTTCTCATTTACAGGTTGTTGTTGAAATTTATCTAATACCGATGTTTGTTCAACTCCACCCTTTCTTTGGGCAGATGTAAATGGTGTTGTATTATTTAAAGCCTCATTAATCGCTTCATTCTTAGTGAATTGTTTTTTAGGCTGTGTTCTCTCTTCTTGTAAAGCAAGTTCTGCTTGTACGAAAGGGTCTACCTCGTTTGTTGCTTCAACAACTTCAGTAGTTTGTGTTTTAGTAGAATTCAATTCCTTTAATATTTTAGGAAAAGTTTTGGTAAGAAACTGTTCGTGTTTCTTTGCCACTTCTGCTTCTACTAATGTTTTAATTACTTTAACTAATTGTTTTGAATTCATAATTGTTTAATTTTCCTTACTAATATAAATATATTATTATCTATTTTATGGTTATAGACAATCAGGTGGGTTTACAAAACCAATAATATTACCCTTACTCCACTTTGCTAACTTACGATAACACCCACCACCATTATCAGCAAATGCTGCTCCTCCACCAGTGTTTCCTTCAATAGTATTTACACCCACTCCAGGTACAATACTTTCTACTACACCAATATGAACTGCACCTGGTTTTCTACTTCCTCTATATAATATTGCTGCTCCTTGTTTTGGTATGTTTGAAAAATATCCTTTTTCTTTTGACCATGCTAACCAACCATTACATAATGCTCTTAATGTAGGTGGTAATTCAATTCCTGCTTCTTTCCACCATTGGGTTGTTGCTGCTGCACACCAAAAGAATCCACTACCTGTCTTTCTTACTTGTCCTTCATTATCTAAACCAGTACTTGCAACCATTTCATCAATTCTACCTGATTCATTTCTTTGTTCACCTGGTCCGAATCCTCCATAGTTTTTATTATTAAATTCACAAATACCAATATCTTTTCTTGCTGCCTCTATAATCCTTGCACCTGCTTCACACTTAAAATCATCCTCTTGTAATTCATCAATAACTTTTAGTTCCTCTTCTGAAAAATATACAGGTGTTGAATCATGTTTACCTACTGATAACATTTGTGTTGCTCTACTAGAAAATTCTTGAGCAACTTGTTTACCTTGTGGTGTTTGAGTTGTATCATTGATGATATTATCTGCTTGAGCCTTTTCTTCTTTAATTTGTTCTTTTTCTTGTTCTGTTAAATTATCAGAATTATCATCTACTTGTTTTTCTATTATTTCTTGAACCACTTGTACTAAATTAGGTGGTGTTGGTGTTGATGGTGGTATGAAATAACTCACCGCAGGTAAGATACCAGGAGCAGGTGGTACTGCAGGGCCTGGATATATTGATAATGTAAAATAAATAAATTGTAATGTTGTAAGATGAATTTGCATTGAACTAATTAAAATATCTAAAAATGTTTCACTATCATCAGTTGGGTCTGTTGGTCCAAATGGACTCCAAGTTCCTGGTGATGTACAGAATGCATATATAGTAGAAATATTTCTTATTGCACCAATTGCAGGAATAAGTGGTGGTAAACCAGATTGTAATTGTGCACCAGTCCAATATCCTACCACTGCTTTTCCAATATCATCTACAAATGTATGTCTACCACTTTGTACTGATAATGATTTAAGACAGGCAACAATAATTAATGATTTCATTAATTCAGTATTACCTTTACTTATTTTTACTAAGTTGATTGTTTGAAATCCACTTTTAGCTGCTAAATCATATTCTTCAGTTAACTTTGTTGCAAAATCCTCATACGATTCTGCATTACCAGTTGCAAGTTTATCTGGTGATTGCATCCATAAACTCATATTTGTTTTGAATACTTGAAAAGACATTGTTTACTCCGTAAAGTTTTTTTCAGATAAGAAAGCATCTAACCTATCTCGTAACGCTTCAAAATCGGTTCTGTTATTTGGTCCAAGAGCCGTTGGTCCTGCTGGTGTTGAAAATACTTGTTGGTTTATTAGATTTATAAGTTCTGTTAAAAGGTCTAATAATGTATTACCTTTTACAATTGGTTCATCTTGATTTAATGTGTTAACATAAATTAATCCACCATCATCTCCTAGTAGTTTAATATCATTACCATTACTCTTTACAACCACATCCCCACCAAAATCTAAAAGTGCACCACCCTTTCCTTCTGCACCAACATTATCGATAGAAAATAAACCATCAGATATAAATCCATAATTACCTTTTGATAAAAATATCATTTCATTGGTTTGTGCAGATAAAATAATTCTATCACTTTTTATTAATAAGTTATCACCTATAAATTCTGATGGATAGGTGTTTTCTGTAAATTCCCCTTGAGTAGAGTAGCCTGCACCAAATGCATTAATTTGACTTACTAAAAAATCTTGAGTGTATGGTAATTTTTGTTCATTACTACTTAATGCTATTATCGAACCATCATCTTGGAAGTTTTCGGTTGTTGGTGTTTTTTCATCTAAATCATTTGTTTGTTGATTTCCTTGTCTGTTTCTGATAATAATTGTTGGTGAAAAATCTTCTGTACCATCAAAGTGTCCACTAAACCTTATTGATTGACCAAATCTTGATTGTATAATCTTATCACCTTCAAAAACTCTCAATGGATTTATTTGTTGAGGTTGTATAAAATCATTTTGTTTTTGTCCTTCATCTGAACCTGCAACAGATGAGACAGGTGTACCAGTTGAAGCAACTTCAGCATACTTCTGTGCTTTATTTTCTTCTTTAGTGGCAAGGACTGGATTATTAGCGATTAATGCATTGGGGTCAAAGTTTCCTAAGTTTAAATCAAATGATGCAATTCTTTTATAACACAATCTTCCTTCTACCTCTTGTAAGGTTACCGTTTCTCCTCTGACTGGTAAATCTAAATCTGTATAACTATGTGGTGGATACCATTGACCATCATTTACTGCATTTGAAACATCATCTTTTCTTCGGATTTGTGCGTAGTATAAATAATCTACTCTTCTTTTATCAACACCTTCTGGTAGTTCAGTTGTGATTTCAGTTACTTTAGGATGTGATTCATTATATACCACATCCAAAACAATACCACTAAAAGTCGTGGTTACTTGAGTAGAGTTGTTTCTTGCATTTTGTGCCGATAATGCTGCTTGGGTCTGTCTAGGCATTTTCTGTATTTACTTTTTGTTTTAATTCTTCAACCTCATTAGTTAAATCATCAACCTTTGTTTTTTCGTTTTCTACTTCGTAAACTGTATCTTCTAATTGTTGTAGTAGTTGTTCTTTCTCTTTATCAGTAAGGAAACCAGTATCTCCCTCTGATTTATCTTTTGATGCAATCATTCTTTGTGCAATTGCTGCCATCTTAATTAGTGATTCATCGTTTCTTACTGAAGTATCAACTAAATCTTTTATGATTGGACCAATCACTGCCATATCACCAGAATGTCTAATTACTTTTTTCATTTCAGCAATTAGTTCTGATATCCTTTGTTTCTTGTTTTTTTGATTTTCGTAGATATCTTCAAACAATCCACTTAGGTTTTTGCCAGGAAATAATTCAAAATTTGTACTCATGATTATACCATATTTTCTTGTATATAAATATAGTAAACAAAAAAACCTCTCCGAAGAGAGGTTTTAGTTCTTAACGCGTTCTGAAATTAACAAGTAATTCTTACTTCTTAATTATATGGTAAAGTACGAAAGCACCAACTAGTCCTAATAGACCTTCAGCACTCAAACTTCCTAAAATGCCCATGATGTTATCAACTACTGATACTTCTGGCCAGAATGGGATGTTTGCACCTTTGAATAATACTTCAAGTACAACTCCTAAGGCAACGATACTAATACCGATTTTTGTTAGTTCATCAGCCCAAGAGCCAATTTTCTTTAAAAAATCCATATAGTTCTCCTTTGTTTAAATTAAGAAAAATAACTTTTTCATATTCCAAAACAACGGACTTGTCCAGCAATAACTATAATATATACGATAAAAAAAGTGTGATTTTAATTTTCACACCCAATGGGTGAACAATAATGGGTGTCAATAAAAAAACCCCTCTAATGTGAGGGGTTGAAACTGTTCTAATCACTTTGAATTACGATTAGGGCATATAACTTGCCAGTTTATTTTCTAAGTCTCTAATACGAGCTTTCATTTGTTCGAACTCTATCTGTTCATAAGTATAACGAGATTGTCCTTTAGATTCCGAGTATATTACCTATACTAATTGCAAATACTATAAATAGGAGACCGATAATCCTTAAGATTTTTGGAACCTCATCATACATATCGTGTTTTTGTATCATAAATCCTCCTTTAGTATAAATATACCTATGTTAAGAAATTGTTAAGTAAATATTATGGGAAGGTTAAAGAATTTTCTTTTTTATAATATGATTATGGAGTACAAGTATATCCATTTCACAATCTAAAAATGTTCTAATTGCATCTTCTGGTGTAAGTACCATTGTTTGGTCTTTGAGGTTAAAAGAAGTATTAATTACAATAGGATATCCATTTATTTGATGAAGTTTGTCAAGTAGTTCATAAATGTATCTATGTTGGTTTTTATTCACCGTCTGTATTCTTGCTGAGTTATCTACATGAGTAATTGATGGTAAGAAGAATCCATGTTCTTCTTTTACTTTAACAACTTGGTTCATATATGGAACGGTGTCATTGTAGTAAAAATATGCTTTTGAAAGTTCTTCTTTTACCATTGGTGCAAAAGGTCTGAAACCTTCTCTCTTTTTTATAACTCTGTTTAATCGAGATTTCATTTGAGGGTCTCTTGGGTTTGCAAGAATAGAACGATTACCCAATGCTCTTGCTCCAAATTCTATTCTACCTTCAAACCAACCAATTACATTACCATCTTTAATTTCTTTTGCAATAACATCCACGATTTGTTCTTTAAGTTTTGTTTCAATCCAAATCTTATCTTTATATTTTTCCATTGCATTAAGAATATCTTGTTTTCCATAACCTGGTCCTAAGAATGGGTTGTTGTTTAAAACTCTGATTTCAGAAGTTCTATAATGATAATCTAAAGCACATCCAATTGCAGAACCAGCATCAGATGGAGCAGGGGGTATATAAAGTTTTTTAAATTTAGTTCTTTGTAATATTTTTCCATTAGCAGTTCCATTGTATGCACATCCACCACTTAAACATAAACTATCTGATTGTGATTGTTCATATAATACATTGAGTAAATCAAAAAATAATTCTTCATATAACGATTGTAAACCTGCTGCTATATCTTTGTGGTCTTGAGTTAATTCTTCTTCTGGTAATCTATTTGGTATTTCAAATAGTTGTCCAAGTTTTTCGTTAAACATACTTTTATCGTCATACTCGTAAGTAAAATATTGCATATCAATTTCAAAAGTACCATTTTTTCCTTTTTTAATTAACTTATCAAATTTTTCTTTATATTTTTTTGAATTTCCATATGGAGCTAATCCCATCACTTTATACTCACCTTCGTTTGGTTTGAATCCAAGGAATGCAGTGAAAGTAGAATATAACATTCCCAATGAATTTGGAAAGTTTATACTTCCCATTTTATTTATGTTGTTTTTACTTCCTAATGCTAGACAAGTTGTTTCCCATTCACCAACACCATCTACTGAAAGAATTGCTGAATGATGAAATGGTGAAGTATAATATGAATATGCTAAATGAGATTGGTGATGGTCTACATAATGAATCAATGTGTTTTTACCACATAATTTTTTTATTTCATTTTGTATCTCTTCGTAAGATTTTTGATTTCTTTTTAAAATAGATTTTTTAGTGTTGTAAAAAATATCATACCATTTTTTTGGTTTCTTTTCTAAACTTAATTGTATTCTATTTAATTTTTCTTTGGGTTTTTCGTAATAACATATTGCATGAAGATTATCAGATGTTACATTGTAAGTTTCCATTAACCACTCAATTGTGTTTTTGGGAAAACTAGAATCATGTTTTATACCAGTAAATCTTTCTTCCTCACATGCACCTAAAACTTTTCCATCTTTTATAAGTGCAGCTGCACTATCGTGGTAACCACAACTTATTCCTAAAACATATTTCATAAATAATCATTATCTAAATATGGATTCTCATCTTCAGGTTCTTCTTGTTTCCAAAATGGACTGGTTCTACTATCTAGTGGTTCACCATGTTCAAGAAAATCATTTAGAAGTTTTTTCTGATGTTGTTTCATTACATTTACAACTTTGGTAATATAATGTGTTTTACAATCCGTCATTTCCCTTATCAAAAGGTATAAATGTTTTTTGTTAAAATTTTCTATGTGTTCACTTCTTCTAAATAATTCTAAGATAGAATCTGCAATTTGTAAATCTCTCTTTTTATTAAATACTGAATTTAAATTTTTATCCCAATATGCTAACATCATTTTTTTAAATTCAGAATACTCATTATCTAATTGGTCTTTATAAAAATCATTCTCCGGATTCCATGTTTGTGGCATATCTGAAAGTAATGAATTTTGTTTCCATCTTTTGTAGTTACCATTGTTTTTTAAAATCAAATGGTTCTTTGCAATGATAGTAAAGTAAGAGAACGCTCTACCCTTACCCTCTTTAAACATATGCATTTTTTCTACCATTACAGATACTACTTCAGTTTGTACATCTCTCTTGGGTACATCAAAATAAGTAAACTTAAATGTATTTAAAACATTCTCTGCTAGTTTTTCGAATGGATATTTAATTCTTTCTTCGTAAATTTTAGACCTCTTCTTTGGGTCTTTACATTTGTTGTATTCGATAATTGCTTCTTGAGCAGGTGTACCGAAATACACTTTTGATTTTTTTCTTCTTTTTCTTGGCATATTATAATTCGTTATCGAGGTCCTCTACTATTTTTTTCATCTCCTCAAAAGTAACCCCAACTTCATCATCCTTTTCGAAAACTTCTCTGTTATCTAATTTTCTCATATTACTGAGTGCATCTGATACTTTTATTCTTGTAGTATCAACGATATCAACTAATCTATCTTCAAGTTGTTCGTTCTGTCTTAAAAGGTTTCTAACACCAATTAATAAAATAATATTCAGTATTACTGAAACTCCTATAATGATATTATAGGTTGTAAAAATTTCCCACATATTAATCTAAGTTTAATTCGTATCCACTAAATTGTATTAGATACGAGGTAAGTTTTGTTCCATTACCATCTTTAAAGTCCTCACCTTTTTTTAAGAATCTTTTAACATTACCAGGTCCAGCCAAATGAGCAGCTGCAAGTATTCCACTTTCGGTAATTGTTCTACCATTAATAGTTTTACCATCCCAATAATCAATATACTTTTGAAGTATTTTTTTATTGTGATTAAGTAAATCTAACATTGCCTGTTCTTGTAAATAAGGTGAATTAAGGAACTCTTTTTTTGATACATCATATCCGAGTGATTTAAGAGTTCTTTTACCAAACTGATACTTTCCCATATATCCCCAACCATTCACTACATCGTATCTATTTGATGATTCTCGGTGTCCTATTGCATCTAAAAACATATCGTGTTGATTTATTTCTATTTCAATAGGTTCTATTTCAATTTCAATCAGTTCAACTGGTTTAGTTTCTAAAACTTCTACTACTGGTTGAACTTTTGGTAGTATATAATTAGTTGTAAAACCAACTAATCCTAAAGTGGTAAACATCGAGATGATTACCGTTAATATTTGTTTTCTCATAGGGATTACTCCTTTTGATTTACTATGTAAATATACGAAAAATTTTCGATATATCCAAATTTTTTAGGAGTTTTTTTAGCATTCTCCTATTGGACCATAGTAGTGTGTCCCAAAAACTTCTTCTTCTGATGGTTCATCATCAGGTAGTCTTTCTAAAACATCGTTGGTTAGTTGTAGTAATTTCTTGTTTTCCATTACTAACTCTTCCCATAGTTCAATGTTGTAATCTATTTTTTCTTGTATCTCTTCTTTTGTGAAAAGATTTTTTTCTACAAGTAAATCCATAATACTCTGAGTTACTAATGTTTGAGTAAGTAATTTACTGTGTAAGTTCCCTAGCATTTTTTTGGGTGTTAATTTCATCTAATAATTCTTTAAGCCCTTCTTTATCTTCATCTCCGAAAATCAAATCTCCAAAGGCTTTATTAATTGATTTATTTGAATAACCTAGTGCCGAAGCCAATCTAACACAAACAAGTTTGTATTCATTGATATCCATATCATCAGGTACTTCTAATGATATTTTGTTGGCCTCTCTATTGAATTTTTTAAAATAATCTTCTGTATATCTAAATATAAGTTTTCCCATCTTTTCGTAAACATTAAAGTATTTCGGCACCTTGTTCTAATAACGGTTGTGCCTTTTTGTATTTCATAAATTCGGTTTCTCCATTTGGTAATTTTATCATTACTCTTTCGTTTCTACCATACTTTTTTGTTCTAATTATAGTTTCAGTATATCTTCTATCTACATCTGTTATTAACTTTCCATCAAGATGGTCAATCTCGTGTTGTGCTACAACACATTCTAATAACCCCTCATCTGAAAAGAATTCTTCTGAGGTTTCCCAAGTTCCTTTTTCGGAATCTGGTGAAAATATAACTTTACCTAAATTATCACATTCTATTGTAAATGTTTTATGTCTTACAGTTTTAACAGGTTTACGCATTGATTTTGGAATCGATAAACATTGTTCTACATACGCAACAGTATCTTCTGATACTTCAACAACTTTTGGATTGATTAATACCAAAGGTTCTTTTACATTGATTACACATGCTCTTTTATCTATTCCTATTTGATTTGCAGATAATCCAATTCCACCATGTTTTTTTAATTCTTGAAGAAGTATTACTGATATTTCATCGATTTCTTCTTTAGTGAAAGTAGATGGTTCTACAATTGATTTAAGTTTATTAGGTTCTTTAATTAATCTCATTTTTGTTTATAAGTTTTCTTTCAGATAAATCACTACCCCAAGGTCTTTCATAAATTGTATTACCCCCATCTGGTGATTCATATATTTTTGCATCTTTCATTTTTTCTTTTAACATATCGGATACTTCTCTTTCTTTCCAATACATTTCTCTAACCTTAGAACCAAGTTCCATATCGTTTGGATATTGTTCTACTAATTCGTTTATGTTCATTTTAACTCCTTATTTGAAAATTTTTCTAATAACCAAGATGATGATTGAACTTTTTCTCCTAATCCCCAAACCATATCGATACCAAGAGTACTACAAACATCTTCTTCTGTTGATGGAACTCCACCTGGTTTTCTATCTCCACCATTACCAAATGCAACTACACCATTTTCCCATTCTCCAAATTCTTGTATATAATGTTTTCTTGCTGCATCAATAAAATCACAGGCAGTATCATCGTTATGAATTTTTGGGTACATTACATATGTCCAATCTACATCTTTAAGGTTTTCCATAATGAATTTTCTTTCACCTTCTTTCATAAATGGTTTACCTTTTTTTCTCCTTAACCAATCATCATTGTTAAGTCCTATCCAAACTTTATCTGCTAACTTCTTAGCGTTTTGGATACATTCTATGTGGCCTTTATGAACAGGGTCAAATCCACCACTAACTAATATAACTTTATATTTTTTTGCCATTTTATATTATCTTATACAAAGATACAAATTTTTTTTTACAATTCCAAATTATTTCCAAGAAAAATTTGCACCCATGTGTCCAAATTGTGCTGTATTACTAAATATCGGTTTTCTTAATTCTAAGAAATCTATAATACCTTTTGGTGATAAATCATATCCTTTGATAAATTCGTGTTCTCCATCAACTATAGCAGTTGCTTGAAGGGGTTGGTCATATCCAATTGCATATGCAAGTTGAACCATCACTTCATTTACCTCTGGTCTTTCTTCTAAGATATCTACTGCAATTCTTCTTGCCATATAAGCTGCACTTCTATCAACCTTAGTACAATCTTTACCACTAAATGCTCCACCACCAAGTGGAACTCTTGGGCCATAATTATCAACTGCTATTTTTCTACCAGTCAACCCAGCATCGGCAGTGAATCCACCAATGTTCCAATCACCTGCAGGATTACAATGTAAAGCCTCAATATGATACTGAGGAAAATCTTCAAAGTACTGCATTACTAATTTTTCTAATTCACCTGCTGGTGCATTCTGAAATGAACATACAACTCTTAGTGAGTTACCATTCATTGTTACTTGTGTCTTACCATCGTAAGGATACTTATCAAATACGAACTTATTTAGTTCTCTTGATAAATAATATTCTTGAGGTAAGAATTGTTCATTATCTCTACAAGCATAACCAATCATAATTCCTTGGTCTCCTGCTCCACCAGTATCAACTCCTTGAGCAATCTCTGATGATTGTTGATTTAGATGTATTATAACATCTTCTACACCTGATACAATATAAACTATATTTTTTATATCATCTTCTGTTACCTTTGCGGTTGAGGTTACTTCACCAGTAACGAAAACTTTTCCATTACCACCACAAACTTCTATTGCACATCTTGAGTTTGGGTCTTGATTTAAGTGAAAATCTAATAGGGTATCTGATATCCTATCACACATCTTATCTGGGTGCATCGGTGATACACATTCTGCTGTTCTAATCATTTTGTTTTTGTTATTAGGGTTGTAAAAATATATAAAAAGAAAATTGGCATTGTTGGTAAGAAGAATAATATTATAAATAATAATCTCCAAAGGACAGGGTCTGAATCTGTATATTCTCCCAATCCACCACAAATACCAGCCAATCTTCTGTCTGTTTTGCTTCTATAAAATCTTTTCATAATTAATTGCTTAAAGGTGCTTTAATTGTTGGTTGTGATTGATATCCGATAATCTCGTAATCAAACTCACCATTCAAGATATCTAC